GTGACTGAGATCGCTTCTCAGAAATCTTATGCACCTCCTGAATGTGAGTGCAAGAAACTGCCCCACGAGAAGGGTTGTCCTGTTGCTCCTTACTTTTCAGATGATGAGAAGCTAGAGTTGGATGATGCTGAGGGCGATTATCATGATCAACCTCAGTTTATTATAGAATGTCCTAAAGGTTGTAGGTTCCTGCAATTCGAACATGCCGTCGATTATGACTACGCCCCGCTCGCGGGCCAGACTGAACAAACTGAGATACCGCTCGTATGCCCGGTTTGTGGATATAGCGACAAGCAGTTCCTGCCAGCAATCGTTGGACATGATCCTGATGAGGAAGAGGAGGATGTACCATTCAAGATCATTTGTCCCAGCACGACATGTCAAACAGTCTATGATAGAACAGACGGAATCGTAGACATATGGCTGACTAGGGAGGTCTTGATGGGCGTTGAGAAGGCCAAGGTGCGAGGTCTGTGGCGGAAAAAGGGACAGGTCGTTACTGAGTTTACTGAGTTGAGTATTGAATGTACAGAGTGTGGATACCAGTGTGGCGAGACTGAGGATTGATGACAGTAGAAAGGAACTTTGTGGATCCATCTAAAGATGGAATTACCCTCATCCAGGAAGAGAGACAGCGACAGCTTGAGGTAGAGGGTTGGACGGACGATCATGATGATTCTCATGAGAATGGTGACCTGGGACAAGCGGCAGTTTGCTACGCCCGCCATGCTTCTGGTTCACCCCCTTCCATTCCAAGTGGCGATGGTGCTCCAACTAGTTGGCCTTGGCAGGATGCAGATTGGAAGCCTAAGGATAGAATCACCGACTTGCAACGTGCTGGTGCCCTGATTGCAGCGGAGATTGATAGACTTCGAAGGTCCATACCTCAAGGCTCTCCTGAGGAGAATTATGTGGTCTGGGACCGTGACGAAGGATGGTGGTATGGCGCCATCCTAGATCATGACCACCGAGTAATGGATGGTCCGTATGATTCTCAGGAGGAAGCTATTTATAGAGCCCGAAAGAGGCTCCAGAGTGCGGGCATTGACCCCGTAGGAACGGAGATCAGTGATGAGCAAGCCACTACTGGTTGAGTGCAAGAAGTGTGGGCACCAGCTGGACCCTAACGCAGAGGATGCACCTTGGGGCCCTCCAGTTAGTCGACCTCCGAAGGATGCGGGATCTTTGACATGTCCTTCTTGTGGGACCAAAGCTGATTTCACTGATTGGAAGACGATAACGTCTCCTAAAGCATCGCAGCCCCAGGAGTAGATAGACAGGTGGCAAGAGGATTCTCTGACAAAGCTAGGCATCGCGCCTCGACTGCCCGGAAGATCAAAAACCGGTTTGGCCAGGCCGCATATGTTGCCTATCGCGATCGTGGCGTGATTCCTGCAGGATTGGACGATCCACTTCCTTCATCTACTAATCCGGATCTAACAGAGAGAATCAGAACTCTTGTAAAAAGACAATCGCCTAGGCAGCGGGGGATTACGATCTCTGAGTTCTTCTCCCATGGACCGAACAGAGATAAGAGCGCGTTGATAGCCCGCCCACCCGACGCGCTCTCAAAGAGCATTTCTATATCCAAGCTCATTCCAACGCAAGGCGCTGTCGACGTTGGGCGATTGTCTGAGATCGCTCTAAAAGCTGAGCTTCATGAACCTTACGTCATCCAGGAAGGTGACAAGTTCTACGTGATAGATGGTCATCACAACATCGCTATAGCTAAGCTACGTGGTCACTCTAAGATTGTCGCAAGGATAGAGGACAGGTCTGATAGAGACCCTTCCCAGAAACAGGCCGACGCACGTCCAGACGCCCCGCCTACTCACGCCCCTACTGACCCCTCTGAGTTCCTCAAGTCGTTGGACGCTGGCGAGATTGTTCGTGATCTGAACGGTCAGCGGATCAGGGTCCAGAAAAAGATTCCCGGTGGTCTGCGCATCCACGACAACAAAGCTGGTGCCCGTGATATGACCTGGGCTCGGTTGGAATCGCTCGGTCTGAAACGGGAGGAGCGAGACGATTCTGGCCCCGCTGCTCAGAGGATTGGTGAGCTACGCGACGAGGCCAAGGCACTCGGGATTGACACGACTGACCTAAAAACCAAGAAACAGCTCGAAGTAGCCATCGGTGAGAAACTGGATGGGTCTGACAAAGCGATTGCTCAGATTGAGCCGCAGCTAGCAGCTGATGCCAAGGACCTGCAGGATTTCTCTTCTGACCAGCCATGGCGATCACTTGCCATGATGAAGGCGTTCTGGACTAACGACGACTGGATTGCTGAGGAAAAGCTCGATGGAGTGCGTCTCAAGATGCATTTCACCTCAGAGGGTGTGCGAGTTGACTCCAGACGCCGTGACAAAAAGACCCGCCGTTTCTCTGAGAAGAGCCAGAACTTTGGCCACCTTCTCAAACTGGACGTTCCTGAGCTACACGGAACTGTCCTTGACTCTGAGGGGATGATACCTGCTGAGTCTGGTACCCTCCCCTCTGGAGTCAAATTCAGGGGATCCCTCGCTGTCAGCACTGCAGCAACCAACGCCAGTCCTTCGGTCTCCAGACAGATCCAGCACCAGTTCGGGAACATGCGCTTTTGGACCTTTGATATACTGCGCTACAAAGGCGAGGACGTGAGCGGTAAGCCTTATTCAGAGCGACGGAAGCTGCTCGAAAAAGTGCTAGCCCAACTACATGAGCTCAACCCTGACACTGCTGACTACGTGCATGTTACCACGCAGGCGACCGGGGAAGAGAAGCTGTCCTTCTTCGAGGGCATCATCGACAGTGGCGGCGAGGGAGTCATCTTCAAGCAGCTGAGTGCCCCATACAAGGAAGGCAAGAGGGACAAGGCTTGGCAGAAGCTAAAGAAATTCACGGAGATTGACGCGGTCGTGAAGGGCTTTGTCCCTGGTAAAGCGGGGAACGAGGGCATGGTTGGAGCTCTGGAGCTAGCCGTGTTCATCGACGGCAAGTGGATCCCAATAGCTGCTGTATCCCAGCTGACTGGTGAGCAGCGCAAGGAAATGTCTGCCCCGGACGGGAGCCTGAAACCGGAGTTCTACGACAAGGTCGTTACCTTCCGAGGACAGGAGCTCACGAAGAAAGGACGCTTCCGCCATGCTGTGCTTGTGACGTTCAGGGAGGACAAGAATCCTGAGGATGCAGATGGCTACGAGGTCAGGCAGGAACTAGCAGCACTGGATGTGATCTAATTCACATCTGTAATTGCAGTCCTGGTTCACATGCGGTAGAATATCCACGACGAAAGGTGATTGAAAGTGGCTAAAGCTGGCACCCAAGACGACAGCGTTCTACCGCCCGTCGAGAAGCCCAAAGAGGAGGCAGCTCCTGAGGAGGGCAAACAGCGTGAGGAGCGACGAGTTCCTTACGATGAGCCTGAGGAGGCGCAGGTTGTAGGACATGAGGAGGTTGTTTCTTCTCCAGATGGTGCTACGGCCTTCCTTACAGTCAGAATGACTGAGGATGAATTTAAGGCTGCAGGCTTCCCTGAGCGTAAGCGGCTCAAACTTCACTACAAGCTTACTGAGGTCTACTCGGGACAGCCCCGTCCGTATTACAGCTACGACGAGCTAGAGCAGATCAAAAGGGGAGAGCTCAAGAAATGAGCATGGATGTAATAAAAGCTTTGTGGCCCGACGAGGTCACTAAAACCCTTGATGAGAGATCCTGCTCATTGGTGTCTACCTCGGATGAGGATAGGGGTACAATCATCAAGGTGTCGGTAGCCAACAAGCGAGTTCTTCCCGTTGATGAAGCAGCGACTGCTTTGCGGGAGAAGTATGGTTCTCGACTCACGGACTCGGATCTTTACTGCATGATCATCATGGTTGAAACAGGCAGCCTGGAAGTAGTACGGGACCGTGATACTCGTCATGTCATCCTTGTCCCCTCGGATGAGGCCGAGTTGTTCTTGGACAAAGTGTTCGGCCTAGATTCATCCGATGAGCTCGTATAGTCCTGAGCTAAAAGCACTTCTTGATGAGGCCCTCGGGCTCCTCAATGAGGGGAATACGATCCTTTTGATGTTCGAGGATATGTACATTGTCAATGAGCACTTCCAGGCAACTCTCGATTACTTCAAGAAGAACGGAAACAGGATGACGCGGCGCTTTGGTAATGGGGCGTTTATGCAGAAAGGTGGCGTCGCGTATTTTGTGGGAGCTGATACTCATAAGGATGCGGGTCCTACACGTGGGGTTGCCAAAGAGTTTGATCTTACTCCTTTCAAAGAGGAGCTTGTCCGCGAAAAGGGTCTTGAGTCTAGACTTCGTGACAAGGGTATCGCGTAGTGTGAAGTGAAGGCAACTGTTCGCCATCCAGACGGTCGTTTGGAGGAGATACAGTTTCCGGGGGATAACATGGCCTTAGGGCTTTCTGCTGTAAAGCATCAATGTGTATGTGGTATATCCGAGTTTGTTGATGGAGGACCCCCCGGCGCTCCTGACGAACGGGAGCCGGATCGCAAATGTTCGTGCGGCCGGCAGTTTTGGTACTACGATGATGACGATGAGCAAACAGGTTATCTTCACTGACGAGATATTGAACTGCTCGTTGAGCGTAGGTAGCGAAACTAATTGCGGAGGCTGAACTTGAGCCAGTTTGATTACACCTCAGTTACCCCAGACCAACTAGAACTAGTTCGGGAGCCTCGGCGATCGACTTTTAAAGTCGTGCATAAGCCGACTGGTACGACCGGTGAGACTCCTGTCATCCCGGCAGAGCCGTTCGAACCGGCTCGCTTTCGTCGTCCACAGAAGGTTCCCAAGGAGAACCGGTCTGAGAATATGATCGGTTTCATTGAGGGTCGAGGCGATGACTCGGGGATGTGGGCTATCATAGGTGACGGAGAGGATTCGCCAAAAGTAATCAAGAACGATTACCTTGAGAAACTGGCGGCATCACCTGAGGCACTCAAACGAACATTTGAGGGGACCCCTGAAGAAACTTCATCTGGCGATGAAGGCAGGCAGCCAGTCCCGGAAACCGGAGCTGAGGCATCTACTCCACCCGAGACACCTGCTGATTCGCCAGCGGAGCAACCAGCCCCACCTGAGCAGGAAAATGAGACACCTGCTGAGGAGGCTGCGGAGCCCACATCTGAGCCGGAGGCTACAGCCCCCGATGAGGCGTCAGATGGGGGCACCGTCGGCGATGCCGATATGGAATCCATTGACGACATGCTTGCAGGGTTGGAGCCCTCTTAATCATGCGCTGATTTGAGTTTTGTGTTGGGCAGGCCGATGGTATAATATGTGATACCAACGGTTCATGAAAGGGTGAGAGATGAATGGTGCGCAAACACGCGCTATGACCAGGGGCGGAGATTGTGACAATCCCTCCGGGATCAGCTTCCAACAGTTTTACGAAGAACATGACCTAACGGTCCGGGCGGTGATCAAGAAGTATGTGCCGAGGTCACTTGGCGACCCTGACGATCTGTCGCAGGAGGTATGGCGTCAGTTCTTCGAGGGCAAGAACGGGGTTAGTTACATGCAGATCTATAACCCCGACACGTCGTCGCCCAAGACGTTTATGTGGGAGTTCACGAAACGCCGTTGCCTGCAGTTCCTGTCAAGAAGCAACCGAACGCCAACGGCCAAGGCCTATAGCATCCAGTCACAGGCCAGTGAATTCTTTGTTGTCGGCATCGTTGACCCGGAGACTACAAAAGAGCTGTCGTTCAATGAGCAAGACAGGATTGAGTACGAAGACTTGGTCCGTCGTGCAGAAGAGGCGGTTCATGCTCAGCCCATTAGAGGTCGAAGGGACCTACGCTGGGTCTGGCGATTGCTCAGAGAGGGATTCAGGCAGGATCAGATTGCATCCGAGATGAAACTCTCAGAGGGTACGATTTCTATCTGTGTTGACCTGATCCGTCAGATTCCTGAGGTCCAAGCACTACGTGAGTGGGCCACCGAACAGGGTTTGCTTCATCGGACAGGAGCTGATGCCCTCGCTGTCTCCGGCTAGACCCATCGAAGTCATTGAGTAAAAGAAGGGCGTCCAAAGCGGCGCCCTTCTTTCTTGCTTCCGTACCGCGCTATTCATGCAGACGATCTTGCATCTCACATCAGCAGCCCCTCATGTAAAGAAGGGAGAGACATCTGTTGCAGGTCACAATTTGGCTGTGGCAGATGCTCGCGAGTTGGTTAACGAAACTCGGCGACGACCGTGGGAAGGGGACGCAACAGTGATTCACATTCCTTCTGCGCACAGAGTATCAGAAGAAAGCTGGAATGTTCTCTTGAAGGTTCTGGAGGAGCCTCCACCTTATGTAGCCTTTCACCTTTACGCACCGTCAACTGATTCTCTACCACGGACAATTAAGAGTCGATCTCATGTTGTACGCGAGTCACTGCCGAAAGAAAACCATGAGGATGTATCTCGTTTAGTACGCTATGTGGAAAACGGAGACGCCTTGGCTATTATACGAGAGGCGGACCGCCATTCAGACGTGAATGAAACACGTCAACAGCTCATGGCCTTATGGGCGTGGGGTGTCACCTACGGTGACCTTGATATTGCAAACCTGTCACAGTTCTACCTTGAGTACCTCAATAGGAAAGTCTCGCCCCGAGTAGTAGTTAAGTCACTCCTTTTAACATTAGCCATACGCAGACGTGAACGTCAAAACAAAGAAGCGGAGATGCGGGGGTCGTGATCGGCGGGGAGTGTTATGCCCAAACGAGGCCCTTCCTGGGCGTTTTGTCTGTGGCTCCTGTGCCGAGGTTCTCCGTCCAACCCGAGAATTCTTCCAGAAGAAGAAAGGGAAACTTGGCGAGAAGGTTTAAGCGATGAACCTTACCCAGTTCTTGTCGCGTTGGCCAAAGAAGGAAGGCCGTCTCTTCCTGTTCGCAGGAGGACGGGAACACGATCGTCTTTCCATGTTTTACACCGTAGCTGACCGGTGGAAGAAGCAGGTTAACCCTGTTGTTGATCTTGTCCGTCTTCATGAACCAACACATATGGAACTGGCAGAGGCTTGTCGACGTGATCCTATGGATTCCAAGCACCTTCTTGTGGTGGCCACTGAGGTTCACTGGCTGGACCCCAACGAGAACAAGGACCATGCTGGAGTGAAGTCCTTGACTTCCTTGCTGGAGTCTTTCCCCAGGGATTTGGTCCTTGTCATGTCCATCCACCAGTCAGAGCCCAATCCTCTGACTAAGAACAACCTTGCCCAGGCGATAATTCGCAAAGGATATTGGGTTGTCCTTCGCAATGTTGATGAGCAGTCAGCTTGTGAGTTGATCATGGCTATGACTGGCTGGGATGATGAAATTGCTAGAGAAATTGTCTACGCTGTAGGGACTGTTCCTGCTGACCTTATATCTCTCCTAAAGGTCTTAAAATTAGCAGATGCCACCACTCCAGAGGAGATTCGGAAGTATCTTTCTGGAAGGCAAGAAGCAACGGTCTTCGACCTAACTGATGCTATCGCGATGCGTGACGCAAAGAAGGCTCTTGCTCTGTCCTCTGATGAGATTGCAACCAACCAACTGGTTGGCGCCCTTGATCGCAAGTTTACATCTCTCCTACAGTTTATGGCTGAGATGCGGAAGGGTGGTCGGTCCCCCAAGGAGGCGGCTCTTGCTCTCCGACTTCCAGGATTCATTGTCCACGGTTTGTTCGAGGCGAGCAAGCGTTGGTCCCCGAACGACATAATCAATATCTTTCCAATACTTGCTGATGCATCCAAAGATGCTGGACGCCCTGGTGTCAATGATCTACTGATCCGGAGATTGGCAGCGTGAAAATTGGCTCGGAGAGTAAGCGAAAAGCAGCATGGTGTCGGAACCAAAAGGCGACGTCGCTGCTTCCGCTGCAAACGGATGATTTCTTCTGGCAAGGAGATTGAGTTCGAAGGCAGATACTATGGATCAGAGTGTATCTACAAAGTGATGGATCTGATCAACAGCCGGGGAGTGAGCGAGTAGATGGAGTATATTCAAGATTGCTGGCAGGGATGTGGCGAGGAGTTTGTTGTTCATGCTCCTGATCGGCAAGATCCCCAATTGACCGAGGGTGTTCCTGCTCAATGCAATCATTGTGGCCAGAAATACACCTTCACGGTAGATGGAGATGGTGAGCCGTCTCTCGACCCAATCGATGATGAGTCACTAGGCCAGAACATCGAAGACCCGGATGCGACGCACTTCTGATGGCTCGGGCCAAGCGACGCAGGGTTCATCGCCAGTTTTATCCAAGTGCAAGAAAGGGCCAGCGTCCGCAAGATGTACAGCCCATTGCTAAAGCTGACCCATTGATCACGTCGGATGGCGTTAAGATTGATGTGTTGGAGTCACCCAAGAGTTTTACACCTAAAGAGCTGCAGATGTATGCTCGTTGGCTCTACGCTCTATCCCATGAGGCAGAAGAAATAGCCAAGTCTGGCCATATTTCTGCAACCAAGGGCTACAATGTTGATCGAGATGAGGTTGTCTCACTACCTTCCAGTGGCTAAAGTCCTAGTGGCGATGGTCGATAATACCATATGACCACTAATCAGGAGAAGAAAATGTCAGACCCTCTGGTAACTATTGTCGAAGCAAACATCGCTTCTATGACCAACGAACTTGAGGACCCAAGCCTCCTCGCCGCCGCAAATAAGGTGCTTGGGATTGCTCCTTCCGATCGAACCATTCTGTCGAGAGCAATTGCTGAGGAAACTTCTTTCTTGGAGAGTCTTACCTCCTAACAACTAGAAGTTCACGCTAGAGGAACTAGATTGCCACAGGAATCCTTCTTCGCAACTGCTCCCGAGATTCGTTTCCCAGCTTGGGTCGAGACTGCTGATTATAAGGTGGTCACGACTCAAAACGCCGTGGAGGCGTTTAAGGAGATAGTTGACGCTCCTGTCGTGGCATGGGACTCTGAGTTCAAACCTACTCACAACGGCCACGTAGTCCATGCTTTCTCCTTTTGCACTAAGCCAGGATCAGGATGGGTCATTCCTGTTCGGATGGAACACATCCCCAACCTTGACGTTGATCTAGTCAAGAAGTTCATCCTCGCGATAAGCAAGAAGCGGAATGTGTGTCAACAGTCTCGAGCTGAGATGAGATCGGTTGCTGGTGAGTGGCCCCTTGAGTGGGAAGATATGGTAAACATAACCGATGACGTTGCAGTGATCTGGTATCTGAAAGATGTGAACGAGGCAAAGGACTTTTCCGAGAACCGACCTGCCAAGCGCGGTGCTCCTCAACCGCAGGGTTTCGCACTTGAGATGATGTCGCTCAAGTATCTCAAACTTGAAATGCCCTCTCTCAAGAAATACTTCGAAGGTGGTGGGACCTTTGCTGAGCTGGAGCCCGAGATTGCTCGCAAGTACGCTTGTTGCGACGCCGACATTACGCTCCGTCTATACGAAAAGGGAATGGATCAGGCCCTAAACGATTCCTTCTCCTACAGAATTGACATGGCGAGCCTTGTGGTCCTCCTTGAGATGGAGATGCGCGGCATTTTGCTGGATCCAGAGACTTTGTTCGATGTACGTGACAAAGTTGGCGTCCACCTCAAAGTGCGACGGAAAGTCGCTTATGAAAAACTCAAGATGGACCAGTCGATCAACATTGACAGCCACAAGCAGCTGGCGCGTCATATTTACAACACGCTCAGTTGGCCCATCATGGGAAAGAAGAAGAAAGATGGGCTCGGCGGTACGGACAAGAATACGATTGGGCGGTTCGCTGAGTCTTCGGATCCCGAGATTGCGGCCGGTGCCCAGGCTATTCGTGACTACAAGCAGTTCAAAACCCTTCACAATAACTTCCTGACCACGCTCCACGAATATGTGAACCCATCAACTGGCGCGATCCATTGTTCGTTCAAGAGTACGGTGGTCCCGACCGGACGATTGGCTTGTGGGTCCCCAAATATGCAACAGATCCCCAGGTCGAAGGAGGCCCCGGCCCGCCGCGCCTTTCCTGCCCGACCGGGTAAGCTCTTCTTCGAAGCTGACTTCTCACAGATCGAGCTCCGGGTTTATGCTAGCGAGTCTGGTGAGGACTATCTGATAGATGCGTTCGAGACTGGCGAGGATCTCCACCTCAAGACTGCATCTGTGATCTTCCGCGAACAGATCACGGACAAGGGTGATGATCGCCGCCAGATGGGAAAGACCATGAACTTTGGTCCCATCTATGGCATGAAACCAGAGGGTCTGGCAATGCGCACAGATTACTCTTTGGATGAGGCGCAGAGAATCCTCGACGACTTCTTCGCAGCCATGCCGGACGCAACTGCCTGGACCCAGCGGACTGTTGCAAAGGCGAAGCAGATGGGCGGAGTCCACACTCATTTCCAGCGCTGGCGCCCTCTTCCCTGGCTCAACTCACGGATTCCCTCGGAGGTCGCCTTCGGAGAACGTTCAGCGATCAACACGATCGTCCAGGGAACTGCTGCTGACATCATGAAAATCGCCTTGGTGCGTATCTGGAAAGCTTTGCGAAAGGATGACTGCCCCTACCCTGATTGCAAGATGGTTCTTACCATCCATGACTCGGTGCTCTTCGAGGTTCCAGCAGACCTTGACTTGGCGGCATTCTTCGAGTGGCTCAAAGGGATAATGTGTTTCCCGATTGAGGGTTATGTGCCCCTTGAGATTGACGCCAAGGTTGGACCAAACTGGCTCGACATGCAGGAGCTCAACGATTGGCTTGGGATTGATGAGGCCGATATTCCAAAGACCAAAGCTGAACCAGTCGAGAAAGAGATTGCTGTTCCTGATATGCCCGAGGAGAAACGACGTGAGTTCGTGGAACTCCTCAAACAAACAGATCACAGCGGCGATATGACTGTTCACTTCCTGAAAGTAGGGGGCGAGAAGTTTTCAACCCTAACCATGACTCCACCTGATTATCAGATGATTCTACGATTCCTAATCGACCTGCGAAAGGCGAAGCAAGATGAGCCGTCTGCGGAGACTGCTGCCGAGAAGGTTGCAGTCTCGTTCTCATAAACCCCTTGGTGTGTTCATGGTCGCGGCTCCCCGTTCTGGGGTGAACGAGACAGTCTCCTTGGTGGATATAGTGGCAAACGTTGTACCTTCTCCTTACTGGCTGATTATGAGTGAAACATCAGATGGATGGATCGTTTATACAGCTTTCAAAGAGAATCCGCAAGATGATGCCGCTGTGTTTATACAGCACCCAGAAGGTGACCCTAAGCTGGTTGCAGGATTCTCCACTGGTGGGTAGAATATTCAAGCGCAAGACGCTGGGAGTCTAATGAAAATAGGCAAGTCCTTTAAGGCCTCAAGGCCAGACGGTCAAGGTGGATTCGATTCACGTGGCTACTATGTTGAGTTGGAGCCATCTGACCTTGGACTCCCTGAGCCCTCCTCCGTTGAGCAGGCCCGAAAGGTTTCAGCTCAACTGTCTCACCAAGCGGAGGCTCTTCTGCTGATAGAGAAGGCTAAGGCAGGAATGATCGCCCCTCAGCAGATGGCGCTTGAGCTAAGACCGTGGGTTCCTCCTCAATCGACATAGTTGAATACGGTAGCGGACTTGCTATTGCCGTAGTTGAGCTAGATGATGGGGTCGAGGTATCGCTAAGACGACCTTCCTCCGATCCAACTCGTTGGGAGGCGCACATTGATGTATCTAGGTTCAATAACTGGCAATATGGTTCAATACCTGGTGTTGTTCTTGACCTCGACCATCACCCAACTCTAAAGCTCACACGATCTAGTCCGGAGGAGGCTCTAGAAGCGATGGCCCTGATTTATAAGGAATACAGGTAATGATTTTCTCTATAAGCATTGCCCTGGTTGGTTGGTTCCTCATTCATAACCAACTAGGGTGGTCCAAGGTTGGGATCATCGTCACAGCAATCGGCGTTCTCCTTGCAGGACTTTTCGGAGAGGATCAGATCATGAAGCCACTAACGAGGAGAATTAGAGGCGATGAGTCAGGATCTGACAAAGCTTACAGACGGTAGCCTGGTTGCACCCTCAGCCTTTGATGATCTCGTAGTAGAGCAGGTTGACGACGATGTGACCCTGGCAGCCCGTCGTCTGCTGACTTACTATGATAACCGATATGCTGCTGTTCTCAGGCAGAGTCAAACTCTCGGCGTCGATATTCCTAAGGACCCTGTTAGTGCAGGTCTGAACTCTTTCAACTCGACCCTCGCTTTAGCGCGCCACGCGGCTAATCAGGTTGCACCATGGCTCTCAAATTTGGTGGCTGACAAGAACGCTGCGTACGAGAGATACAAGAAGGCCAAAGCTGCTTACGAAGAAAAGCTGGACCTAATGTTTGCCAACGATCCAGAGGTGCAAGAGATCAAAGGCGTTGAGGCCAAGAAGATTCACGTTCGTAACATCTGCGAGCGAGACGCACGGATAGTTAACTATGCAGAGCAGATATGGCGGAGGATTTCTGCCTATCATGATGCTCTTAAACTGATCTATGACAACCTAACTGGAACGAGTTCTGATCTGATGAAGCAGCTCGCTGTTGTCAAACAACAGATAGCTTTGGGCGAGATTAATCCGAATGACTTCCCCACTGAACGGGGCGGTGTAAGCCCTCCAACTTCTGGTTTGCAGCGAGCTGAGGCTGATATAGCATCAGCCCTAGATGCTCCCGAAGGTCCGGTTACAATATGAGTCTTTTGAATACCTCCTGATTGCTTTCGTAGAATTGATTCTACCCACGTTCGTTTCACGGAGGATTTCACTTGACTGATCCAACTGCTACTCCACCTGCACCAACCGACGATCAGACCACGAGCTCCACGGTCGGTCTAGTCGATTGGGATGACCCCGGCTTTAAGCCAGAGGTCTCCCAATACGGCTCGGGGGATTACATCAAGATGTTCCAGATGCATCCCTCCTGGCCTGAAAAACCTTTCGAAGACCGTAAGTTCCAGCTTGGCGGCAAGGAGCGAGTTGCGATCCTTGAGGGCCAGGTCTCTGTTTACTACGCGCATCGACTGAACAAACGATACATGGGTTCTGCTGTAAACGGAACCCGCCGTTGCTCACTTGATGAGCGCGGCTCTTGTCCTCTTTGTGAGCATTACGAGAATGCTCCGTCCATAGAAAAGGATGGACGAAAGCAGAAGCAGGCTCGTTGTGGACGCCGACAGCAGATCTTTGGAGTTAACCTGCTAGTTTACAAGACGGACCTTGAGGGTAAACTAGTCACCGAGGATGGTGCAAATCATATCCTCCTTGATCCAGAGAAAGGCCCCGTTCTTGTTGATCCTGCAACTGGCCAGCCAACTGCTAATCCAGCAGAGTTGTGCTACGACGTTTACTTGTGGCGGTTCAACGCTGAAAAGTTCCAGGACATTCGGGAGATCAAAGCAGAGTTTGATCTGAAGCAGACTGATCTGATCTTCGCTCTTGCAGCTAACAAGGACCCCAAATTCCAGGACTTCTCCCCAACGCCATCCCCAAGATGTGCTTGGAGGATGTCTGCTCTTGGACCTGCTGGCAAAGAGGCTGCAGCTAAAATCATTGAGTATTACAAAGAGAACAAATATGACGTTGAGGCGATCCTTGGAAAGATGTACGATGAGAACGAGATGATCGGGTTCCTTGGGACTGGACTACAACAGGTTGTAGGTGCTGCGCCTGCCATGCCTGGCCAGCCAGCCCCTGTAGATCCTGCAGCACGGCCAACGGCGGACATTGCTACGCAGATTGAAGAGGAGATTGCGGCTATCGATGGCGGCTCGCCTGCCACACCTCCAGCTCAAGCTCCTCCTGCCACACCTCCAGCTCAAGCTCCTCCTGCCACACCTCCAGCCTCGCAACCTGCTCCAGCTGTTCCTCCTGCGGCTACCCCACCCGCTACTCCTCCGGCTGACGAGACTGCTACCCCACCCGCTACTCCTCCGGCTGACCCACAGCCTGTACAAGCTGCACCCTCTGACTTCGATCAGCTGTTAGAGGGTTAGTTGTACGGCGGTATTGACCTCTCGCCCGGAAGCAGCGGTGTCGTCTACCTAAATGCGGACGGCACCGTTGACTCCTATCATCACGTCTCTGTAGCTGATACGAAACTCAGCTTTACAGCACGGAAGCGAATGGCAGACGAAGTGATTGAGCTACTCGATCGTCGTCCAATCTTGCTGGGTTTAGAGGATTTCGCTCTTGGGCCTGGTCAGAATGTTAGCTATCAGATTGCTGAGGTTGCAGGGATAGTGAAATCATTCCTCCTTGAGGTTGGTTACCCTTTGATCCTGATTCATCCAAGGAAGCGGCAATCCTTTGTGCTACGGAAACGCAAAGTGACGAAGAATGATGTCATCGCCTGGGCCGCGAAGAATGGTTTCAGTCCGCCAGTGAAGGTGCGAGGCGGCCCCGGATACAAAAAGAGAGAACGAGAGGACCTTGCGGATGCGTTCTCCATGGCAAGGATTGCACGGGAGTTGGCGATGCATATGTCAGAGCAGTCCTTGCCACAGTCAGGGAATATATTCCTCGATCCTGATACTGGACTAATGTTCAACGAAAACGTACGCTTCAACTGTGAGAAGGTAGCTGCATGCCTGTCTTAACCAACGAGGACGCTCTAAAAGACTTCGGGACAATAGTCCCCATACTTCAACATCATCTTGAGTCGGACATATTTGTATCTGAGGAGATACAGGAGTGGCCCCGACTGAACACTGGGTTCCTGGTGCTCAACCACATCCTTGGTGGAGGTCTACCAAAAGGGTGTATTATTGAGGTCTTTGGGCCTGAGTCCTTGGGTAAGAGCACGCTTGCGGCTCAATGGGCAGCCGCCCATCAACGCTCTCATGAGAATGCGAGAGTTCTATATCTGGACTTTGAGCAGACAATGGATACCAAGCGGCTTGCCATGCTTGGATGCAAGGTCGAGCGGCCTCATATGTTTCTGGCCCAACCTCGCTCAATCGAGGAGGGACTACTTCTAGTTAAAACCTTTGTCATGCGCGGCATAGTTGATTTCATTGTATGGGACACTGTAGCAGCTTCACAACCAGCTGCTGTGATCAATGCACAGATTTCTGATGCCGAACTAAAGCGCGGCATGAAAGACATTGATGAAGGAAAGGTTAGCTCTCGTGTTGCGATTCATGCACTAGTGTTCTCATCTGCTGTTGCCACACTTAACCCAGTTATTGCAGAGCATGGTGCAATTATGGTCTTCCCCAATCAGGAGCGGACCACGATCAATACTTACGGATCGGGATCAACCACGTCTGGTGGTCGTGCTCTAAAGTACTACGCTTCTTGTCGAATTCGGATGTCCAAGTCGGATACGATCAAGGAATCAGTTGCTGATGATGTGTTGGGAACAAAGCAATCGACCCCTGTGGAGTTGGCGATCCAATTCCACGTGGTCAAGAACAAAGCTGCTCCACCCTTTAGGAAGGGGATCATCCGCTGTGACATTAGACAGTCGGGTAGAGGTTTCATGGAGGCAGAGACCATCTTTGACCTGGGTGTAAAACGGAAGGTGATCGAGAAGAGCGGTGCTAGCTTCACATTCCCGTCGGGGACCAAGATCAAAGGCACCGATAATGCTGTTAAAGGCCTCCGGTCTAGCCAGAAGGAGATGGACGCCCTACGAAATGCTTTGCTGAATACCTCCCCCGCAGAAGATGAGGAAACTTATGAAGAGGTCACTGAGGACCTCCCCGAAGGTGTAGCTGAGTTGTGAACCCTGCGCCGAAACTCGGGTAGTGGTGATTGACACCAAAGGAGAGTGCGTTGACCACTGTAACAGATGATCTAGAGATTGCCCGCCAGGTACTGGCTAAGACCGATGATTGTACCTCGTTGGAGGCTGTTCTTCGTGAGGTTCAGTTCTCCGTTGATGAGACTCCAAGTGGCCCAGTGACTTCCTTCGATGTAGAGGGCGAGTCAGTACCCTTGTCGGACCTTGCAATTAAGACCTTCGCGACGACACTTGAGGTCCCGCAGAATTATTTGATGAAATGCCCAGCACATTTGCAGGCCGACAACCTTAATTATTGGAAAGGTCGGCTATCTGAGCGCAAGCGGGTTCGTGTGGTCGTTGGTGAGGATAGGGTTCAGGCCTTGACTAGCCCCAACTTCTTGCCTGTGAAAAACCTTCCGCTACTAGAAGCTCTGGTCGAAAGACTGGGTAAAGGTGACCCAAGCAAGATCAAGCTTGACGCCTTTGAACATGACTGGCTCGTTACTAGAATCGGGCTCTGTCACGCCGATGCCTCCCATGAGGTCAAGAATGGCATCTTTAAGGATCAGAACCCTGAGGAGCATGTTGGGGATGTGGTAAGGGCTGGCGTTAACATGATGAACAGCCTTACTAATCAGCTACACACTGAAGTCTCACCTTTCGTTTATCGACTGTTCTGCGCGAACAGAATGGTCACCCCGTTGGTCGGTGGGAGTGGTGATGGGTTCCGCTATGACCCGAAAGCAGAGGGTGCACCAACCGAGTGGTTGGCCACTATGATCGATGAGATCGGGAAACAGTTTGACCCCCTCTTCGAGCATTTGGACTCTGCTGCGGTCAAGGACCTTCCCGATCCGGAGATGGCACTGACAGCACAGCTTGGACACGTTCCAGGCACTCTGAGGGAGGCAGTACTTGAGGCTTATAAAGAGGAGCCTACTCCGACTGTTTGGGGTGTTGTGAACGCGCTTACACGAGCAGCCAATGGTGATGAAGTGGATGGTCGCTTCCGCCGTCGAGTGCAGTCCCATGCAGGGACTCTGGCGATGAACCGTAGCTGCGAAGAGTGTGGACGCCCACTCGATCAGAATCACGACCACTGAGCCTTGCGGCTACCAGGCCGGAAGCCCCCTAAACTACCGAGTAAACCGGAGCCTGACCCTATAGTTGCCCGGCTTGCTTTGGGTCAAATGCTTGATAAGGTAGATGGATGTGGGCAGGATCACTACTTGGCAGCACAATTTATCCGTGATTCTAGGCCCAAAGAGGAAGTATATCGGAGAGGCATCAAGTGCGGTGAGTGTCAACGTATGATAGCACCGGCTGAGGGAGAAAAGAGTGCCACTCGAAAAGGTTAGAGTTCAGAACTTCCAAAGCCTGGAGGATACCACTGTTGAGCTTGGAACCCTTACGGTTATTGTCGGACCTAATGACCATGGCAAGAGTGCTTTCTTCCGGGCTGTTCGTGCAGCAGCTGAGGCCAAAGCTGGGCAGGACTTCATCAAGAGAGGCAAGACCCTATCTCGTGTAACGTTGTGGGTTGATGGTCAGGAGCTAACCTGGGAGAAGGGAGCTTCCACCAACAAGTACGTTCTGAACGGGATTGCTTTTGATAGGATTGGCACCTCCACTCCTCCAGAGATCGCTGAGCTCCTTGGTATGTCGGTCGTTGAGTTCGACCGCGATCTCAAACTTAACCTGAACTTTGCGGATCAGGATGACCCGCCGTTCCTAATACCGTATCCTGGTGGCATTACGGCTTCTAAGGTGGCTAAGGTTCTGGGCGATCTTACTAACCTGAGCGTCCTCTTCCGTGCGGTAGGCGAGGCTGACGTTCGCCGTAAGAGAGAGGAGGGCGAAGCTAAAGTACGTTCCTCTGATGCTAACGATCTTCGAGCACAGCTGACTCAGTTCGACGGTTTAGAGCTGAGAGAGCAAGCTGTTGTCTCCATGGAGCAGACTCTAGCTCTCGTACCGCCACTCCGAGAGCGCCTAGTGATGTATAATAGTTTCAAAGCTGAGCGCGAGAGACTCCGAGAGACCCACGAATTGATCAAGCAGAAAAAGGAAGCTCTTCCTCCAGACCTGACTTCGGACCTTGCAGAAGTGCAGGCCTTGATGGAACGTAGAGACTTATTGGTTAGCTTCAAGGCTGAGCTCGACCGTCACCGCGCTACGAAGGCATCAATAGATGAGGCGAAGAAAAGTGCTGATGCTTCTATTGAGTTGGCCAAAACTGACCTTGAGAAATTGACGCTGGATCTTGGCGTCTGTCCATTGTGTGGTCAGGAGATGACAAGTGATCACAGACCCACCCCAGCCGCTCACTCCTGAAAATCTACGCGATCGAATCCTTGCGTGTGAGGCTTGTACTGCAAGGAAGGAGGCGGATAAACCAACTCCATTTTGGCCACGAAATAGCCCAGCGCCCATCATGATGATTGGCCGTAATCCTGGTATCAATGAGGACAAGCTCGGGAAGCCCTTCGTTGGTCGTGGTGGTGAAGTACTTGAGGCTTGGCTGCGCGGTCTCGGTTTGAAGCGCGAGCAGGTGTGGCTGACGAATACTATGAAGTGTTATACCCAGGCTGACCGCAAACCTAAAGGACGTGAGGTTAACACGTGTTGGAATGCTCATCTGCGCTGGGAGATAGCTTACTGCAGGCCGGAATTGATTATCCCTCTTGGTGCTGAGGCTTTTCAGGTGACGACCGGATTGCAACAGCTTACTTATCGCCATGGCATTCTCTATGATAAACGAGAGGCGATGAAAGCCTATGTAATGGGAGTGATTCACCCTGGTTCAGCCCTTCGCTCTGCTGAGTATAAATCAATGATGGTCGAAGATGCTCAAAATCTCAAGCCTCTTCTTCCGATAGCACTAGCTGGCAGGCTTTTGGAGGACGGCCCTCCTGAGGGACTGATTGCTCAATGACTCAGCCTGCTGAGGCAGAGGGGCTCGCAGATCCGAAGCAGGTTTTAAGCTCGGCCTGGGAGTCTGCTGAGTCGCAGGACGTAGAGATTTCTCGTATTGCTGTGGTTTATGAAGGGAAAGATTTGAATGTTGCAGGAGTTCAGGCTGGATGGGCTTACAAGGGTAACCCTCGACTTATGGCGAAACGGTTAAGAGAAGTGGCAGATAGAATAGACCCAGGATTAGATCCCGATGGAGCCAACAAGTGAGAGTAATAATCAGACAGGAACCAGAAGGAACGTTACGGTTCAACATTGGCTTCCATGATCCGAAACGCAAGCTTCTCCCAGGTGCGGATCCTCCCCCACCGCAGATATCAGAGATGACACTGACTCCAGGAGATGATGGGTTGGTCCATCTACAGATAGAAAAGGTTGATCATCTACCATGAGGCTTCTTTTTTACACTGACCTGCATGCTGCTGACCAGACACCTCGTTCGAGAACGGGTGACTATGCTGAGGACATGTTGGCGAAGCTCAAAGAGATTATCACACTGGCTGTTAAATACGATGTTGACTACCTTGTCAACGGTGCTGACACTTTCGACCGGAAGTCCCCTTGGAGGGTTTCTCATCGCCTTGTCAATGAAATGTCTTCCATCATGTCTGGGTTCCCGGGAAACAGACACTTGACGGTGATCGGAACGCACGATGTACCAACTGGCCGACTCGATAAGTTGCCACAGCAGCCGTTGGAATCGTTGCAAAGAGCTGGTGTGATCACCGTGCTTGAGCCGCACAAACTAAAGAATGGGCTTGTCCGTTATCCTGCAATGAAAAACTCAGCGGTTCCTGAGTCTGAGCATGAGTTCATGCTTTTCCATCCTGTACCTGCATCTTATGATCTAGATAAGGACCCTGCTAATTACGCTCTCATCACTCCGGAGGATTGGCGATGCAGCATGGCTCCCCTCGAAGACGAAGATGGGGACTTCAACACAGAGTTTAGCCCTGATGACACGAGGGTGACCATAGCTCATGGTATGGTGGTGCCTCCTGGGAGATCCTTCTTTGGAGACTTTACCGACGCCCATGATATTACAAAGCTTACCAAAGCTCATTGGTTCCTCTATGGACACCCTCATACTCCCGATGGTGTTTACCTCACGGACCCAGATCGAGTTGAGTTCACAGGTCCAACCTTCGTTGGTCCCGGTTCTGTATCGAGGCGGGATTCTTCCCCTTATAATAGAAAGAGGATCCCACAGGTCGTTCTCCTAGAGACGACTAACATTGCGTCTCCTCCGAAAGTTAAGATGATTGACTTGGAATCGGCTAGACCTCCTGGGGAGGTGTTCGCAGAGACGATAGCCGACGAAGAGGATGAGAATGCGAGAGACGAGAGAGTTGAAGCCTTCGTTCGTTCCCTCTCTTCAGCCTCGATCAAAGATGATTCTTGGGGAACTGACCAGCTGCTAGAGGAGATCCGCTCGATGGACTCGCCAGAAGAAGTTCGGCAGGTTGCGGAGCAGATTCTTGAGGAGGTAGCAAAGTGACGTGGATCAATCACTCGTACAAAGCCGCGATGCTATAGTCCAACGCCACAAGGAATTCCTTGGGAAGTTTCCAAATGTACGTCTGTCTTACTGGGCATTCTCACAGTACAAGGATTGCCCTCAGAAATATATCATGCATTGCGTTGGGGATCGAATTCCCATCAAGCGTGATGCGTATTGGGCTATCGCAGGTTCAGTTGTGCACTCTTTGTGGGAGGATTTCACTGAACGTCTCAAGGATGGCACCATTGAGTGGGCTGATACAGACTTCTTGACTGATAATGCCTCAGGATACTATGACCGATTCGTCGGCGAAGAGTATGTAGACTGGCGTTCAAACGACCTTAATCAGGATGAGCACCGTCGTATCACGCTTCCTGAGATTAGGACTTCTGTTTCCTGGCTGTACCAGGAGTTGCAGAATCAGGGCTTTATACCCAGGGACCCGTCAACTATCCACACTGAGTGGTCATTTGTTACTCCTGTAGAGTCGAGCGTTGAGGGCGTGGAGTTTGCTCCAGTGGAGTTGTCAGGGCGGATTGATTTGGTTTTCGAGGACAAAGACAAGATTGATATTGTTGATCTAAAGGATGTGTACAAAAGAGGGAATGTCGACTGGCGGCAGTTGATCTGGTACGTTCTGGGAGCCGAACCGCAGTTTGAGAAACCAGTAGACCGTGCTGGATTCTTGTTGACCAAGCTTCAAGAATGGTCTTGGCGCCCTCCTGATAAAAGAGATCGCCGAGCAAAACTACGTCAAGAGATTCTTGAGATGGCGCTCAAGATCAGGCGTGACCCATTCCCCGCAAAGATCTCCCGCCATCATTGCAACCGATGTCCGGTAAAGGAACATTGTCCAGAGTGGAAGAGGTACTCTGGGAGAAGTGCGGCTCTTGTCGCGGAGTTGGACGCCGCTGGCGAGGGTAAGATCACTATCTGACAGTTTAACAACTTCTCGAACCCCGCGTAGTAAATCACGTGGCAGACAGTGCTCTAGTAGATCGCTTCCAAGCGGCCCAGGAGAAGGTGACCACCACTGAGCAGGAACGGAACCTGGTGGATGCAAGGGAGCAGACATTCCTGGAGAATTTGGCTGCTTACAAGGCTAAATTAAAAGAAGAGGGCGTTGACCCCGCGAAAATTGATGATGAGATATCAAAGATCGAAGGGGATATTGACCAACACCTCACGGGATTAGAGGGGAAGCTGAGTGGCACAGAAGCGCCGCAAGAGACGGCAAACCCGGCCTAAGCAAAGGGCCGAGGAGCAGAAGGTTGCTCAGCGGGACAAGATTGTCCACTCTCGAGAGTTACGGGACAGCGTAGCTGAGGTCAACAAACGGTTGATAGACGCCGATGTTGAGGTCCCGCGAGAGTTGTTTGGCTCTATGGCTGCCATTGAGGCTCTTTCTGACCTCTTGGTAGGGAAGGGGATCATCGATCGAGTTGACCTGAACAATGGCCGACTACATTATGTTCACAAGTATCTGCTTGAGCTAGAGAGTAAAAATACATCAGCTTCTACCGCGGAGGGAACAACCTAAATGCACTTTGTGATCAAGAAAGCGGCCTTCTTGACGGCCCTTGACAAGGCTGCTGCAACGGTGTCGTCCAAAGACAACGACCCGTTGCTCAAGACGTTCAACATTGAGGCTGATCCTGATCAGGTGCGGATCCTGTCCACTGACCTCAGTCTCGGTTCCATTGCTAAGATTCGTGGTGGGGTACAGGTCAAGGACGATGGCGCTATCTGTGTTCCTGCGCAGAAGCTGCAGGCCATCGTTAGATCTGCTGAGGATGGAGACATTGACTTCAAACTGGAAGAGAACCAGGTCACTGTCAAAGCTGGCCGAGCCAAGTGGCAGGTTAACATCCTCGACCCAGAGGACTACCCCGAGGTTCCGCGCTTTGAGTCTGAGAGTGCGAAGAAAGTCAAACGAGAGAAGCTTATCGATGCCATTGGGAAGGTGCAGTACGCTGCATCAACCGACGAGATGCGCCCATATCTAATGCTTATTGCCTTCGACGGGAAACGTGCGATGGCCTCTGACGGCTCCCGTCTGCAGATTGCGGACTTCGAGGGGCTCGAGGGAGTGCAGATCCCGATCTTTGCGGTTAACAACCTCGTTCGTCTACTGAATAGGACTGAGGTCGAGGAGGTTAGCGTTGAGCTCAAGAAGAATCACCTCCTCTTCCAGATTGGCGCGGACACGTTTTCCTCTCAGCGTCTCTACGAGGAGTTCCCTGACGTTGAGGAGATGATCCTCAAACCAGCTTCTGGCAATGACCAGAAACTGACGCTTGACAAGACTGACCTGCTTGCAGCGATCAAACGCATCGCTCTTGCGGCAGACGAGGAGAGGAAACAGCTCAACCTGCAGATCCTTGAGCCGACCAACGGTGACAAACCGAAAGAGGTCAAAGTGATGGCTCAGGATCAACATGGAGAGTTGGCTGTTGAGACCTTGCCTTGCACGACAACCGCAACGGCTGGTCGTACGCTAATGATCAATCATAAATTCCTCGCCGACGCACTTGAGATGAGCCCCGCAAAACAGGTTACCTTCAAGATTGGGGAGGACCTACCGAAACGACGGTCCTCAATATTTATGGAGGAGCCTGGCCTCAAGTCTGTTCTCCTCCAGCTACGTCCAGACGATTGATCGGAGCCTTTAATGGCAATGAGTGATGCAAAGTATTCCATTCTCAGGGCGGTTGATATACGCCATGCGGGCAAACACATCTATTACTCCAAGGAGGTTATCTCGGAGTTGATGAACCTCAACCTGCATAATGAGCTGGAGGAGAACTCACATCTCCTCGAAATGCTTCCTGACGAAGCGCGCTTTGATCGACATCTTCGAGAACTGGTCGGCTCTGGCGACCTCGCAGAGCGTTATAACCCAGGTTTCAAGCAAACCTCTTATAAGATTACAGCCCAGGGTAGGTCGAACCTGGACGTACACCACAGCTTCCATCTAGCTGCGTGACAGCTGTCTCTGACAGAGTTGACGCGGTCACAACGCAGATACGTGACCTCCGCTCTCAACTTGATGGCGACAATGCAAGGCGCCAGCTTTTAGAGGAGCAGTTGTCTGCGGCCGAGGCACGGGTGGGTTCTGCTCAAGCAAATGCTGAGATCATGGTACAGGTCCGCACTTTGTTTGAGGGCCTAACTGACAAGAAGCGTGAGATGGTCAGATCTAAGATTGAGGCTCTAGTAACTCATGGTATTCAGGCTGTCTTTGGTGCGGACTATGCTTTCAAGATCGAGCAGAAGACAGCTCGTAACCAGGTCACCTTTGAGTATCGGATTTTGGAGAAAGAGGCTGATGGTTGGGTCGAGACTGAGCTAAGAGGAGCGCACGGAGGAGGCCTGGTCGCTCTTGTTGGCTTCCTCCTTCGACTGGTGATGGTTCTCTTCGTGCATCCTCCTAGGAGGAGAATCATCTTTCTTGATGAGACGTTTGCTAACCTAGACGCAGATAAGCGCCCCGGCTTGTCCAAGCTGTTGCAGTCTTTGGGCAGTGAGCTTCAATGCCAGTTCGTTATGATCACACACTCACCTGAGTATGTTGACGAAGCGGACAAAGCCTACGAGATCCGCCGTTCGGGAGATTCCGCTCAGCTAATGACGATCGATTGAGCGCAACGGGTTGTTTCCGGAACAATCTAGCAGTCTTCGCATCCTGAATCCTATCTGACCCCGGAGGTCTTTGTTAAATGGCCGGCACTACACTTGAGCTAGACGAGGTCCAGACAACACAAACCCTCGTCTCCGATGGTGCTGATCCCATCACCACCGCAAACAGATACGGCAAACTTTACGACGCAGACAGGAATCCAGACGCTCTTTGGAACAAGCTCCTAGACGAGCCAAGACCATCGAAGATGGAGGGTTTCTGGTCTAGGGAACGTATTGCAGAGTGGATGGACGAGAACATGCACCACATGACGGTGCCCTCGGCTTATTACGGCGACGAGATCGGCACTGTGCAGAAGTCAGATGAGTCCTGGGCACTCGCACCCTTCCGCGTTGCCGCGATTGGAGGCTCTTCCTATACTGGTCTTGCCGGCAACTTGGGCATCCCTCTGGTCTACTCACTCGTCAACAATCAGAACCCTTCCTTCGTCTGCGAGCGATCCTATTTCCCAATGTCCCGAAGCGACTTGGATCGCTTCCGCAAGCGCGGTCTACCGATGTTTACCCTCGAGACCAAGCGGGATATCAAGGAATTCGATCTGTGTATGTTCTCGGGCTCCTACTGCGGTGTAGATATCAACATCATCAAGATGCTTGAGATGACTGGTATCCCCATTGAGTACACCGAACGAGATGACAGCTGGCCGATCATCGGACGTGGAGGATGCCACTCCTTCTCACCTGAGCCGTTCTACGCGATGTACGATTGGATGTACATCGGGGACGCCGAGCCTCACCTGTCTAACGTCCTCCGAGCGCAGGCTCTCTGCTTGGAGAAAGGAATGTCGAAGTGGGACACCATGTGGTACATGGCGACAACCCTCGATTATCGGACTGAGGCGGAAGCGAAGAAAGGCAAGCGAGGGATCCCTGGGATCTACATTCCCGCCTTCCACGAGGAGACATATTTTGAGCAAGGTGAGGATGGACGTGCCCATCCGGTCATCAAAGAGCGCTTGCGGAACTACGCGTTTATCAAAGAGCACGTCTCCGAGAGTGAGATCACGTCGCTAACGGACGGAACTGGCGAGATTGATGAGCTGATCGACGCGTTCCTTCCTCTCACAGTCGATCGGGTCTACATTAAAGACCTGAACGAGGACTACATTCATATGGATCAGGTAGTGTCCTACCACGACCCAGGCATGTCTGCTGGGACCCTACTGATATCTAGAGGATGCAATGCCAAGTGCTCCTTCTGTCAGGAGGGAATGACCTGGATGCCTTATCGAGAGCAGTCTGCTGACAAGGCAGCTGCGGCTCTCGGCGAGTTGATGACTGAGACCGGCTCTCTCAACGTCCTCCCGTCTGCTTTCTGCGCGTCTTCCTACACCCAGAAGAAACAGCTCATGCGCAGGACCTTGGAGGAGCACAGCGACCAGATCAAGCTGATCTCTCAGCGTGTTGACGAGATGGCTGAGGATGAAAACTTTGTGATGCTAACCGGATTCATGGGCAATGACACTTGCTCACTAGGAGTCGAGGGTAATTCACAGCGTATCCGTGACATGCTAAACAAGAACTGCACGGAGGACGAGCTCCTGACCGCAACCTCCCACTTGCTGCGAGCGGGGTACCGAAAGATCAAGTACTTCATGATTGCTAACATCCCTGGCGAGACTCATGCAGATGTGATGGAGGTTGTAGAGCTTGCAGCAAAAGCAGCCAAGCTGAGGGACGAGATTGGTGCCAAATGCGATATCAAGTTTTCCTGGACACCTCTCGTAATCCAATCCTTTACTCCCATGCAGTTCTGCCGTCCGACCCTTGATAAACGCTCTTTGATGGACGTGTTCCCAGCCTTGAAGGCTCTCGGAATCTCCTTCCGTCTAGGTTCTGGGGCCAAGGTCGATGAGGCCTATCTTATGCAGCTCTTGCACCTCGCGGACCGTAGGATCTGGCCGATCATTAAATGGTTGGTGACTGTGGAAGACATGGTTCACTACGGATCTACTCCAAAGGGAACTAGACACAAGCTGGAGGAGAAACTCAACCAGCTGTTCCCGGACTTCGTCCCCAACATATTCATCAACGCGGATGGGGAGGAGGAAACTGAGACTGTGTGGGACGTCTTCCTCCACGAGAAGCCTTACACCGAGATTCTTCCTTGGGACTTCGTCAATGTGGCGGTCACCAAACAGTATCTATGGAAGAGGTACCTCGATTTCCAGAATGCGGTGCAGACTACTAAGTGCGACCAGCTTTGTGACCTTTGCGGGGTATGTGACAAATTCGACCACGGTCTTCGTCACAAGCTCCATGAGAATGAGGATCCTGAAGTAGACATCAAAAACGTGAAAATCATCAAGCAGCGCGGCAACGTCCAGCGGATACGTTTCAAGGTATCTACTCCTGCCAACAGACGTTTCACGGAGAACGAGTACTGGAAATTCTACTTCCGACGTGCTCTATACCAGCTAGATACTCCGGTTGACAAGCGGTCTGTCCAGTTTGCCTCGGACAACATCCCATTCCGCAACCACCTATATGGAACCGACTATATCGACGCCCGCTTCTTCGACATGGTCGATATGGATGTTCTTCTCAAAGAGATGCGCGAGTCAGGTCTCCTACCTCACTGGGAGGTCCTCGGAGCGAAGAGCTACACGACTGGAATGGTCGGAGTAAGATCTGTCGCCGACATGTCCCACTATGAGATGACGTTCGATGCTGAGGAGGAGGATCTAGTTGTCTCCCGTCTCAGTGCCGCCCTTGACTCAGAGGAGTTCCTTGTTGAGCTACGCTCCGAGGGATTCATGGGTGTCGAACGAGAGGAGATTAACGCTCGTCCGTTCATCCACGATCTGTGGGCGCACAAGTCAGGGACCTCGGTCATGGTGAGCATGATCCTGAAAAACAGGCTCTCACCGTACGATATGTACGGTGCTCTCTTCCCGAAAGCGATGAGCAAAATATATTCGATCCCTGCCCGCCGCGTCGATTCTTACCTAAAGGTCGATGACTCTCAGGAGGACTTCTTCCGCCCGACTTGCGGTGTTACGGAACGGCCTATTGAGATAAACCTGTTTGACGAGCCGGTTTCAACAGACTTCTGTCTGAGAGAGCTACACAAGCGCGAAGGCGTTCTCCTCTCGGCTCATTAAGTCTCCGATCCTGGACGCACCGTTGGGTTTCCAAGTTCTCTGGCGGCATAACTACTGAGTTGCCCGACCCGGTAGCAACAAGCGCGCAGGCGGTACCCGTTGACTCCTTAGAGCATAGGGTGTCGGTGACGTTTTGCAAGGGGTTCGATTGTCGTAACCCCGTAACGACACATCGTGTCAGGCAGAACATGCACGGCCACCGCGAGTACTGTTCGCTCTTGTGCTATGCGCGTTGGCCTCCAGCAATGCGTGACAAAGTAGCTTTGTTCCCAGAATATGAGCAGTCACCGTCCGGCCTGGAGATGCTACTACGTGATCTTAAGAAAAATTATGGGATCCAAGGAACCGCTGACAAACTCAAACTGTCGCGATCCACGATCTCGTATTGGATCAGGAAGCTGGTCCTGTTCCGAAACTTCGCAGGACAATCGACTGAGACGATCCTTCGACTGCTTCATGATGTAGCGCAATGTCAAGGTGTCGAGTATGCGGCAAGCTTGGTGGATGTCTCACCTGTGACACTGTCAAGAAGTTTCGAACGGCTCGATGAGCCAGAGGTGGCAGCTCAAGCTGCCTGAAAGGAACCAATGTCTGCAGAGCATCTCCCAATCGCCAACTACGATTCTCAATCAGTAGCGGAGATTGTTGAGAAGCTGAGCATTTTGGCAGAGCGTGGATCCGTTGATGTAGCGGCGATTAGAGCCTATGAGCAAGAAGCTCATGATGGCGGCCGCACAGAGGTTCTAAAGAAGCTTGATGAGATAGACGGTCAGGAAGCAGGGACTCCCGAAACGGAGCCCCAGGCAGAGTTGCCTCAAGAACTCCAACCAGAGCATACTGACGTTCCACAGCCGGATTCCTCTGAGGAGACATCTCCTGATGAGCCATCCGATTCCACGACTACCCCTCAAAGGAGCAGTAGCCAATGAGCGATACCGCCCAGCCTGCTGAGCCATTCGAGAACTATGACTCCCTCAGCGGTGAGGAGGTTGTCGCTAAACTCGATGAGCTCAGTGAGGAGCAACTGATTGCAGTAAAGGAGCATGAGGAAGGTAGAGACCAGCCCCGCAAAACAGTTATAGAAGCTGTTGATGCAAAGCTCTTCCCCGAAGCGGAAGCTGAGGAGGCAGACCCACCGACTGATCCGGCACCGGAAGAGCCACCTCCCGAGCCAGAGACTTCCCCTGAAGATAGTCCGGCCTCGGACCCTCCGGTAGAGGCTTCCCCTGAGGAACCAGTCGAGGATGCCCCTACTGAGGCTTCCACTGGGGAACCAACCGAGCCAGAGGAAACTCCCTCTGACCAGGACGAGGAGACAACTTCCTCAGAGGAAGTTGCACCAGAAGATGCTGCTCCCGAAGACCCAGATGATTTTAGTTTGTTGGTGCAGCGTGCCGAAGAACTTGGCGTGGAAGGTGATCTCCAGAGTATGTCTGGAGATGATCTACGCGAGAAGATTGCTTACGCGGAAGCTCCTGCAGAGGAACCGTCTGCGGAACCGTTCGAAGATGGGTCACTTCGCGACCAGGCGGACAAAGCCGCGTCTGATCCTGAGATAGAGGATCCAGCTGCTCCCGAGATGGACGAGGAGTATGCAGAGAAACGTGATGATGTGGACGCCGCCCGAGAGCAGGAGTCCCCAACTAGCTCGTCTCCCGACGACCAGGGGCAGCGAGAAGCTGCTGCTGAGGCCGCGGCCGAGCCACTAAGACGTGAGGTGGAGAGCACTACGGCTGAGCTCCCGGAGAGCAGTCCGCAACACGCAGTCTCTAGCGCAGCAGCAGAGGCTGGAGAACAATGGCCTCCAGAGGAACCGTCTGCGGATGACCTCGTCGCCGAGCGTGACGCGGATACTGCAGAGGCTGAACAGGAGGCCGAGGAGCAAGCGAAACAGGCGGCTAGTGACCTGGAGGGTGATGATGCCCTTGTCGCGCAGGCCAAATCTACGGCTCCTCCAGAGCTTGATCTTTTGGAGGAAGAGCCGCAAGGAAGCGAACCGCAGTCAAGCACGTTCCAGATCGGCGATAGGGCATCTCGTATAGATCGCGCCCACGACGAGATTGGAGTGATCATCCATCGCCACGAGCCGATCACTGGTGGTCTGGTTGACGTTGAGTTCCCTGATGTTGGGGTGCAGACATTGAACACCTGCAACCTTCGCAATGAGGGTAACCCACAGACCGAGGAAATTAAGAAGCGCGCTTATGCTCTTTCCGAAGAGCGTGCTTTCTAAATAGCACCATCGAGGAGAGGCCGACCAAGTGTCGGCCTTTCCTTTGAGTTCCTGGTCCGTGCGGGTACTACTTGTTAATCCCCATGAGGATCGGAACTCCAACTGAGGCTTACGTCCGAGGCCTTCTTGTAGCTGATGGTGAGACGTTGGGTAGTAAATGCCGTCTCATCCAAGTAACGGATCAGTCGCTGATACATGCGATTGGTCAGCTTTGGGATCTTCCAGTTGTGGAATATACTCAAGGCCGGCTAGGTGTGACTTTCCCTTTCGAACGGCCCGGTCTGATTCATCCTCATGTGTTCAGGACTAACCCTCATTTACGTAGGCACTACTGGCGTGGGATGATCGATGGTGATGGTTGTGTTGACTTTGATCGTGGACACAAGCGGCTACGCCTGGTTGTCAACACTCGACAGATGGAGATTGCTGATGCGTTTGCTGAGTTCTGCGAGCGTTTCGACCATGAGACGACCGTTCATGGAGAGCAGCGTCACACCGTTTCGGTGAGAGTGGCGAACCCTGACCCTTTGCTCAGATTGCTGTACGAGGATTGTACCTTGGCGGCTTTGGCAAAGAAGGAAAGGGCACTCTCATAAGAATCTGGAGACTTCCCATGAGGTGCCTAGACAACAGGCGTCTCCTCGCTCAGCACAATGAGACCCATATTTGTCTTTCTGTGCTCTATAAACACTTCGAGCGTGGAAAACCGTCCGGCTGGTCGAATGGACCTCAAGCTAAACCTTTCCATGGTAAGCGATCTGCGCTGATTGAATACCATGATGATATGGTGGTTCCTGAGCTAGAACGGCGAGGGATGAACCACCGTTCACCAATCAAACCTCATTTGTTCCCTGCGTATCCTGGCCCCGAGTGGGGCCATAAGTTTTGGGATTGTGTGACCTGGCGCGAGGTCTTGAGGGACATTCGCCACCTGTTCGAGAAGCATCGAAATGATGTTGCAGCAGTAGCCATAGCTCGGAGAGATAGACGAAAGACCAGGATTGTGATCCCAACGGGACACTCTGAGGAGGCAATGTATCTGATCATGGAGCGGGCGATCTGCAAGGTCTTCGATTTGGAATCAGCTGATTATGAAGTCAATGTTGTGATGCGAAGGCTGATGAATGAGCGTCTGCTTGATCCGCGGGTGGCTGCATGACTAAACGTTATTCCTCGAAAACTAGGAAGCTCGCAGCTCGTGCCTTGGGTATTATGGGAGATCGGACCCCTGAGCAACGTGAGCGTGACCGCTCTCCTCGACCACCAAACAAACCACCCGCACAAAAGAAGGCGACCCTCACTGCTGTACCGCTAGATCGCAAGAGAGGAGTGTCTTTGTCGGGCATGTCCGACGAGGAGCTAGACCGTGCTCTTGAGCAGGCTAGGAAACGAGTGAATCGAACGAAACCCTCTGCTGACCTTAACCGGTACGAAGGTCATGTGAGAGCTATTGAAACAGAAGTACGGAACCGTGGGGAGCTAGCCGCGCGCGAGAAGGTTGATCTGCCGCAATCCCCACCACCTGCGAGAGTTCCGCCCACGGACAGGCCCGAGCCTCCCGCTCCCGAGTTCAGCGACGACGCCGAGGAAGGACCGCCCCGACTCCCGGTTTCCAAACCAATTGACTCTGCCCCGGCTCCAGGAGATACTCCAGAATCCCCATGGCCTAGTTGAAGTGGTTGTGTCTACGGTCGATAGATATGTATGACCACCGAAGAAGGGAACGTAATGGAGACTGTAGTTCACCACGCAACCGATCGGGAGGCGCTTTGTGCAGCCTTTGATGAGCTGAAAGAGCAGGGTTTCGCCACTCAGATGGCCGACCTCTGCTGCTCTGGCTGTGCACTGGCGCAGTTCGACGCTGACGGCGTCAAAGACGGCGACCCGTTCGTCTTCTTCCACGAGCAGGACGAAGAGTCCTTCGAGGTTTTGTCTCAGCCTTCCTATGAGGAAGAGGAATTTGAGGATGCTGAGACGGAGTACGGTGACACTCTTGTTTCCTCCATGTACCTCGGATGGGGAAGCTCTGTCAAGCACGGAAAGACAGCTGTCTCTATCCTCGAGAAACACGGCTTCACGGTTTCCTGGGACGGTACGACTGACCAGCGGATCCTGATCGAGGTGACCTGATGATCACTGATGAGAATCTTGACCAGATCTGTGTCCTGCTCTACCATGCCAGGATCGAAGGATTCATGGGGCAACTGTCAGGTCCCCCTTGGCATGAACTAGATCTTCCGGAAAGGGAAGAGATAAGAGCAGAGGTCCGCGGGGCTCTTGACGGTGACCACCCCATCTTCGATTTCCACCGGCCGAGCAGCCCCGACACGATCACTTTGCCAGAGTCAGAGTTCTCCGAGATTGATTGACTATGGATGCTAATCAGAACATAGAAAAACTTCGCTCTGAGCTTGACGAACTAAACGAGCAAGCCAAAGAGATCCGAGAGGGTGGGCCTTCCACTGACCTCGTGACGACTGACAAGTCTCCCGATGCCATTCGAAAAGAGATGGCCGGAGTTGCGGCTGCTGCCAACAAGATGGCAGAGCGGATCCAAGAGAAGAGCGATGCACTTGAGTCTGCTATGAAGGCAGAGGTTAGGGCCATGGAGGAGAAAATGCGCGCTGAGATGGAGCGCGTCTCACGCGAGCTGGCTCCCATGGAAGAGATGGTTGAGATCATGCAAGAGGGGATCTGGACCGTTAATCTCTATCTTGGTTCAGATGAGAAAATGGTTCTCATCAAGGACGGTGACCCTGCTCCTGCTGATACACCTATTCATGTGCGTCAGCTGGTCCTTGCTATGGATCAGGAGTGCGCTGTTGCCGCGGAGGACGGTGGTATCACGGCCATGGAGGCGGATCTATTCGATGCTTGGCTAAAGCAGGATCCTGCTCATGTTGACCAGGTGATCCCTGAGGAGAAGGGGATTGTTGCGCTGGTTCCTAAGAAGTGGGAACACGATGAATACGGACGTCACCGTGCTTCTGGCGACGAGGCCAAGACTTACTTCCTCATCCGGAACGGAGGAATGCTGCTCCGTGTTTACACGAACTTTGAGGTCGGCGACCGTCTGATCCCTTCCGCAGACGAGTTCACCTCATACTTCAAAATTTCCAAGGAGTCGGTCAACGAGACTGACCAGGATTATGAAACGCTGCGACCTGGCTCGGACGAGTGGCACGAAGCTGAGGAGCAAGCTGACGAGGCAAAACGGCACTTCATGCGAGCCGCATTGATCTTGCAGGGTTTGGTGGACCGGACCACAGTTCTTCGTCCTCTTCCTCCGCAGGGAATCAACTTCCTTTCTCGTCAAGCCCATGAGGCAGAACATGTTCGCTTTATTCTTGACGCTGAGAACCTTCTCACCGACGGATCAGGACGCCCTGAATTCCGAGAGTGGCAGCGAAATCTCAATGAGCAGCTGCAGGTTGGAATGCGGATCGTTGGTGGGTTCGGTTCTTTCAAGTTTGCTGACGACACAGTAGTCCAGGAAAAGGACCGCGGCATGACTAGGGTGGAGCACAGCAGGATCAAGCCATCCTGGGGTGAGTTCCCGCCTTCCGGAGTCCCACTTGCGGTCACGTCTGAGACTGAAAACGGTCGTTCCTACCGATGTGCCTTCCAGCGCCAGGGCAAGGTATATGATCCCTATTGGGGCGACGAACATGAGGCGAAAAGACGTGCCTCCGTCGAAATCAGGGTCACGGACAAGTACATCCTTCCTTTCGACCTAGCTTCTCTGGAGGACCTGGAATACTACCTCCAGTCCAGGATCAATCGCGAGGAATATGTTGACATGTTCCCGGTGATCAAGGCTGCAATACTTGCGAAGAAACGAGAGCAGAAAGAAGAGGCACCGTTCCGAGTACTGCTCATCGACAAGATGTCAGAGCATTCGCCTCGTGATGAGGCAGAGTCTTCCGTTGACGAGCTCATCCAGTGGCAGAAGACCAAGTCGCGGAAACATGGATCGATCCTTGAGGATGATGAGAAATCCCTCAAACAGATTGTCAACGAGTACAAACGCCGTCTCAAGTCGAAAATTCACAAGCCTGATGAAAGCCTTGCAGCTCGACTGGCTGGCGAATGGCCAAGTACGATCTGCGTCCACCGGAACTCCTCGGGCCGCTACGTCGTAGTTGGATACGAAGACCCAGATGATCATCTAAATCCTTATGTCCTGGAGCGTGAGTACAACCGTCACGGTGAACTACGAGCCGAGAATGAATCTCGACTGATCGGCATCCGTTACAAGAAGTGGGAGATTGTCTGGAAAGACAAGGATCTGTGGGAGGCTTACGACTTTCGAGCCACTAGATCTAATGCTCTCACATCTGCCGAGATTGATGAGGCCGTTGAGCAGATCAAAGCGGAATACAATCTCCCGAAGAAGAATCGTAAGAAACGTCCTGAGGAGCTTATTGCGATCGAGTATGACCCCAAGCCCCGCGAGACTGGATTTATTATTTGGGCCACTGAGCGTGACTGGCAGGAAGAGATTAATCTGGTCAAGATCTCCAAGGAATGGAAGCGGAACCGCGACGGGACGTTCGATCTTGAAGGACGCTATGGACGCAAAGCCAACCTGCACGCTCGTTCCTTTCCATGGACGCCGGAGTCTGAGATGCCCAAAGATCTGGACAAACTCCAGGAGTATGAGCGGCGGGAGTACGAACACCCGTATCGCCTGCTCTACGTTGGTGAACCTGATCGAATCCTAAAGGATCTGATCGAGACTGCCCAGGTTAAGAAGAAGGAAGCTGAGGAAGAGGCTGCCCTTCGTTCCAAGGCGGAAGACTATGCTTCCACTATCGAAGATGCCTGGGTTGCTCGGAAAGAAGAGGAAGAGCGAAAGAAGTTCATCAAGGACTATATTGATGAGAGCCTATGGCCTGGCCATAAGAAACTGATCGAAGACCGTCTTGAGTTCCCATATGAGATGATTGGTCACGAACGGATGGGTCGCACCAAGGATATCCCAGAGTTTGATCCTGAGAAGCCGCTCCAGTCACTGTGCCGGGCAGCGATCCTCAAGGGAGTTGAGCTATCAGGATTGACGGTCGCCGAAGCTGTCAAAGCAACTGGGTGGGACAAACGTGCTCACAAGGACTGGTGGAACAAGGAGCTGACCATCCCGGATGATCTGTTGACCCTCAAATTTAGCAAGCCTGAGTCTGACTCTGAGGTTACTGACCAGGACGTCGAAGAGATTCTGGATGAGGACTGACAGGTCTGCATCTATCCCCAGGAACAGGTAGAAAGGAACCAAGATGCTTGCAGCCGTACCCACCCCGCCAGCTATTCCTCTCGGAGTTGTTTTCCTGCTCCTGATTTCCATTCCGGTGATCGTGGCCTTGACCGGCCGCTATAACCGAAAGAGGAACGAAGCTCCACGCGCCCTCGATACCGTACCGCCTTCGCCAGACAGGCTGAGATTTCTAGGTGGTCGTGTCCCCATCTTTCCTCCTTCGCCTTCTGGTCGTGAGGAATTGAGCTATGTTGTAGCTATATTGACCCGGGGGCAATCCATGAATGAGATTCTCGACAGTGTGGAATGGCCGGAGCTACATTCTTATGGACGTTGACCTAGCAAGTATGAATCTGCGCATAGGATCTCATTGTGGACCCGGAGGCAAGTTGTGTCTCGCCTCTCTTGAGCAGGCCCTAGATCAGGGAGCTACGGCGCTGCAGATGTTTGCAGGGAACCCGCAGCGTTATTGGCCTTCATCGTCTACCTCTGATGAGATCTTCGCGGAGTATAAGACCAAGGGTGCTGGTGTGTACTCGATGATCCATTCGGTCTACATACTAAATGCATGCGAGAAGCCAGATCAGAGGAATGCTCGCATGACCCGTCACTCTCTCGTCAAGCAGCTGGTCTGGGCGGAGCGCGCTGGTTGCAAGTCCCTTGTTTTCCACCCTGGTTCAGCCAAGGAAAATGATCGCGGTGATGCTGTTGGTTGGCTTATTGAGGCGGTCACGGAAGTGATGACTGACTACGAGGGTCCTGTAAGATTGCTCTTGGAGAACAAGGCTGTAAAAGATGAGAAACTGACTGGAATTACAGGTTCTCAACGGGGCATTACAGGGAACCTTCTTGAGCTGGCGTGGATTGTGGAACAGATAGGTTGCGACCGCGTTGGAATCTGTGTTGACACAACTCATTGCTTCTCGTCTGGCTATGATGTCCCTGCTATGATTAGTGCGATCAAGGATCCTCACGTTTGGCCAAAGACGGACGTGATACACTTCAACACCCCCGACCCTGGAGTTAAGAAGGGATCTGGCACGGACCGTCATTCCTCCCACTTCGAAGATGGTGTGTTCAGCATGAAACACCTTGCTGATCTCTTCCAGGCTTTGAAAGAGAAGGTCCTGATTCTTGAGGGGACGCCTGATTTCCCCGCAGATTTGGTCTGGCTTCTCCGGTGGGAGTTGGAAAGCCGTGACGGCGAAGGACCGACCTTGCCGCCCCAGGTTGAGGGTGCCGTTGATCCTTCCGAACATCACGACGCCTCTGCGATTCCGTGATCTTTGCGCGCGAGAACACAGTGTAGTAGTACCTAAGATGGCAGATTACGAGCCGCTTCCCCTTAAATATAGACCACGCGACTGGACCGACCTAGTTGGTCAGGAACATGCGGTCCTGGTACTTCGGAAGTCCCTAGAGGATGGTCGTGTTTTCCATTCTTACATATTCTGCGGCGTAGCAGGATCGGGCAAGACGTCTGCGGCGCGCATCTTCGCAATGGCTCTCAATTGTGAGAAGCAGGAGAATGGAAACCCTTGCCTTGAGTGCAACTCTTGTACGTCTGCTCTGGCGTTCAAGAACCCCGATGTGGTAGAGATTGACGGCCCAAGTCATGGATCGGTCGCCCATGTTCGCGACCTACGACAACGAGGATTGTATTCTCCGACCTATGAGAAACGAGTGTTCATCATTGACGAGGTTCACTCGCTGTCTCGTGACGCTTTCGAGGCCCTGCTTAAGATTTTGGAGGAGCCCCCATCTCATGTCGTCTTCATCCTCGCTACCACCAACCCCGAGAAAATACCGGCTACGATCCACAGCCGGTCGATCACCCTTGACTTCCGGCGTCATACTGAGAGCGATGTTAATGCTCGTCTGCGATACGTCGCTGAGTCTGAGGGAGTTGATCTTACTCCTGATGCTGCTGAGATTATCTCTCGATATGCCGACGGTTCGCTCCGCGACAGCCTCACGCATTTGGATCAACTCGTCACCGCACATGGATCTGTGGAACTCACCGCAGACCTCTGTGCTCAGACCCTCGGCGTTGTCTCAGGTACTGAGCTCCTCTCCATCATGGAGAAGGTCCTTGCCAGAGATGCCCCCGGATTGGAGCGCGTCCTCCTAACAACTTTGGAGAGAACGACCGAGTTTGGGCTGGTGGTACGGGCTATCACTGATTGGTACCGTGATGTACTACGGTACCAAATGGGTGCAGACGTTCAGAGATCTGGGTCTGAGAACGACCTAATTGCCTCCTTCGCCGATGTCATGAACCCGACGACTGTTGAGCAGGCGATCAAGGTGACTTGGGAGATGGCCGACCGGGTTAAGTATTCATCCTCAGCACCGAGAACGTTCTTCCTGACGGGTCTATATCGCCTAATGATGTTGACCGATGGAACAGTAATGCCCCAACCTGATTCTGCTGTACCGCCTCCTGCCGATGAGCGCGTACCAGTACCCACACAGGCAACTGGTGCCACCCCTTCTTTCAAACAGAAGGACACCACAGATCTTGAGGCTGAGCTTGCCGCTCTCGAGGGTCGTGAGTAGAACTATCACAAGCTGAGAACCTCAGCTTCTTCTGCTAACCTCAACACGCCGAAGCCAGTTGCGCTGGCTTCCCCATTAACCCACAATCGTTGATCTCACTGAGATCAGGAGGAAGTCATGAGTTCACACGCTCTATCAGTCTCAGGGTCTCGCGCCCTGAGCACTACGGTTAACGACCCCCAACGGACTTCGGCCTCAATGCCGTCGAAGCCTGGTGATTTGGTCAACGCTCAGATCCAATCTTTCAAGGAGATTGTGATCACTATACCTGCCGATGGCGCTGTCATCGAGCGGTATCGAGCAGCGGACGGCTCGATTGTCCAGATCCTCAAAGTTAGGGCCCCCCTCAAGGAGGATGGTGAGCGAGGTAACAGTCCAGTATCTCTAACGCTCGAAGCGTCGTCTGGTGACGGAGGCGACCCGCCCGCTGGTTACTATCCTCATACCAACATTGCTGCTAGGAAGCAGCCGGATGACTGGTCTCCTTTCTCGTTTTACACCGAAGAGCGCGACCTAGACGAGACTATTGATCTGGCGATCCCTCCGACTGAGCCGGACGAGTCTTAGATCTCAATCAAACCGATAGCGGGAGTCCTCTGCTGCTGTACAAGTAGGTGGTGGAGGACTCCCTCGGTCTAAGATCGCTAGACGATGGCCTGCAAGCTGAGTACAGGCGGCTCATGGCTGAGGCCAAGCAAGAGTTCCGGGTTGTTGAGGGAGTTCATGTTGTTCATGATGTTCTGCTGGAGCGTTACTGCTTCATCTATGTTCTCATGCGGTCGATGGAGGTTGACCCAACGAACATGGATATGCAACGCTACAACCAGCTGCTGGGCACGTGGCTAAAGATAGCCACTGACCTATTAAACTCTTACCATTCTCTCTACACCAAGACTGTAGTTGAGGATTTGTTTGTTGAGAAAGTTATGTCTATCATAACTGAGGATATAACTGACCCTGAGGTCTTGGCTCGAATCAAGCATAGGTTCGAGAACATTGGCCGCGAGGAGTCCTAGCTGGCAAGGTCGAGCGGTTAGTCACCTTGACGAGGTTATCGCTCGCCGTCGTGCTGCTGAGGATTATCACCCACAAGAGGGCGAACTTCTAGAATCGGGAGTTAACCCAGAAGATCGCTCTATATTCGCAGAGGAACCAGTTCCTCTGGATGTGTTCATCCGAGACAAGGGCTACCTGGGCGCACCGCGTTTGTCGGATGAGCAGTTTAGACTGATCGCTCTAGGTGAGGCGATCTATTTCCCTCAGACCTTCAAGCTCCTAGATTGGGGATACACCGGCGAGGATTGGTGGCGCCCCAACTATACTGAGCTTGTAGCAGAGTGGGGAAAGGGAAGCGGCAAGGACTTTTGCGCCCGTATTATATGCTGCCGCATCCCTTATCTGTTGATGTGTCTAGCTGATCCGCAGGAATACTACAATCAGGATGCCGCCTCGGCGATAGACATTCTGAATGTGGCTGTTTCCTCCCGACAGGCCAACGACATCTTCTTTGAGCCGTTCAAGAGGATGATTGGAGAATCCCCTTGGTTCTCTGACAAGTATGACCCTAAGCAAGGGAAAATACTCTTCGACAAGAATGTTACCTCTCACTCTGGGCACGGCGAGCAGGAGTCTTTGGAGGGATTCAACCTTATGCTTGGAGTTGCGGACGAGATAGCAGCTTTCAAGACTAAAGAGGAGACACGGGCTCGTGTCTCTCCACGTGCGGCGCAACACTCAGCTGATGCGATTGCTGGGATGATGCGTTCATCTGGTCAGTCGCGGTTCCCTGGTATTGCTAAGGTGTTGTACATCAGCTACCCACGATATCGTGGGGATTATATTGAGCAGATGTATGAGAAATCACTGACTGAGCCCTCAATGTATGGATCGAAGAAAGCTACTTGGGAGGTTAACCCAACCAAGAAGCAAGAGCACTTCGTTGAGGAGTACCGAAAGGACCCAGATGAGGCCGAAGCCAAGTATGAGTGTAAACCACCAGCGGCCACAAATAAGTTCTTCCGGAACGATAAGGCTATTGAGCATGCTTTCAAAGTGCCAAAAGACCGCACCAAGACGATGGTTTCGGAGCCCGTAGACGACCTTGGGTTCCTCATGCCCGATTGGAGGCCTGAGCATGAGAAGCCGATGTGTGGTCATATCGACCTTGCTCTTACCAAAGACCGAGCTGCTATAGCATTATGTCACATGCAGGATTGGAACATTCGTGTCACTGCAGATGGGCATGAACTTAAACAGCCTATCATCTTTGTTGATCTGATCACTTCTTTCTCAGCTGCGGAGCTCCATGTATCAGAGCTGGACATTGATATCATGGAGGACCTGGTTTTGGAGGTTATGTTGCGTGGTGGTCGTGTTCGCAAGATTACGGCTGACCAGTTCCAGTCCAGGCACATGTTGCAGCATCTGCAGAAACAGGGAATTGAATGTGAAAACAGATCGGTAGACCGTGACCTGTCAGCTTACAACGTCCTCAAGTCAGCTATTTATCAGGGTAGGATGGCGGCGTACTATCGCGAGCGGGTAGTAGCCGAGCTCAAGGGAGTGAAACTACTCAACGGAGTAAAGGTGGACCACGAGCCCGGTGCCTCAAAGGACGAGGCAGATGCACTTGCTGGTGCTGTAACTGGTGTGACCGAGATGGTGTTTGAGAACATTGCAGCTGAGATTGAGGGTGGTCATGAGGGATGGGCTGACGATTCGTCATGGCACGACCCTGCTCGGTCAATGCATCCTTGGAGCAAGCGAGCCTCTTTTGCAGCAGCTGGAGTCCCGCTAGGGGCCCGCCCGCGATCGAGATGATCGACACCGTTCTGCATCCAGCTTGAACTAATGGGTAGTAGATGAGATCGATCCTGCTGTCCTCTATGGAGGTTTCTGAATGGCAACGATAAGTGCCGGGCAGGGCCACCGCTCTGATGCAGAGAAGAAGCGTCTCTCGCAGCGGGGCCCGAAACCCTCACCCGCTCTTCGCAAATCACGACCGCTTGGCAGGCAAGGTGGCGCTCCGAAAACGAAGCAGCCACGTGCCACGGGCAAGCAATACCCAGGGAGCTGATCTAGGTGGCAACCACCTCATATGGGTCAATGACTTCCAACCGCATTGACCGGAAACCGTCGAATTCAAAGCGGTTCTCGGGCGGCGCCAAGAAAGTCACAAAGGCTAAGTCAGGTAAAAAGTAGGCCCCTAGTGGCCCATGGCTACTCTAAATCGGTGGGGATGAATACCTCACCGGTTGGGTCCTACGAAGGCCTGAAACTTGTAGGTGAGGTTTGAGCACTCGCCTATCACCTGCGTGGCACCGTGGCGAGGCTGCAACTTTTTCCCGCATGGTTGGGGTGACCTCAGCGGCGCCTATTGACCATGAGGATCCAGTTCATAAGGAGCGCCTGGCAAGGTACGATCGAAACATCGGCTATTACCAGGAGGCTCAGTACGAAGCGGAAAACCTCCGAGCTTTGGAGGTTAATGACTTTCTATCTTTGCGTGTCAACTATACATCTGTGATAAGAAGGTCTGTTGACATGAAGTCAGACTGGCTCTTTGGGATCCCGGTTGGGATCCGTGGAATCCCTCTTGATGAGAACGGCGTTCCAAAAGAGGGTCAGAAAGAAGACACGGCCGAGATAAAAAAGATGAAGGCCCGCGTTGCCAGGATGAGGAAGTATAATCACCTAGATTTTTGGGACTGGGTAATGTGCATCATGGGTAAGACCTGTGGAGACTTCTTTGTTTTGGTTGAGGCCCAAGCGGACGATGAGGTTCCATCAATATCTTTGCAGGATCCTTCCTATGTATTCCCTGATTATCCTGAGAACGTTAACTTACCAATGCGCGCGTGTCAGATCCAATACGTTGTGGACCGAGAGGGCGCTGCTGTTGATGAGGAATCACTGAGCACCGTTCGCATAACGGAAGATTATCGCCTGGAGTTGAAATCTTCTGGTGGGTCGGACGTCTTTGACGAGCTAGACGTCCTCGATGATCGACGTCTTACAGAGTATGTCCAGAGGGTACTTCGAGGCGAGAACCCCGAAGACCTAGAAATAACTTGTGTCTACCGGAAGTTTGAGGATGACAACATGGTTGAGGGCTCGAAACGAGACCTCGGCGTTCCTGTTATCCCTATTGTCCACGGCCGGAACAAGTATATTTGGAACACTCGCTATGGTGATGATGATGTTGGAACGCTAATCCCAAAGACAGAGAAGTACAACGAGATGTTCTATTACGCGGAACGTGTAGCCAGAATCAACGCCCATGCCAAACTGTTCTTGTCGGGTGTTCGGAAGGAAGATGGCGCCCTACGAACTGACTTCGATGACGTGATCTATGGCGGCGAGAATTCTTCGGCCACTGTTCTTACAATGAACACTGATACAGCGGTCATGCAATTTGTGACTGATGCCCTTGACCGAGAGTTACATCTAGATGCGCACATACCGCCGATTGCAGAGGGTGAAGCTGAGTCCGGCTTTGGCGCTACGCCGTCTGGATTGGCCTTGCTGATTCGGTATGGTCCTCTCCAGGCAGTCACAAATCGTGCACACAACCCATACGCTGATGCCCTATCTGCTACGTACATGCTCGCTCTCATCTTTGATGAGATGGTTATCAAGGGCAAGCAATATGGTGCGGAATACAAGTATGACACCTGGGCCTTTGACTATGACTGGTGTAATATGATGCCACAGGCCATTGGTGAGATCATTAGCGATATGTCACTAGCAACTGGTGGCAAACAGATTCTCTCGACTAGGACGGCACAGGAGAGGATTCCTGGCATTGATCCTGAGACGGAGCAAGATCGACTGCAGGACGAGATCGCGAAAGCGGCGCAGCTCTCTCTTGAATCTCCGCTATCCCCTTCAGAACTGAATGGAAACGGCCTCCCTGCCTTCCCAGTACGAAGAGCACCAGAACCAGCGGCCTAACTTGTGGCGGCGCTAGATGATCTCTTAAGGGTCATTCCGGTCCACGAGAAAGAGCGGCTGCAACTGGCATCTCTTGCACAGCGAGAACTCCTTGAATTCTATGCCACCGCTCATGCCGACATCCTCAAGTACTTTGAAGGACTCTTCCCTACTACTGATGGGATCCAAGGTGCACTCTCCCCTGCAGAGTACTTTGAAGCTTCACGCATGTCAGCCCTCTCGAAGTTTATCGAGGCCCGTGCGGCAACTCTCAACACGGCTGTTGCTCATGCCATGGCCAACGCAGCTGATAACATTCGTGACCTTGTCATCACGCAGGTGGCGAAAGAGGCGAAAGCGTTGGGGTTGGATCCGCCCATCTTCGGGACGCCGGATCCCCGGCTTCTGGAGAGGACCATTGACGACGCTGTCTCCAGGATCAAGGAATGGAACAAACAATGGTCCCCGGACATGTTGCGCAATATACGTGAAGGGCTACTTCGCGGCGAGTCTTATCGAGAGCTTGCAGCTAGAGCAACCTCGACCAAGAAGATTGCTCAAGGGAAATCCTCTGCTGTCGCTCGCGCAAGAGCCCACATGCTCGCCAACATACGTTTCTCCGTCGTTGCAGCGTCTAATCAGGCTCGGCAGCAGTCTTATGAAGGAGCTCAGAAGGAAGGCATCAAAGTCCAGAAGATGTGGTGGAGCGCAATCGGTTCCTGTTGCTTCTCATGTGCAAAGCTCCATGGAACGATTGTTGACATGGATAAGGATTTCCCTTGGAAATCTATTGGGATCAAGCTCAAACCGTATAAAGGTGAACTTGCTCATCCGCCCCTTCATCCAAATTGTCGTTGCAGGATCATACCCGTCACCCTTGAGATATTTGACGCCATAGACATGGATCAGATCAAGATTACCAAGACCAATAGGTTGGAGACTCTAGCCCTAGCGGGTATACGTTAGTTGGAGAGTCTGCTATAATAGATCACCATGGGATACAGTGACGAGGCAAGACAGAAAGCTGCACTAGCGAGGAAGATAAAAAGCCGCATGGGGCAGGCCGCCTATGAACTCTTCAAGAAGACCGGCCGAGTGCCTCCTGGGCTTGACAAAGCGAAACCAGGCGCCGGCAACAAGGGGCCTTCAAAGCAGGCGAAACGAGCTGCGGCCAAACCACGGCTGCCTAGAAAGGATCTACCTGAGATTCCTTCTTCGCTCGCTAAACGCCTTCCTCCTCTGAGTGATACTCGTTTCATGAAGTCTATGCAATCCAAAACTCACTCAGAGGAGGAGTTGACTGCTCTCGCTATTGCCCAGGCCCGCCAGGCTCTTCCTGATGAGGCGGTTGTCCAGCATTACAAGGACACTGGTGTGTTCAAACGCCGCGGACTTTCGCACAAGGCAGTTCGTGATATCAGAGATAAATGGCACGATGGTGAACCAATTCCTCTGTGGGCTGTTCCAGTAGGAACGGATGTAGCTGTATACAGAGACGACGATGATCCAACCCCGATGGTTGTTGGTCGAGTGGTTGGGTTCCAGGAACGTCATCCACTTGAGGAATCGGGTAAGCCGATGAAGGTGTCGGTTCCGTATACAATTGTACAAGCAGATGGGAAGTTCTATGAGTACCCAGCGCTGCTTGGCGGAGGTCCTAGATCACCACATGCGGTGCACCCAAGCTTTGCGGCTATAAAGCCTTTGTTGCGTCATCTAGATTATATTCCTAAGACTGGCTGGCGCTTCCCAAACTTTTACAAGGGCCCCGATGCAGGTGAGTCTGATGCTCCAGAGGATCTGGAGCGGCTAGCTACAGGGATGACCAGAGCGTACAACTTTGCTCGAAACAAGGGTAAAAGGAAAGACTGACTATGTCCACAAGACCTGCTGACAGTCTGAACGATGATATCAGAACGGTTCTGCGCGAAGTTGCAGATGCCCGAGGTGTCTCGGTGGATTCCTTAACTGCACTCGAACTGCAGTCCATTGGTTACGGTTTTAGAGTTGCTGCGGACCTCGAAGGTGGGAGCCGCAGAATGCTTTCCTTGGCAGATGCCGTGGATGAGCTGTCAACCTTGGACAAAGAGGCAATCTTGTATCTGGAGGAACTTGCCAGAACACCCCTTGAGTCCGGTTAGCTCCGTCTTGTTGAGATAGTCGCAGTGTAATTCTTGGTCTGGCTGTTGCACTATCGTTTCTGAGGTCGTATCACATTCAGAAGCCGCAGCCAGTACGGTTGCCCGTCTCCTGGTAGTCTAGAACGACGGTTGAGCTCGATCAGACGCCCATTCAGGGCGTTTTGTCATGTCGTTCTAGAACCGGAGGCTCCTCATCACTGTTGTAAGACGCACCATCTGTTTTCTTAGTGGCGGTGCCTCCCTTGACACGAATGAGAGGGAGTATGCGAGACGCCACTGAGCGCCCGGACTTGTTCTCCGATAATCCTGCGGAGCGCGAGAGAGCACGGGAGGAGTACAAACGTAAGCACGGGATGTACCCAATCGCAGGAGGTGCAGACCCAGAGGACGAGGAGACTCCCGCAGAGACTCCGCCTGAGGAGCAGCCAAAACCGGGCGACGAGGAGACTCCCGCAGAGACTCCGCCTGAGGAGCAGCCAAAACCGGGCGACGAGCCTTCTGCTGAGGAGGAGCCGGAAGCCGACGATGAGCAAACCCAGCAGTTCTTGGAGGAGTTGCTCACCCTTCCGGAGATCAAACAGGTAATTCGTCGTGCTGCAAGTGATGCCGCGAAAGCGGCTGGTGCGGAGATGAAAGAGATCCGCGACGAAATGCAGGACGAGTTTGATGACCGCTTCGATGAGATCTCCAAACAGCTGAAAGAGGGCGCTATTTCACAGCGCCAGGCCGAGCGTAGAGTACGGGAGGCTGCTGCCGAGATCGCGGAGGAGGCTAAAGATAAAGCTGAGGAGGCAGGCGAACAGACCCCTCCCCCACCTCCCGAGCCAGAGGAGCCTATAGCAACTGATCGCGAGGACAGACAGAAAGCTCGCGAGGAGCGTCGTGAGAAACGCCGCCGAAAGCAGGAAGTTGATTTGTACCGTCGCGAAGCTTTGCTTGACGTCGACAAATCAAAGATGATTGTTGAGATGGTTGTCGTAGGAGATGACACAAGCGAGGACGACGTCGACGAGATGATTGAGCAGGCGCAGACGGCCTACAGCAAACTCCGAAAGAAAGTTATCAAAGACCTCCGCGCCGAGGGTTGGCGCGGACCTAAAGACCCTACTCCGGAGGATGAACCCGTCCCTGGACGCCGCGGCGCTGAGGACGAGGAGACATCCCCGCCAACTCGCGATAAATCGACGGGTCCTGGTCTAGATAAGGCGCGTAAGGAGGAGCTGCGCGACCGCTTTGACTATGGCGACCGCGGCGGATCTGACCGCGAAAGGCCTCCTGTGGGAGCACGCCGATGACCACCAAGCTTCGAAAGAAGACAGGGCACAGTCCTGTTCCTTGTAAACAAAGCCGACTGCCAGACAAGGGGCAGTCAAGGAGGTATGCCTAAAAATGGGCATGTCAAACAATGATTACAACTGGCGCCTAGTCGCGGCAGAAGCAATCGAGGAAAATCGTGTTGTCACGATCAACTCGACCGGCAAGGCAGCCAAAACGGGTGCGAAACCAGTAGGAATCGTACCACAGCCCATCGCCCAGGGCGAGCGGGCACCAGTGATGCGCGGCGGGACCGTCTCAGGTCTCTCTGGTTTCACTGCGGGCGACAAACTCCGCGGCCAGTCAGACGGAGTGCTTGGCACGGCGGGATCAAACCCAGTCGTTGCTGTCGTCAAGTCTGAGGATGCGTCGACTGCTGTTATCCTTACTGGGAATCTAGACGCTGCGGTATAACCCCCACGAGAACCACGATCCTGCATCATCCCAGAGCGCTATGACGCTAGACCGCAAACAGCTAATTCTAGGAGGAAACGTCCGTGGCTAAACGTATCATGGACTCCAAGAACCAGCTGTGGACCAACGATTACGTTGATCCCAATGAGCTCTGGAATGACTACCAGGACTCTCTGGAGGACTACAACGCAACGTCCCACGGCCTGGTTGATCTCCTGACGTTCAGGACGGAAGACAAGACGTTCTCCGTGATTCAGGGCGCCATGGAATTTGAGGAGTATGGCGACTTCACCCTGCCTGACTCTCAGGACCTGACGTACCTGGAGTTGTCCGTCGGCATCAAGGACTTCGACCTGAGGATCGCCTACACCTGGGCACGTATCCTGGAGTCGACTTCTGCGGAGCTCGACGCCAGGCACTCTGGTGCTTTGCAGGCTGACACTCGCTTGATTCTTAAGCAAGTAGTCCGTGCTGCTCTCACCAAGGAGGGCTTGACCCTCAAGGGGGTAACGTCCCCCGCGTTTTACAACGCGGATGGAACCATCCCTCCTCCTGTGAAGAACACAACTTTCACGGGATCTCACTCGCATTACCTGGTTTCTGACGAAGTAAACCTGAAATCAGGTGACCTGGACCTGCTTGAGGATGACCTGACGGAGCATGGCTTCATCACGGACATCATCCTCATGATCAACAAGGCCCAGCAACGCACCATCGAAGGATTCACTAACTTCGTGCCTGCGAAGGACCGGGTCCATGACATCAAATGGATCAACCTGGTTGGTGACCCCTACATTGGCTCTTACGGAAGGGCCGCGATTTTGGTGGAGGACTGGATCCCCTCGGGGTACATGTTCGAGTTCTCGGCCCAAGGCAATGGCGCCCAGCGTCCCATCGCCTTCCGAGAGTCCACCAACAGTGCTGCTCAGGGCCTGATCCTGCAGCGCGGATCCAACCCTGAGTACCCGCTCGCTGACTCCTTCTACTACCGGAAATTTGGTGTGGGTGTACGTCAGCGTGGAAATGGTGTTCTCATGCAGATCACCAACAACGCAACGTACACCAGCCCAACGATCTAAGCAAATGGCCAAGTCACTCCCAAAGGACAAATTCCCAACGCCTATGGCGAGCGGAGCGACAAAGCCTGCTACGCCCCTCAAGGGGCGAGGGTCCATGGGCTCGCTGGAAGATGAATCACCGAACGAGGTCCCAGCACCCGAGAGAAATGCCCCGGTCGAGCGCCTTGCAAATCATGGCCCGGCCGGGCCATCCTCTCATCAGGACGGTAGAACCGTCACTACGTAGAAAACGCGGTAGACTGCACGACAGCTAACGCGTCCAACCACTGGACGAGAAGGAGAACCAAGATGGGCGAGACCACAGAGGACGGCATTCAGATCAAGAGGGAGTCCCAGACAGCAACGGGTGAGGGCTCCCTTCTTGATAGGGTTCCTGAGAAGGATCCGCAGACTGCCCGTGACGACAGCAACTTCTTTCGATCAGCTGTCATCGTCCGTCTCGACACGATCATTGATCTGTTGGGTGGAGGCGAGAATGCACAGGATTTGCTTGAGGCTATCAACAAGAACACGAAAGCCCAGTTGATCCTAGTTAAAGCCCTCACTGAGCAGGCCAGCGACAAAGAGACGACCGCCGACACAGCTGATCCACCAACAGGTTGATCCTCGCGGCACTAGCCGCTGAGACAAATGGCAGAGAGCTTTGTACAGGTCGCAGCTGGCCAGACCGGCGAAAGGATCCGAACAGCTCGGAAGGTCATTGGGGGGAATGAAGTACACGAGGAGTATACTGTCACTGATGTTCCATGGACAGTGCTCGGTTCGTACTTCATGTCTGAATCGTTCATTGGTAAAACTGGCCTTGGAACCAATGGGATTCTAGCTGCTCTACTGCGCCCTACCTCAGCTAAAGGTGACATTGTAGTACGGAAAGTCATTTGCGGCTGGTATAATCAGAGCGCCGCAACCACGAATACGATTCGGATGACTCGGTCTACGGCACTAGCCGCAACCGCGGGTTACCTGACTACAATTGGAAAGAAGGATACCCGCTCAGCCAACTCCGAAGCTCGCTTCTTCAAAACTCCCTCTGGAGTGACTATGTCTGCAGGCGAGCTAAATGCTTCGATTCCTTTACAGGTTAAACCGTCGACCACTGGAAACATCACCTACTTCGAGGATGCGTTTTCACAGGCTGCAGAGCCGTTCATTCTTTTGTCAGGTGAGGCTCTGGTTCTTTACCAGGAAGCCGCTGGTTCTGCTACAGAGATCTGGCAACTTGGTTTCGAGTGGCATGAGGTTTCGCTTTGAGCGATGCTTATGTTACTCGACCAGCTGGCCCCTCTGGCCCTCTAACTAGGGCTTCACTAAAGGAACCAGCAGGTGTTGAGGTTAAAGAGCCTCACGTAGTCCCTTCTGTGCCGTGGGCTATCTCTGCCAGCTACAGATTTGCTGGAGCTGCCTGGCCTACTGGAGGATTGACCTCCCACAACAAACGACCTCTGATGATTGGATTGGCAACCGGCGCTACAGCTGGTACCGCAATCGTCGTGAATAAGGTGTCGGTTGGGATGCAATCCGATGGAACTGCTGGTGCCGACATTGAGCTTGTGCTAGCTCGATCGTCGGTGATAACTGGTGGGACTTCGATTACAAAATCGAATATACCGAAGCTTAAGAGCACAATGTCGAACTCTGTTGCTGATATAAGATACGGTGCTGAATCGACCCTGGGACAGATACTGAGGGTGTGGCAACATAAGGCTACAACCGGCATGCAGTTCGCTCCAAGTCGATATCCTGTATTGGAATACGATCGCACTGAATGGATGGACATGCCTGTTCTCGCACCTGGTGAGTATCTAGCGCTTGCAACTAGACTTTCTCCGAACATAGGTGTCTCACCTAATGGCCATGAGCGATTGGTCTTCGAGCTTGCCTGGGACGAGGTTGTTCTTTGATTTGAAAGTGTTAAGGCTTTGTCGTGATCCTGCATCCTAGAAGGAGGAACTAAACCCATGGCAGGAAACCTTTCTGATTACGCGGAGAAGCGTCTCCTAGATCACATTCTGGGAACTACTTCATACACGAAACCCACTGTTTACGTTGCTCTCTTCACGGCCGACCCTGGTGAGGCTGGTCCAGGAACTGAGGTTTCTGCCTCGGGGACGGCTTACGAAAGGAAGAAACTATCGGCAACGGCAGCCACTGAAGGAGCCGGTAGCACAAGTAATTCGGAAGACATTGTCTTTCCTGTTGCGACAGCGAACTACGGCAGCAAAGTAACACACGTAGTGTTGCTGGATTCACCTAACGTGGGTGAAGGAAACCAGCTCTGGCATGCCCCTTGGAATGCCGAAAAGACCATCGAAGCAGGTGACCAGTTTGTCGTTGAAAAAGGGAAACTAGTCTTCAGCATTGACTGACGAAGATGGCTGTAAGGACTATCAGCAAAGCTGGTGGGAATTGGAAAGACACAACGTCTTGGGTCGAGGGCGTTGTGCCTACGGCTGCTGATGATGTAGTGGCAACTGCCGAATCCGGGAACCTAACGTTGACCGAAGGAGGTAATTGCAAATCAATCGACTTTACTAACTATACAAAAACATTTACGCACAACTCAGGAATCAGCCTCACAATAGGTGGTAACGAAGGCGGCTCCTGTAAATTTGTACCGGGGATGACTTACGTAGTTGGCTCGTCCAGCTCCAACATTGGATTTAATGCTGGTGGCACTAATCCAACAATGTTCCTTACGACAGCTGGTAAGGAACTTGGGAAAGTAATCATCAGTCAGTGTAACCTTAAGCTAGAAGACAACCTTAAACTCAAAGGAGTCCTAGAAGGTCTGAATGCATTTCACCTTGATGCATCCGCCTGCACTGAAATTACGCTCGAAAGATTCCAAAAGGTCTCTGCCAATCCGACCTCGATCAAAAACGGTAACACGGTCTGGAATGTATTTGGTACCAGCGGCGTGCTGATGGAGCTTGCAGCCGAAGGCGGACTCACATTTGAAGAAGGGGCCAAAGCGACAATCAAAGTGACTTCCGCTAGTGCATCGACCCGAACAATAACGTTCGGGACGAACACGATTGGCACGGTCACCTACGAAGTTAACGGCAGCACCGGCTCGCTAATGTTGACACATACTAATGCAACCGTCAATACCATTAACTTCCTCGACGCTAACAATGCCCGTACTCTTCAGCTATCTGCAACGCGAACATTGAAAGTAACTGATTTCAATGTTAAAGGATCGGCCGGGAAACTGATGACGGTGAAATCGCAGACCGGTGGTAGCAAAACAACCTTGGAAAAGACTTCTGGTGTAGTTGAGTGTGACTATATCTCGCTACAAGACTGCAAAGCCCAGGGCGGTGCGCTGTGGTTTGCAGGCGCCAACTCGACAATTGGCACCAATGTGGAAGGTTGGCTCCGCTCCCGTCAGAGAGGTGAATCTACCCTCAGTGCCTCGGCCACGCTGACAGCTAGCGCTTCGCGAAAAGCCGGAGGTTCTGCTTCACTAGCGACCACTGCGTCTCTGACAGCTTCTGGGACTCGCCGCGCGTTTGCGGGTTCCTCTCTCAGTGCATCGGCCACGCTTAATGCAACGTCGGTACGACGTCAGTTCAGCTCTGCTGATTTGTCTGGTTCTGCATCGATGGATGCGACAGCTGGTAGAATCTTGCGGGCAGCTGGGCACATGGAAGCGACTGGCTACATGTCTGCCCAGGGGGTTGCCCGGCGTTTTGGACGTTCACAGCTTTCAGCGTCGGCTGGATTGGATGCTGAGTGTGCTGCAATCAGATTTGCGCAAGCTTCTTTAACGGTCGAAACGACTATGGTTGTGACCCCTGTACGCCGCCGAATTAGCACTGCGGTGCTTGAATCATCTGCCTCCCTCAAAGCCACAGCAAAACGCCTTAGTGGTGTGGGTTCGGCGTCAGCGACGGAGGAGCTGCTGGCGACTGCTAAAGTCTCATCAGCTGCTGTAGGTTCAGCGGTAGTCTCTGAGGAGAACTTGTCATGAGTATTGACAGAGGAGATATAACAAAACTTAGGTTCGAAGTACGGAATGCGGTTGAGAATCTGGCAGACCCCGATGAGATCATTCTGATAATTACTCCCCCAGATGGGGTGCAGATTGAAAGGAAATGGCCCGAAGGATCTGGCATAACTCATGAGTCGACTGGCATTTTCTCTACTCTTGTGGAGGCAACTCAAGCCGATGGTTGGGATTATAGATGGGAAACCATTGGCGCAATTGAGTTGGCCGAGAGTGGCAGTTTCTTTGTTGAGGGTGACGCATTTGAACAACTTCCTGAAGCATGGTTTACAGTGCGCCAGCTAAAGGATACTCACCCACAGTTCAAGAAACTACAGGATGTAAGTGAGACTTATGCCAGGAGCACGGTCATTCCGAAGGCTGAAGATTTCGTGACCAAGTTCATTAGCCCATCAGAGGGCTGGTCATCAACTACAGTTCCTCCTGATGTGCGCCGTGTTGCTATGAATTATGCGGTGAACAGGATACTTGCTGACGACGAAAATATACGCATAGCCCAGGCTCGTGGTCAACCCAGATTTACAGTTGCGGGCGATGAGGTTGTCCTAGACTTGAGTTTGAACCGCAATCCACTGCTGTCTCTTGAGGATGAGCAGATCCTAATGGACTGGAGAGGAAAATACAACCAGTCCACGCACACTGACAAGATTGTCGTTGCTAGTGAGGGCGATAAGTATGACGAGGCGCCTGGTGGCGGGTCGAAACCTGCCACGGATTACGTCAGAAGAGATCGCATACCTCCATACTTTGCAGGCCAGTAATGTCTGACAAGGCCATGTGGCTCGACACTATGACCTTTGTCCGGCGTGATCAGACTGGACTTGACGCAACCACTCGTCTGCCTAAATTTGACGAAGACAAAGTGCTTGAGGGCGAGCCCTGCGACCTCTCTGTGTTCAAACGTCGCAAAGCGGTAGAGGGTCCGAACGGAACCACCTATATGATGGTGCTTGTTCATCAGCTAAAGATACATCCCGAGGATCCTACCAATGTCCCTGACGAGGACGACTTGGTGGTAGTCAATGGCACCAATTACAAGGTCGAAGAAGTGGAGACCTTCTTCGACGGTGGATCTGGAGAATATAGAGGATCTAGGCTGTTTCTATCAGCACCGGAGACCACTTGATGTGCTTGTTGAGATTGAGTGGGAAAAGGAGAAGTTCGACGCTGAAGTCCAGATCGCTAAAGAGCGGTTCATCGCGGCTTCTGTACGAGCTTTCAATCGGATGGGCCTGTATGTCGAGGCCAAAGCGGTTCAGAATGCCACTGTTAACACAGGCAGGATGGCAGGCACTATCCATAAGGAAGATGCCGAGCATGATGCTGCGACGTCAACGGTCACATGCATCGTTGTCGCGGATGCTGCTTACTCCATCTATGTTGAGCTCGGATTCCAAGGTCACTTTGTCCCTTTCCATGTTGCCGAAGACTTGTATTACCAGGCACTTCGTCAATGGGGTTGGAGGATACCCCCAAGAGATGCGGTTCCGACAGGCACGAAACACGTTGGGAAGAGATGGCTCATCCCACGCGGTCGTAAAAGACCAGTGTGGGGCGTTTTCGTCAAAGGTAAGGCTCGGCCGTTCCTCACCCCAGCACTTGATGACCTGTTCGACTCAGGTGTTTATGAGGAGATCCTCAAGGAGGAGTTTGAAAAAGCGCTAATATGACTTATGTTCCTCCACATCTGGCCGTCGTGCAGTTCTTGCTGGCTCTCCCAACTGATGAGCAAGCAAAGATTGCTGACACTAACACTGATTATGGCAGGCTTATCTTTCGCGATGCCTTGCCCCTGAAACTTTCCGGAACTGGCCTTCGAGCTGTTGTGCTCAAAGCAGGACCTGGTATAAATCCCTCTGTTCATGCTCAGGGATCAATTGTCAGTGCCTGCCTTTACGCAGATCATACCAGGGTAGATGGTAAACCTCCTGCAACGGAGGACGGGATCGACCGCGCCTGGGCCATGTTTGGGAACGTTGATGCTCATCTGCAAGCAGCTGATCCATTGACATCTGGTGCTGAGACGATGCAATCTGATCGTCAAGCGCAGCCGCTAGAAACATTTGACAGAGACCAAGACCTTCCGTACCTAGCTATTCCTTACAATGTAACTCTTTACGCCGAAAGATAGGAGCGCAAGTGACGCCAGCACCTGATTTCGCGGCACAGATCATGAACGCAAACCCTCACGATGCATCCGTTCATATACGTGTGCCGGCGAAGGGACCTTCTAACCGTGCCACTGGTTATGGAACGCACTTTGTGGAACTGGTTTTGGCGATGCTCCGTCTCGGCGCTGATGTCAACAGCTATCCCTATTTTTGTGAGCCACCGCTTCCACCAGAGTTCCTTGCTACGCTTGTAGAACCATGGGATTACGAAGCTGAGGTCGGAATCATAGTCGCAAATCCTATGCGCCTAGAGCGAATTGCGGCGCACACGATCGGAATAACTACCTGGGAGACGACTAGAATTCCTCCCACCGACTTCGGACGCTCACTAAGCGCGGTTGACGAGATCATAGTCCCATGTAAGGACAACATCGCCTTGTTCAAGGAGCTAGCCCCTGACATACCTTGCTCCTACTCGCCCGAGGGCGTGGACACCACCTTCTGGTCCGCCCGTCCCCGTGAGTGGGATGCTAAGCCGCTGAAACTTTGCATGTTCGGCGCACTCACTTATCGAAAGGGCATTGATATTGCCGTCGAAGCCTTCGCTGAGGCTTACGGTGATAATCCTGACGTCGAGTTGCATATCGCGACGACGTTTTATGAACTCCCGCAGTTTCGTACTCTGCCGGAACAGTTTAGCAATATCTTTGTTGAGTTCTTCGGATGGAAATCACGTGAGGAAGTACGCGACTTTTATTATGACAAGCATGCGTTGTTCGCTCCTTATAGAGGCGAGGGTTTTTACCTCCCAGGCGCCGAGTTTATGGCGACGGGCGGTATTCTTATAGCCCCAGACCAGATGGGAGCCGCCGCTTACCATGCCGTTGACAAAGGATGGGTAATTCCATCACATTGGGAGCCGGTAAAGCATTGGGGAACTTGGCATGGTGCCGACGCCGAACGTTACGGTGAGTGGTTGGCATACGACCAGGACGACGTAATACGGACCCTCGTTGATTTTGTTGAGTCGTCGCCTTCGATGAAGGCCCGGAAAGCAGAGAATGCAATTGGGCAGATGCCCTTCCTATGTGATTGGGATCGTCATGCTCAAGATGTTCTCGATCATGTTCTCGCAGCTTACCAGGGAGTGCCTCTTGGACGTGGCTGAGGCGCAGACTCCACAGGAAGTGAGTGCAACTCAGGATCTAACTGATGCTGTGGTAATGCGTGTCCGAGGCCGTCTCCCTGGAGCCCACGGGGTGCACATCATGCCTTCAAAGTCGCCGTTCGCTTCTATAGGGTTTTCCCTTGAGGGATGCGATCACATGTTCATGCTACGAAGAGATGCTGGGCTTTGGTACATTCGAGAGTGGACATGCGATGGACGACGTGAATCCTTGAAGGACCAGACTTTGTCGTCACCTAGGTTTGAGGCCTTGATCGCTTCCCTGCTTGGATACGATGACAAGCAACCTCGTGTTAGAATAGTGGACATGCGCTGCCCTGTAGATGGTCGTCGCCTATTTGGAAAGATGATAATCCAGGAGCCCCTGCCCACGACTGATTCAAACAACTTGATCGAGTTCTCTTGCCCACAGTGCAAGCGTGAGACGAAGAAAGTAACAATGCACTTGTACTCGACTGCAGGAGAGTTTGTTAAGACTGAGGCTATAGAGCCCTGGGTCCGTCAAGAATCAGGCAAGCCTTGGTTCGATAACGGGCAAAATGGCGGCTCGGAAGGAGGTGAAAACTAATGCCGACCAACATTATGGAGGGCTTCTCAGCCTCCCACGTTTCAATCCTTGACGGTGCCACATCCGCCGAGGACGCTGCACAGACTGTAGGTACTGACGTCTTTGGCGTCCGTTCTGCAGCTGTCGATCCCGACGTTGGGCAGTTCGACAACGAGGGTGATGACTCTATCCTGTCCAGCTGGTACTGGCTGAACTTCGCCACCTTGACTGTAACCTCCGGGTACATCTCGTTCCCGGTATTGGCCGCAGTCACTGGTAAATCTATCAGCTCCTCAGGAACAGGTTCATCCACGAAATTCGGGTTTGACCTGTGGCATGAGGATCATATGAACACTGAACCTAAACCGGTACTCGTTAGGGTGCCGTCGAAGGACAGTGAAGGTGTGGTCCGTCGTTTGGACATTGTCTTGTACAAGGTCCAGTTTGGCCCGATGACTTTCGCCGGTCCGGCGTACAAGACCGGAATGGAGGTCACTTACGCGGGTCGTGCCCTATCGTCTCTCAAAGACGAGAAAGGAACGGCACATGCCGACGGCAAAAAGCGTGTAGGTCGCTTGATCTCCGGTGCGGTGATCTAAGCAAGGATGAGTGACAGCCACGACTGCGCGCATCCGATCCACTCAACCATAACCCAGAAGGAGAATGACGCTAAATGAGCGCATCCGACGGGGCTACGAAAGCCCCTCCGAAACCAGCTGCGAAAGACCCCGCTTCCTCAGAGGAGAAGCCCAAAGCAACAGCCGAGGCACCAGACGCTGAGGAGACCCCAGCAGAGACACCAGCAGTAACCGAACTTGACCCAATACTACCTGAGGTGTCTGCAGGTGGCACGGTCATCGTTGCTGAGTCCGATGTAAACCCTGAGTACCGTAATGGGGAGCCTGGGGTTGAGTGCAAGATCCGCCCAGTAAAGATCCGCCAGCTGCTGCAGATCGGACGAGTCTTGACGGGATCTACCCGACCGCTGGATGTATATTCGATCCTGGCTCCTATTATGGAAGCTCGGACCGAAGAACAGCGTGAGGCTTCGATGATTGCCGCCTTTGCTCAACTGGTAATCACGGTTCCACACTCTGAGCATGAGTTCGTCAACCTGGTGAACACGCTCCTCAACCCAATCACCAAGCTGACCGACGAAGAGGAAGCAAAGCTTCTTACTTACATGGATAACCCAGAGGCCGAGGATGTGATCCGCGTCTTCCACCAAGCTTACGCAAATGAGGCCCCAAGGATGCAGCAATTGGGAAAAGCATTGATGAAACTGTTTCCGACGCAGAAAGACGAGGAGACACCGAATACAGAGAGCGCCTAAACGAGGAAGGTTGGGCGCTTGCGTTCGACCTTGTTGCATCGGAGTACGGATGGACCGACGACTATATACTAGATCGAACACTAGACCGACTATCTCAGGCCGTTCGGCACATCAATGCACGCCTTCGTGCCCGCTTCCTAGAGCAGGCCAAACTGCTAGAGGCCGCAACCCGTTTTATCTCCATGTTCTCTGCTCAGTCAGAGAAGGGAGCCGCAGCTGCTTCCAAAATACAGCTGATATCAGACGAGGCCGAGGCAGGCCCACGCTTGCCTGCCGAAGCACCTTCAAAACCCCAGAAGGAGATAATCCTTCCACCGGGTGTGAAGGACCCACGAAAAGAGCCAGAACCCAAGGAGGTCAGGAGCCTTCACTTCGAGGCAGACACGGCAGATTTGCCGGATGTGTCGGAGCGAAAGGTCACGCCAGCCGTTCCACCAGAGGAGATGAATCCTCCGGGATCCTACGAACGGTTGTTGTCAACTCTTGGCCGAATGGGAGGCTCTTAGCCCTTGGCTGTTGACCGCGAGCTAGCCAAAGCTCATGTAACCATCTCAAGCCGCCAACGCGAGCTTGAGAAAGCGTTTGATGAGATTGAAAAGCGGCAGGATCGTACAGCCGCAGCTGCTGCGCGAGCGAACAAGGGCATGCGCAGCGAGTATAGCAAAACAGTCAAGGAAGTTGACAAACTTACAGATGCCCTCGACCGTAGCCGTCGTACGACCGAACGTCTCGGCAAAGAAGGGAAAGTTTCCCTCCAGGTCGAAAAGAAAACTCTCAAAGACCTTGATGATCTTGAGAAACGTATCGACCGTATGGATGGGAAAGACATCCATGTTACCACGGAATTGCTTGGTGACATGGAGGGCAAACTACTTGCTCTCGACCGATCGATCTCAAGAGTTGATGGACGTCATATAAGGATTAGTTCTGATCTAGACGCTGCTGGTACGCTAGTTGAGCTAGAGTTGCTTGAGCAGAAAGTGGATGCTCTTGATGGCCGCCGCATAGAGTTTACGGTATCCGAGAAAACTAGATCTTCAATAGGTTCAGCTGGCCTGATCTTTGACATCGTCAGGCTCAAACTGACCCTGATGTTTGCCAAACTGCCTCCGATGATTGCCCTTCTTGGGCAGGCAGACACGGCACTATTCGCCCTTTCAGGAACCCTCGTTCAGCTACTTGCACCGCTAACCTCTGTCGTAGGCGAGATAGGTAACTTGGGCGGAGCCTTCCTGACTGCGGCGCCTGCAGCGACCACTCTCCACGCCTCCTTGGCCGTTCTTGCAACTGCATTCGTACCACTAGCTTTGGTCATAAAATCGAATGTTACCGAAGCCAACAAAGTAGCAACTGCCTTCCTTAAAGCGTCTCGGTCTTCGGATCCAGCGGCGATGGCCTCCGCCCAGAAAGCGTATGAAAAACTATCTGGGACACAGAAACTGTTTGTCCCGATACAGCTAGCCGCTAACCGTGAACTCCTCAAGTTCAACGAATACCTTTCTAAACCAGCTGCCCGGGTATGGGGTAACTTACTAACGACCGCTTTTGCTACCTTGAACAATGTCAAAGGAGGCCTAAAGGAATCAGCAATCGAGGTTGCCAACCTCTCTGAGCAGTTCAAGGACCTAGTTGGCACTAGCCGCTTCCAGGGGTTCTTCCAGCAGGTTATCAAATTGGGCGGCTACATGGTCCGTACCTTGGGGCCTTCTGCACTTGGCTTGGTGGACTCCTTCCGAGCCATTTTTGTTGCCACTCTTCCCAACGTCAAACGATTCACCAACGCCATCTCTGATGTCTTTGATCGTTTCTCTAAACTGACTCTCAGATCGGAGCGGAACGGGAAACTACAGGAAGTCTTTGACAATGCATGGAAGGCAGCTGACAAACTTGGTGAAATAATTGGTAACGTTGGCCACGCAATATTCACCTGGTTCCGAGCCTCAGAAGAAGCGGGGGATGGTCTCCTAACAAAACTGGTCGAACTTACAGACCGGTTCGACAACTGGATGACAGACCTGTCCAAGTCAGGCGAGCTCCAGAAATTTGCTGAGGACTCTTCGCGGTCCTTCAATGGTGTAATCGAACTGTTGTGGCAGATGGGGCGGGTGCTTGGTGGCATATTCAAAGCCGCTCTTCCTAGTGGCAACTCACTGATTGCTGAACTGACCAACTGGTTTGAGGACCTCGCTGACTCGATTAACTCGATCGCTGGTCAGAAAGGTATCCAAGAATTCTTCGAGGAAATGGCACCAGTCGCTGAGCTCCTTGGTGAAACCCTCCAGATAGTCGCTGAGGGAATGTTCGAGGTGGCCAAACAGGGTCGAGGCAACCTGATCAATGCGCTGAAAGGTCTGAACTCAACCCTCCTTCCGAAACTGATCGAGCTGTTTGGAATCATACAGGACAGCATTGGCCCTGTTATTAATGAAATCCTGATTGAGAAACTTACAGCGATCATCACAATAATGGGCGATGCACAAGGACCCGTCCATCTGTTCTTGGTGTTCCTACGGGAACTCCTTGGAGCCTTTGAGCTTCTGCCTCATCCGATCCAACTAGTGGTTGCTAACTTCATCGCTTTCCAGACTATCCTGCGCGTGTTCTTTGACACTCAACTGCTAACGCTCATGACGTCTGCTCTGAGCGATATGTACAACTATTTCAGGAAAGTAGCAGTGGCGTCTAGATCAGCTGGTGTGGGTGTGGCCCTCTTTGGAACAGCTGCTCAGAGTGTTGGAAATGTACCGTTGGTAGCTGGGTTCAGATCAGGCAAAGCAGCAAGGAAAGCCAAAACAGTTGGTGGGGGATTCCAGAATGCTGAGCAGTTGGCCCTCCTTGGCGGCGGTGTAGCTGCTGAACGAGCCATCCTCGGCGGCGGGGTAGCTGCTGATAAAGCTGGTAGCAAATGGTTCAAACTTGGTAAAATAGTCGCTTGGGTCTCTGGCCTGTTTGGCAAAACAGTCAAAGTAATAAAATCACCCATTACTAGTCTGTCTAGACTTGGTCTCATCCTCCGTGGAGCCGTTGCAGCTATTGCAGCGTTTGCTGGTGAGATAACTGGTCTAACAGCTGCTGGTGTTTCCTTGACTGGTGTCGGAGCAATCGTCGTTGCTGTTGTTGCAGCTGTTGTAGGGTCTGTTGTTGCTCTAGCGACCAACTTCGGTAACATCCGCGGCGTCATCGTAGATCTTCTAGAGTGGGGTATCCAGCCGCTCATTGATGGCTTTGATGAAATCAAGGTTGCCTTCGTTGACCTCGTTGAATCGATAACTGGTGGTCATGCCGAAGAGGTAGCTGAGGGAGCTGGTTCTGCTTTCGAGAAGCTTGGCGATGCAATTTCCTTTGTTGCTGAGAAGATCGGACCAGCGATCAAGCTGTTTGCGCAGGTTGTAGGATTTGGCGTCCTAATCGCTATCTTCGCTCCTATTGCAGTAGCTATAAGGGCGGTAGCTTATGCTTTCCAGGCTCTGGCTATCGCAATCAAATTCCTCCTTAACATCATCACTTTTCTTGTTGACCAAGCTAAGAAGCTCCCACAGCTGTTCAACACGATCAAGGATGCGTTTGGCAAGATCCCTGGTGTGTTGAACACTGTTGTCAATGCTTTCAAGGCTCTTCCTGGCCTCATACTGGAGGCTATTAAGAAAATACCTTACATAATTGGTTATGTAATTGGAACTTCTATAAAAGCATGGCTGTTCTTCGTAATCAAGTCGAAAGTCATCATCCTAGGATTCCTTAAGGACCTTGCTGTGATGCTTGCGACGGGCCTGGCAAAGGCAGCTGTCGCTGTCTACAATTTTGTCATCAACGCCAGAGACTTCTTCCGAAGTCTACCTGGGAAACTCCTCCACTTTGTGAAGGAGGCTGTATCCAAGGTCATCAAGTTCTTTACTTCCTCGAAGGGTGGTGGACGCAAGTCAGTTGAAGCCTTCTTGAGTGGGGCACTTGACTTCGTCAAGTCTCTACCATCCAAGTTCTGGCGGTGGGCCAAGGGCGCTGTTGCAGCTGTTATTAGAGCTGTCAAGAATGGCGCCCCGGCAGTCGGGCGCGCTATAAAGGGGATTGGGGAGGATATACTTCAATACCTCAAGGAAATCCCAAGCAAGATATATGAGGCTGCCAAGGACATCGGCAAGGAAATCGCTAAGGGCATAAAGGACGGTGTGGGTGACGCTCTAGAGTCAATTCCCGGTGTCGGAGCAGTTGGTGGGGCCTTGAGTGATGCAGCTGGCGCGGTGGGTGGCCTATTTGCTCAGGGTGGACCAATACCTGGCCGAGGAAATGCAGACTCGGTGGTTATTCGAGCCACTCCTGGTGAGCACATGATCACTAAGAAGGAGGTTCAGGCTGCAGGTGGCCACGGAGCAATCTACGCCCTGCGCCGCCGGCTAGGCGGCGGTGGTAAAGGAGGTCCAGAAGGGTACGCTGCAGGTGGCCAAATACAGAGTGGCATCGGTGTGGGCCCTGGGCTGAGGAACCTTGCGGGATCTGTTGGCTCCCTATCTTCTACGATCAAAGGTTCTCTTTCTGAAATAGCTGCCTTGGTCAATCAGGTATTCTCCGCATATGAGGCTACGATCAAAAAGCATGCGAAGAGAGCAGCTGATGCAGCTGTCCGTGAATCGGAGCGCACACGCGACCAGATAAAGAAAAAGCTGGAGGAAGCAAAACAGGCCACCGAAGATAAGACGGCCAAAATGGCCCATGCTGGTCAGGTCAACTTCAAGAAGATCTCAGATTCGGCTGACTTCCATTTCGACAAGACGAAAGATTCTGCAACCAAGAAGTCTGATAAGACCAAGGACAACGTTGTTGATGCCGCCTCCAAGATGGCGGGCAAGTGGTTCGACAACATGAGTGACATGAAGGACACGACTTCATCGTCCTTCGGATCGATCCTCGGTCAGACTTCTAGTATTCTCAAAGCGTTTGGCGTTGACTTCAAAATGCCAAATATGAGTACTGATCTTTCCACTAAAGCAGGAAAACAGCACCAACGTGAAGTGAAAAACCAGAAAGTTGGTGCAGCCAGAGGCGGCCGTCTCTCAAAACTGATGCTAGGTCACCCCTTGACCAACTTCTTCGCCGAAGGTGGTCGAATCATGGGGGACATGATCGGCACCCTCCGTGATGTCGTTCCTGCCATGCTTGGTAAGAATGAGGCTGTAATAACTCCACACCAAGAGGGCTTCATTGAGCAGATGTCAGGTATCCCCGGCATTGTGGACATGGCCCTTGGATCAGTGCAGACCCCGAACTACTTCCCGTATGCGAAAGGGGGCCGTGGAGGCGAAGCCGGTAAACGAAAGTTTACCTCTGCTTGGCGCGGAGTCAGTCCATCAGGCCTCCACTCCGGAATCAAGAAGGTCACCGCAGCTATGCTTGGCGCGTTCCCTGGACTATCTGTTACGTCCACAACGGGAGGTAGTCACGTTGCTGGCTCGTACCATTATGGTGGCGAGGCAACTGATACGGGTGGTCCTACTGAGGAAATGTACAAGGCCTCTGAGTGGCTCAAGAAGACTGGAATCTACCGAGTCCTTGCAGAGGGCATTCACAACCCCAACCTCTCTGTTGCTGATGGAAGCTTGGTTTCACCAAGTACTTACTCCAGTGTGTGGGCAGGACACGCAGACCATATTCACCTTGCCGTCACACAGGCTGTAAAGAGACTTGCCGGCTTTGCAGGTGGCGCGCTTGGTGGTGTCGCTGGCTCTGTCCCTAAGATCAAGATTCCGAAAATCAAAGCCGCCGGCGGCGCTGCTGCTGCTGTTGCTCAAGCTGCAGTCCAGAAAGTTGGTGCAGCTGCTAACAAGTTCGTACAGAAACAAGCTGCCAAAACCGGTGGACTTCCGGTCATGGGCGGTTCAGGTGGTAACGTTGAAGCGCAGATTTACAGTACCTTGCGTAAAAACAGGCTTAACCTAGTTGGTGCCTCTGGGATCATTGGAAACGCTTACGCTGAGTCTACCTTGGACCCGAGCGCTCAAGGATATGGCGGTGGCGGTCTGTTTGGTTTCACAACTCCACCCGTTTCCCTTGCAAACCTGAAAGAATTCATGGCGAAGCGAAAGCTTCCTTGGACGAATGCCTCTGGCCAGGTTGTGTTCATGCTTAAGCACCTTGCAGCAAGTTTGAGGAACCGATTGAACGCATCTGCTAGCCCAGAGGCTGCAGCCTCCTTGTTCATGAGCGAGTGGGAGAGGCCCGGCATACCGCGCCAAGATGTACGTGAATCTGCCGCACGTCGCGCATACGCAAGGTTTAGCAAAATGGCAAAGGGTGGCCGTGCTATGGCCTCAACCCTTGGTCGACCATTTGCTCGATTTGCGAAAGGTACATCTGGTGGCGCTAGTTACTCCCCTGGACAGAAACCTAGAAACCAGGTCCAGAAATCGAAGGACCGACTGCAAGACGAACTTGACAAGCTGATCGAGCGGATTGAAAAGCAGTTTAAAGGACGCTTCGAATCCCTTGGCAAAACGCTCATTGGGCTAGTTAAATCGATCACCGATAAGGAGATCAAAGCCCTTGTCGAGGAATTCAGGCGCATCCAGAAGAAGATCAAACAGAACTTCAAAGGAGCTTTCCAAGACCTGGTGAAATTCACAGGGAAATCTCTTGAGTTTACAAAGGAGAATATCCGCGGCATTAGTCAGGTTGTAGCCGCCATCAAAACCTTCCGCGGCCTAGCCCATCGCAAAGCCCCAACCCTGGAGTCGGTCCAGAAAGACTTCGAAAGGGAAGCTTCTGACAAGGATCTCGCCAAGTTCAACAAGAAGTCTGCTAAAGAGCAGAAAGCTTTCCTAAAGAAACAGTACGAAGAGGCTAAGGACGCTTTCGTTAAGATGCGCGACGCTGCGAAAGAGGCCCTCAAAGGAGCTCGTCAGACCCTCAAAGGTATCGTTGAGACCATCGTCTCTTCGAGCACTGAAATCTATGAAGCGTTCAATTCTTACCTTGAAGCTGGCTCAGGCTTGTCCTCCTCGTCAACCAGCCCGGTTACAGCTACGTTCGATGCCTTGCAGGGACTTGACAAGCTGGATTACTCGAAGGTCGAAGGTTTCCTGGGCCAGATTAGCTACTGGTCTCGCACCATCAAGGACTTCGGGCGCCAGTTCCTCTTCGCTAAACAACAGGTTAATCTATCGATCCGAGAGCTCAAGGATCTAGGTGCACAGATGGCCTTTATCCAGAAGCTGGCTCGAAAGACAGGTTCTAACTTCAAAGGAGCTGTTGAGCAGGTTAAACATAATGTCCTTGCGACAGCTCAGGCCGCAATTGATGCAGTCAATCGCATGTATGAACAGGCCAAGGCAGAGCTTGAACGCCAGCTAAACGACGAAATATCTTCGATCGAACGAGCTCGACAAACAGAGATCGACACTCTTGAAAAAGGTAAAGAAAACGAGCTTAACGCACTTGAAAAGGCACATGATGAGAAGCTCAAACTTCTAGAAGACGCTGAGCGTGACATAACGCGAGCTGCAGAACGAGAGCAGAGGCGTCGTGAGGTTGCCCTGACTAGACGTTCTCTCGGTAAACTACTCGCTCAGGAATTCCTTTCTGATGAGGACATAGATCAGATAGAATCACTCCAGCAGCAACTTGCTGATCAGCTTAGAGCTAATGCAGAGGCCGAGCGTCGCTATACCTACGAAGACACGATCGAAAAGATCAACAAAGACTTTGAAACTACACGGGAAGCAATCAACGAACGTTATGACCAAGCGATAGACGCCGCTAACCAGAAATATGACCAAGCCATAGAAACAGCTCAGGCTAGATTTGCAGAAGCAATGGTCACGTTGACCAACCAGAGCACAGCAATGATGGATGACATCATCAAACAGGCTGCCAAAGCGTTGGGTGTCAAACCTAAGCAAATCTGGGATTACCTGCTCGGCGGTGGTACGCTCCAACGTAAGGTGGGTCAGGATGCCGCCGAAGAACTAGTTAGTGGTCTGCTCGACAACCCAAATCTGTTCATCCAGGCTGGTGTGCAGGCGATGCAAGCATTCTTGGCTGGAGCCAACGCAGCAGCTACTGGACAACCTGCTCCGCAGGCCGCAGTCGGCGGAGGTCAGAAAGCCCAAGGTGGGGGCAAAAAAGGTAAAAAAGGCAAAAAAACACAGTGGTGGGTATGTGCCTGGATATTACAATCAGGAGTCAGATCACACCCTGATTTCTGGTGAGTACGTCAACAAACCTGCCTCCGTCTCTGCTTGGGGTCGCAATTTCTTTGATATGCTAAATATGCATACGCCTCCAACCATGAGTCCGGTAGCATTCTCATCACCGGGATCTGTAGGTGCTGGCACCGGATTCCAAACTCCGGAAATGCTCCACAGATTCATGATCGAGGTTGAGGCGAGCGGCCTCTCGAAAGAGGCCGAGATGGCGTTGGTTGAGAAGACCTCACTTGAGGTTGCTAAGCGAGTACGTCTTAGCGGTTCAACAGCTATCGGACAGCCCGCGAGGTTCCCAGTAGGATGAACTTTCGATTTGACGACATAGAGTTGGCATCTTTGGGACTGTCGGTCCGCGAGTTTGACGGCCGTTCCATGCCCAACTATGCTACGGACACGGTGATCCTTTCCAATAGACGGAAGGCTGATGTTACCCCAGGCGCTTCCGACCCTGGTTCAACGGTTTTGCAAGGCACTTTGTCTGCAGACACCGACTCGTGGGAAGACATGACTCACGAGAACTGGCTTGCTCGACTTGATGAGCTCAAGCGTGTGATTTCGCCCCGAAAGGGATATCGTAAGCTTGTTGTTTCAGGAGACCAGCCCGACCGCTTCCGGATGTGCCGATATTCTTCAATGTCATTGGTTGAGGCCGGACCTGGTCTTCTAAAGAGACCGTTCCATCCGATCAGCATCTCTTTCGAGAACTTTGAGCCTTATTGGCGTGAGCCTGCGCCCACGGTCCAAACGACCCAGATTGGCGAAGAAATACCAAATGGTTCATCTGATGACTGCCGCCCGCTTGTGACTCTGATTGTTAGTGGTGAGATCAATGCAGCTTCTGGCTCGAAAGTTGACCGAGTTGTCTTGCTGCAGGTCGACGACTTCCAGATATGCTGGCGCGGTGTCACTGGATCCGGATCCCTAGCAAATGGAGACTCCCTGATTGTGAACTCGGAGAGCCTGACCTGTCACGTGCAGCGAGCAATGTCAACTAGTCTCGAAGATGTGATCAGGTTCTACGATTTTGGCGGACCTGGCGCATTCAGGACTGATGGATTTGCAAGAGTTGCCATGGGTGGGTCCAAAGTAACCTATGTGCACCCAAAGATTGGCCAAGCAACGTTCGAATATGACCTGCTGCATAGCTGAGGAGTCTAATGTACAGAGAGCAATACGCAGATACGGTCTTTGATCCAGTCGGAGAACCTCTAAACGGCGCAACCCTAACCGTTCGTGATGTTGATGAAGCTGGCGTTCAGGGTGGACTGACCGCCGAGATATTTCAGACTGAAACAGGATCTGCGAAAGCAAACCCCTTCACCACTGGTGCTGATGGTTATTGGGAATTCTGGCTAACGATCGGCCGCCGCTATGACATCATTTTCACGGCTTCCGAACTATCCCGAACCTGGCGAGTGTCCCCTGGGTATTGGCTCGGGAACTTCCCGATAGGGGCCACTATGCCTTGGGGTGGTGACACCACTCCACCAACAGGCTGGCTACTTGCTGATGGCTCCGCTGTTTCCCGTGCAACCTACGCGAAACTGTTTGGTGTAATCGGAACCAAATTTGGTAAAGGTGACGGCTCAACAACCTTCAACCTACCTCCCATGACCGATAAGTTCCCGATTGGTAAGTCTGGGACTAAGATAGTAGGTTCAACCGGTGGTGAGGCAACCCACCTACTGACTACTTCCGAGATGCCAACCCACAGCCATCCTCACGCCCATACCTTCAATGTCTCAAATGCTCCAGGTGGAGTAGCCGCCCTGGCCTATAGAGGGACCGGACTTGAATGGTTGTCTGCAGGAACATCTTCGGATTCGACTACGGCAGGTGGCGGACAAGCCCACAATAATATCCCACCCTATGTGGCACTAGCCTACATAATTAAGACTTAATGCCCGTAACCCTTGGATCAACAACCGATCGCCTTGAGCTCTACCGAGACTCACAACTAACCTCTCTTCTGTCTCAGATGGAGTGGAGCAACCCAATGCTGGTTGCCCTATCCACGCGCAACCCATCCGTCCTTGGGAACGTCTTTCCGAACGGATCAGCAGATACCGAAGTGGTGCTCTTGCAGGATACAGCGACTGGTACGGTAACCCATAGCACAGCTGAGTCAACTTTCGGGCGAAGCTCCTATCTGGTGACTCCAAAAGAAGGCACGAAACCATTAGTCAGACCAACCGGTGGTGCTGACTTCTCAGTCCGCCCGAGGCGTGACCACTGCGTTGGGATTGATGTAATCAATCTGGCCTCAGTTGACATGTCATGGCGTCTCGATTTGGTTGTTAATGGAACCACTGTGACAGGCGTGCCAGTCATTGTCCCAAAAGAAGGCACGTTGCGGATAGAAGAGACGGCTTACGTTGGCTACCCAAATGCCAAAGTAACGAGGACTGGCGGTGTCACAACTTATAGGCCCCGCCTGTCCTTTGTCCTTGCCGCTCTTGATAACCACACAACAGCCCAAACCTTCCATCTAGACCGGATCTACGCTGGACCTGGGAAGTCTGTCCCGTTTGTTGCCAAGGAGGACTATGCAGTTGAGTCATTGCTCTATGGCTCACCCATCCGCGTGTGGTGCAGGAACAAAAGTGCCGAAACCCTTGAAAATATCAGGGCTCAGATGCAGGGACCAATGCTTGATGGCCCACGTCCCTGGATCGAAGTTTCCTCTGACCCCGATACAACTGCGTGGTCCTCCGCAAAGATCAAACCTGTTGTGGTACGTGCTCCTGCCCTTTCTTCTGGCTCATCCTTTCCGTTCTGGATCCGTCCAGTGATTGACGAGAATGTTCATACTGATGAGCATCGAATGCAACTGATTCTAACCTCTGACGTCTAATGCCTCTGCCACTACTTTCACCACCCCTCCCCGAGCTTACAGGAGCCCCGCTACCAGATGATTGGTCAGGCCCGTATGGCTCCCCCTTATGCAACTCGAGGATACCTGTTTGGCCTGAGATTGGTGCAACCTTCCTCGAAAATCATGACTTCTCACCAAGTCTACCAACTGGGTTTTCACCAGAAGGCAAACCCACCTTTGCAGGCGATGATGTTATAACTCACGCGGCCGGCGACTTGAGCGAATACAAATCAGTTACCCACGACGGCGATGCAACAATATCAGTGGCACGTGGAATGACTCGCCATGGGTACATCGGGTCCCCCTACTCCCTGTGCATAAGACCTGCCCAAAAGAAGGATACTAGCCGCGCGATCTCAGAATCTGCCGCCGCGTCAGTGGCACGAACCACTAGGATCTTTATCGGAACGGATGCAACCGAGATCTTTGCTCCTGAACAGGGCTTCGTCTTCCACGATGTGGGTGACGGGACTAACCAATCTGTTGAGTTGGCGCTAGTCAACCCAGATAATGTTCCCAAGCCTCCCCGCTTGCAAGTATTGATTGGTGGCGTCCCTGTATTCACAACTGATACATTCCAAGGTGGTTATCCGCAATACGCAGAGCTATATGTGAAGCGTAGTGCTACCACGGAGGTACGTCTCTGGTTCGAAGATCCATCGAAACCAGCCTTCCAAGTGGTTGGTCCAGTTATCTCAGCCGCCAACTGTAAAGTCAGTCGTTTCGGTACTCTTCGCTGGCTTGGAGAATCGGATGCTCCCGTGGTTACAGTTTATCTCTCAGGCATAACCGGGGAGTCTAACCACATTGCCACGCTCGACCCCGCACGTCTCAAGACTTACTCCTTCGAAACGCTCCCTCCCGGTTATAATGCCCAAGAGATACAGCATGGCCGCCCCGCAGCTCTTGATGGAGACTGGGTGTGGTTCCCATCCGGTTCTAACTCGGACCTAAACTCCGAAACTGTAGAGGACCAGCTCGTAGCTCTTCCACTAATCGATACCCTACAACCTGGCTACTTTGGACCTATTGAACCGCCCTGGGTGAAAGCATCATGGGCTACAGAAATAGGCTTCGTAGAATTTGCATGGGGTTACTATATGGAACCCACTTCCCCTTCTACAGCCGCCGCGAGATGGACGGGTGGAACACTCGGTGAAAACTCCGCCGTTGGACTAACCCTACGTCTCGCGCCCCAAGCTCTGTCTGGTAGCTTTGAGATCTGGTCCTGGATGGCTACAGCTGCCAAAACAGGCTGGCGTCTCATCGCTGAACCGACCAGCCCACTTAACCATGAATATAGGTTGCGCCTAGAGCTGTGGGTTGCAGGTGTCAACAAATTCGAAACCGAAGGAATCGGAGAAGAAATCGAAGGGGTGCTCATAGACCCCGATGATATAGGTGGCACCATCTATCTAGTCCAACTGGGCGGTGAAGTGTTCGCCTACGTACGACAGAACGAAAGCTCTCCCACCGAACTGGTACTGAGTTACTTCGAAAACTTCATTGGAACAACACTGCTGAGTCCTTACGCAGGAATTGGTGTTAACGAGCACTGGTACCCGTCCGTTGTCGACTTCTCGATTGGCGAAATCATCATGCCGGGATCGGGTGGCGAAGAAGCAACCCCCGGTCTCCGTGCTCTGAATACAAGAGCGCCAGGTCACCGCCCTGTCGAGTTTACCCTCCGCAATGACAAACAACCCGTCGACGTCATGTTCTCTCCGGTTGTCGTAGATGACTACATAATGTGGCCATCTCTTCACACATCCGGCACAAACATTTCAGTGCTCGACAAACAGACCGGCGGCCACGTTGGTGACGTGTTCCTCAAAAACGTTAGCATAGACGCTGCCAACGTGCCTTTCTCCTTGGATCATGGAATCTTCTTCGTTGACGTCGCAGGAACTGGCTACTTGGTGGACCCACAACTACTGGAACTGAGATGGTCCCAACCGCTACTCGTTAACAATGGCACTCAGTTCTCAACCCAGATATTCCCGATGACGATTGATGGGTCGGAGACTGCTTTCATTGTCTCAACCCTTCGTTCCACCACGGTCTGGTTCACGTTCTATGACAGCCGTGGTCAGGTGATCAAAGACCTGAAAAGTGGCATTGCACCAAGTGCTGCCTTAAACTTCCGCTATGTAGACTCTGACCGCAGAGCGTTCTTCCAGGGTACTATAAATGGCCACCGCAAACTGTACGCTCTTACCTTCGCAACTGCACCAGAGGATGTAACCGGAACTGAATATGCAGCTGGTCTATGGTCAACGACCGAAATAGGAGCCACTGAATACCCACTAAGTGACCAGACCAACTTTGGTTATGCCTGTAACAGCCACCGACGTCCTTACATGGCTCTTACAACAACTAACCTAGCGTACTGCAGAGCTAACCCATCGTACGCGACTAACTCGAAACCGCAGAAAATACAGCTGTTCGTGGTGTCGAAGTCTTCCTTTGCAACCGTGTTCAGTGCAACCGTAGCTGAAAACACAACTGGTAACACCTCACTGGGCTGCAAACTGGGCTCTGTTCAAACAGATGAGGGCGGCAACGTCTACGTCGTGGCCTCTATTCCAAACGTGGGTGGCGAAGATCGCTGGTTCCTCAAGATCTACGACTCCACCGGTGCATTGGTGTCATCACTACAAGTTGCTGACCTCGGCCCATATCCTCTTCCGGCCTCAGGTCAAGGAGGGTTGCTAACAACCTATCTAAAGCTTGCTGATGCAAATACTCCTTATGAGTCATTCCTCAACGTGCAGAACCGAGTCAAGGTGGCTGACGTGCAGTGGTCAATCAGTGCCGAGACCGGTCTACAAGGTGAGACAGTAGGAACTCAACTTGAGCGTGTCCCACTAGAGCTAGCACCTGTCGCTATCGAGGGTGGCGGAGTGGTCGAGCTTCTGCTTAAGAAGAATGGCGAGTTAGAGCGCATAGCAATGGCTAATGACGTGACCACCGGCCTCAAACTAACCCGTGACCTGACCAGCCTAACCTCACTGAACTTCTCAATCCCATGGGATGTGTTTGTAGTGTCACCAGATGGAACCCACGGCACCTTGCGGGAGCTACAAGCAGCTTGGGAAGCAGAGCACGAAGAGGAGGGTGTAGGTCCTTATAATAAGGTCAATCGCGTACGCGACAACATTTATATGCGGTACACCGACCCAAAGGGAAATGTTCTAACATTCAGGATCCAGAACCTTGACACTGAGGAGGTTGGTGCACTTGAGGGTGTGGCAGTTCATGCATCTCAAGAGCTGTCGGACTCACTAACCCAGTACAAGCCGGGACGCTCGCAGTTTGCAGGACTAACCGCAACTGAGATCGTTGACCACGTACTCGCCGGCGACCAGTCCGTTCGCGTTCAGAACCGCCGCTTCGTCCGTGACTCACTCCCACGTCTTGATCTGATCACTGAGGTTCCGGACCAGAGCCAGATCGGTGATACCCTACCAGCCTCACCTATTCCGTACATCGCTGAGCTCGTTGGTGTCAGCCCTGAGCAAGCAGCTCAGTTCAGTGGCCTACCACATGAGACTGTCCCACCTCACGGTACCACGCGTAACCTAGCAACTGGATTTGTCGGGTACCATGCCTTCAACGACGAAAAACCTGGTGGCATCCGCAAAACGTTCTGTGTCTTTGCGAAGGACGGACCTGTAGCTGGGCCGATTAACTGGTCAGCAACCCCTCCCGCCGTCTTCTTCTCAGGCGAGAATGCTGAAACTGTAACCCGCGTCGTCTATGGTGCGATTAAGGCTGACGTTTCAGGTGTCTACTCGTTCAAAACGGAAACTGACGATGGAATGCGGATCTGGTTCCGAGGCCAGAAGGTCTACGACAACTTTGCCGCATCAGTTGTGACAACTGCAAAATGGACTGCTGAGATGGAGGCCGGAAAGTGGTACCCGTTCATCTTCCACCACATCAACGGCACCGGCCCACAAGTACTCAAATTCTACTGGACGGTGCCCGGAGCGTCGGAGGTTCTCGTCCCTGCAGACCACCTGTCTCACCAAATGCACGGCGGATTGATCCTAACCAGAATGGTTGACCAGACTGGTTCACAATGCTTCGTTCTCTGCTACAAGAGATGGGACGGACGTGCCCTGGTAATGGCCATGCCACTGCCTTACAAGATTCCATCACCCTCTTATACCGCCCAGTACACTGAAAAAGGATTGTCAAACTACCACTGGCCTGTAGGTGCGCCCCCTGGGACCACCATTGAGGAGCTGCGTTGGCCTAACGATCCGTCCGTGTTCCCTGCCCTTCAAGTGATTGATTGGGGAACCGGATGGACCCGGCGACCCGGACCCCGGTTCCTAACCTACCCACATCTCCAAACTGCCTCCTTCCAACATCGAGCGGAGGACTACGACTGATGGGTGCATTTGTAACAAAGATATCAGGAACTGCTGGCATTCTAGATGCCTACGTTGACGAAGAGCATCCAGCAAGGGAATATGGGTCCGAAGAACCCGACCGCTTGGCTATGGGCGAGGGTAAATATATCTGGATCTCCATCAGACCCGAAGCCGGTGATGTACTGCCTCCAGGTGCCCACGTTCTGAAGGCTGAGTTGACTGTTCTAGCTCACTTTCCTGAGGACCTAGATGAGGACGATGTACTAAACATCATCCTCCATCGTGTAACTCAGCAGTACTCGGAGGCAACCTTATCTTACGCGGTATTCGAGGTCGACGAGGAAGACAACGGCAACTGGCCGCCGCAAGCACTCGATACTCAGGAGTTGACGCTCCCATTGAAGCTCTCAGATGCCCAACTGATGTAATGACTCGGAGGAACTATGGCTGACGGTGTAGAAATAACTCCAGGCTCAGGCAAAACTGTAGCCACCGATGAAATTGGGGGCGTACACCATCAGCGTGTTAAGATGCAGCATGGCGCCGATGGTTCCGCTACCGACGTATCATCAGCGAGCCCACTTCCAACTGGTGACTCTACAGCCCAAACAACCTTGGGCCAGATCAAAACCCTTCTCGAAGGCGAACTGAAAGTCAAAGACGCCTCCGGACCGCTGACAATTGACGGAACCGTAGCTGTCAGCTCATTGCCAGCCACTCCGGCTGGAACCAACAACATCGGGGACGTCGATGTCGTCGGAGGAACTATTGCCCACGACGGTGCCGACTCAGGTAACCCAATCAAGACTGGTGGCCGGGCCCGCACCGAAATGCCCGCCGCTGTTGCCCAGAACGACCGTGCTGATGTCATGATGGACAAGTTCGGTCGTCAGCTGCTAACCCCGTTCCCACTTGACTCTCGGGTCGAGGGTAGGCTGACCCTCGAAAACAACACTTCGACCACAATAATTGCAACCCCGGGATCTGGCCTGATCTTCGTCGTAACAGACATCTTGGTCATCAACGCCCACGCTACCGTTGCAACTAGGGTCGAAATACTCGAAGAAGCAACCGCCCGGGTCATTGGCTACGCCGAATTCAAGGGTGGTGGCTGGCAGCAAACTAATTCATTTGGTATCTTCAAAACGGCCGGCAACGTCCCGATCAAAGTCAAGTGTGAAACCACCGGCTCCAAAGTCGACGTGTTCGTTGGTGGCTTCAAAACACCTGCCTGATTAATGGCAACGATACCTGAACAGCTTGCAGCGATGTCTGTCACTGACTCGCTCAAACATGCATCGATTCCTGCCCAGATGACCAAAATGCCTTGGGCTACGGTCAACGATGGCAGCTGGTCTGAAACCACCGGATGGAGTCCTACCACGTACACCGAAACTGCAGAGCCCTCAGTGAGATCTGGTGCCTATTATAATGTAGCACAAATAACGGGTGGCTTCGCAGGCGTGGGCATTACCAAGACCACCGGCGCACTAAATAATGCCGATCGTCGCACCGGCATCTGGCTCTTCTCTGAAATGGGCGCCAAAGTGTCTGGTTACCAATTGCAGTGGATCACTGTATCCAGCACCACTGTCCTCAAATTCGTACTCACTCGCTGGTTCGAAGGTGGCGGCACAGTCTTGATGGAAACCGAACCCACGTTCGTCTCCTTGGAAAACTTTAGCTTCTACTTGACCAACATGAATGGATCGCTCCAAGCGTGGAGACGAGAAGGAGAAGGAACCATCGTCCAGATGGGTTCGACAGCGTCTGATTCTACCTTCAAAGAAGGTTACGTCGGAATGGGCGGCAATGGTTCCAACCCAAACATGGTCAATCTGGTTTCAGGTAAACTCACCGCTGAACAAAGTGCAACCGGCCGCCGCAAGCTACTCATGGGCGTCGGATGAGCCTGCTACTTCTCTTCAAAGGTGACGGCAAAGGGACCACCCAGCCTCACCTGTATACTCAACGACGCGTTGACCTTGACGTATCGGCCTGGGCTCAAACCGTTCATGATGAGGATGGTGATCTTCACAAGGGCTTCGCACTCTCGGCGACTGGGATACCTGATTTCACCGATGGCTCACCAGCTCAGATTCTCCTTGATTCACAAGACACCGCAACTGAGATCCTCAACGACCCCACCCCAACCCTTCGCATCTTCTACGGGTATGAGGCAACGAACGTTGAGGTGTCAGAGATCACAGACAAGTCGGCACTTGTGAAATGGGACGCTGCGCGAGGCGCCGACTACCACGTGGTTGAGATATCATCTGATGGCCTTGATTGGGACCGTTTGCCGTCAACATCTGACGACGAATACAAGCTGTCCCTCCTACCTCAGGAAACCTACTTCGTCCGAGTGCTGTCGGTGTACGAGGAATTTGCAGACCAAGCAATCCCCACCCCAGCCGTCTCATTCACCACAGCCCCGGAAGATACATACACAGCTTATCTGCTTGCTCCTCCAGAACCTGCCGTTGAGGTGGATCTAGTAAGAGAGATCGTGATGGTCACTCTTCCCCAAACTGGACTCACCAACCGATCAGTTGACCGCTGGCAGATCTCTCGCCGCCGCGATGCTACAACCCCAACCAATGCTGACGTCATTGCCAATATCTCAGCCAACGTAGATACCTGGCATGACTTGTATCCCAACCCCTCAGTGGCCTACTATGCAGTCCGAGCTCGGATCGATGGTGAGAATGATCGCTGGACTCCCTGGTCTGCATCGACCAAACTCACAGCACCGTCAGATCTACGAACAAAGCTGAATAGCCCGAATATTGTGCTTGAGCTGTCAGCAGGACTGCTCCGACACCTGGCAGGCACCACAACCGAGATGCCTGCTGTAGAGACTGGCGCTCCTTGGCGCTTCGCATGCTCTGGTGGAGATCGCTTGCTGCTCTCGTTCATCTTCCGATCCACTTATGCCGATGACAACGGCTACAAATTACGCTATGGCCTCCGATTCTATGACAAGGACTCAGCATTTCTTTCTGAATCCTATGCCGACCGTGCGCTCGATATTGTCGAAGAACAACCCCAAGCCGGCGCTGTCTCATTCCCAGCCGAAGTCCCGGCCCGAGCAGCCACTGCCGCGATCTTCTTCGAGATGCTCGGAACCGTACCTACCGGCTCGCTTGATCTACCCGAAGGCCGAGTAAGGGTCGAACGCCTTGAGCTCTACCGAACTGATGAAACAAAGGATACAGGCTGGGAGTACCAACAGATCCCTGACACGGCCGGTCTAACCCCCGATGATCGAGATGAGCTAGTAGATGAGTCCGCTCTAACCTATGACGGTGTCGGTTGGACCAAACTAGCCGACCCGCCAATATCAGCAGGCGCAACCGGCCCGTACCGACAGACCTCTGCTGCCGAAGATGAGTTCACCTGGATCACGTCTGGCACTACTTGTGAGCTACTATACTATGGCATCCCAGAAGAAGCTGTAGTCGAACTCACTTGCCTATCTGATGACCTGCCAATCCAAGCGGAGGCTGTTCCCGAGGAGCAGCTCTGGTCCCCGGTCATTGACGACTCTGTCGGAACCTACGCGTTCGGGAATGAGCTAATCTCCAATACTGGTGCTGAGACCAACACGAACGGGTGGACCTCCGCTGTAGTCACCAACCCAAACAATGCAATCCGCATCGCAGCAACCTTGACTCGGATTACCTCAGGTCAAATCTCTGGTACCGGTTCATTTGACGTTAAATACAAAAACCTAGGTGCTGGAATCAGCTATGCGTTCACCAACCTCTTCCGGGCAGGGCATACATATCGTATAACGCTGGAAGCCAAGATAGCTAACGCTGAATTTGGCATCAACCTAGACCAGTTCCAGGTCATCTTTGGATCGTTGTCTCCATACATCAACGAAAAATCATACTTCCAGGATGCTACGATCAAAGCAGCCACCGTTCAGTCCTCAGTTGGCAAAATAACCATTGACTGGACCCCTCGCGCAGACACCCAAACCGCAGTGTTCTCAATGATCCGCTGGAACCCAGAAGAAGCCGAAGGACCTTCTGAATTCAAGCACCTGGTTGTTGACAACGCGTCTTGCAAGGAGATCATCGGCTACAAACTCCCAGCCGCTCAAGATTTCTCCGCCCAGTCGCTCAAACTCCCAGCCTGGTTCAGCAACCAGTTCCCCACCCCATTCAAACTACGACTGATCTCGGGCACCATCCGTCCTTATGGCATCAGACGCGACCCCCACAACGTCCTCGAATACAATGCTGACTTTGCAACGGTCCTCAATGCTATCGGTACCATCCGAAACCAGACCTTTGGAGAGGTAGATCTCGACTACGACACCTCACCTAAGAAGGTCCTGCACTATAGATCTCGTGGCATTGACCACTCCAAGATCCCGAACGGGCTCGACCTACGTTACGGCAAGAACATTGTCGCGAACAAAGTATCTAAGGAGCCAAACCAGGTCGTCAACCGCCTCATCTTGCTGGGCTACGGATCTGACCGAACTCAATTGGTTGCGGAGCTACGATCTGCAAAAGACCGGCAAGGGCGCCTTCCTTCTGACTTGTTCTACCGCCACGACGAGTTCGGTCGCCCACCTTCTGACCCTGACTGGGATGCAGCAACAGGTGGAACAAGCGAGGATGTCTACGGAATCAGATATGGAGTCTACCGCGACTCCAATATCCAGTCAACCCATCGTGCTAACGAGCTAGGCCAGCAACTGGTCGAGATCTCAGCTTGGCCTGCCGAAACCTTCACTATTTCTGCCGTAGACGTCGAAGACATCCCAGTTGACACTGACGTTGGTGACCTAGTACCGTTCCGGTTCAGGGGAGAAGACAAACTCCTCCGCATCCAGTCCATCACAACTGAGATCTCTGCCCCACGCCTTCTGCAACTAACCTTGGGGGAGCCACTGCTAGACTCTGCAGCCCAGATCGAGCGTGTTGCTAAGGAGAATGAGGCTAACCTGTCCTTCCTGAATTCAGCAACGGGCGCTGCCGACAGCCCCTCGTCGTAGTTCAAGCTCCTAACCTACTCTGAGTATATCATCTCATGTGGTGGCTGGCGTTGGCCTACGTCTCGTACATTGTGCTCCTAGTTGCGGTGGAAGTGGCTTGATGGCTGGTATCATGGGATCCATGCCTGGCGATTGGGTGTGTCGCTTTTGCCGTTGTATAAACGGGAAGCATAGGAATACCTGTCAGAAGTGTAGTCGCTTCCGGCATGAAAGTGAAGTACGCTGAACGTGCCAGAACTGGACCTTGAGCCACTCTGCTACTGTGGGCACCTGAAATCGGAACACTTCCCCGCTCCGAACAAGCTCAGCAATGCAACCCCCTGCCATCACCATGATTGCGATTGCAGCAAATACCGACCCACTGGTCCACCCAAATCCGTCCCACCGATCGTGACCCCAATGGACCTTGCTCGTGAGGAATGATGCAAACCTTCCCCGATACATCCCACTCTCTTCCTTCTAAGCTCCCCGTCGAGTCTGGCGAGGATGAGCTAGAGCGTAAAATACGCATTGCTGCTGAGGGTCTCCATCTCGAAGAGGCAGAGAAACGAGACAAAGAGAAAGAGGCTCGCAAAAAGAAGGAATTCGAGGAACGGAAGAACGCTGAACGAGCCCTCGGAGAATTCATGGGCTACGAAATGTGGCCGACCCCGAAGGCTGAGTTTAAGGGTGCTACTCACCTGGCCGTGGACACGTTCGAGTTCAGAGTCGGCGGTCTTGTGTTCAAACTGAACAGAATCACATCCAACGTTGAGTCTAATGACCACGGCAACCGACTCAAACGACGCGACTACGCCTTCGCTGTCACGTCGGAATACGAACGGATTTATGGCTCACGCAGGCTTCGCAAGTTGGCCGAGGCAAAACGTGGTTCCCCTGAGTGGGATGAGATGGAGACCTGGGAGTGGTATTCTATAGACTCACTAGCTGACATCCCAACCCTTCGTGGTGAAGGAAAACTTGAAGACCACTGACACTGCCAAACATAAGTCAAATGCCATCTGACGAGATTCCTACCTGGAAGGATATCCTAGTCGGAACCCTTCGTCGGACAGGCCCAGCCTCCGCCGAGCTCCTTGATCCAAACACAGGTGACGTTTACAAGTTCGACTTTGCGCAGCACGTAGCCCTGAGCGGCATCAGTGACCAAGATGGCCGAGAAGTAGCCGACCAGATCTTTGCTGATGCCAGTCCTGACTCTTGACGGTCAGCCCACGGTTGAGGAATTCCTCGCTGTAAAAGACCCAAAACTCACTGTAGAGGCACTTGATCCTCCCGAGGGTTGTGAGCCCTATGACTATCAGAAAGTCGATGCCGCCTTTGCGATCATGCGCAAGCGGTGTGTCATCGCTGAGTACCCTGCCGCCGGCAAGAAGCTCATCGCTATACTTGGGGCACTCAAGCTAATTGAACTGGGCAAGATTGAGCATGTCCTAGTAGTCTCACTTGGCACTGACGTAGATCAGTGGGTCGAAGAGGTCGATGAATGGACCACCGGAATCAGCATCGAGCCCCATCGTGGCGAGAAAAAGAAGAGGCTCCGACGCCTAGAGTCTGACTATCTACCGGACATGATGACATGCTCCTATCAGACTGCCGCGGCTGATATCGGAACCCTTCTCAACAAGTTCGATTTGATCATCCTGGACGAGGTCTCGTTCATCAAGACCCCGAAGACCGAACCCAAATCTATCGCACCACGTCTCCGCGCTCTCTGCGCACCAACCCGAGGAGAGCAGGTTGAATTCTTCCGCCTCTCTGAAATGATGCTCAAGCATGCCAATGTCAATCCTGTCGAGTACATCTGGGGTCTCTCAGCCACTCCGCTAGAGACCGGGCCCATGGATTTGTTCTCCTTGTTCTGGACCATTCACGGCAAGGAATCACCGCTAGGCACCTCACCTGAGCGCTACAAAATGATGCACTGCGAGGTCAAACGCATGAAAGTGCGCTCACGCTATTGGGATCCAGGTGAGAAGAGGATGAAGGTCAAACGCATCCAGGTCGAGAAAATACTCGGTGCGAACAAGGACAACCTTCCCGCTCTCAAGACCGCAATCAGACCTTGGTGGATCCGCCACCCTTGGGAGGTCGTCGCCAAGCACCTCCCACCACTCGAAGTCGAACCCATCTGGCTAGACCTCTCCAAAGTTCAACGTGAGCGTTATATCGAGATCAGCAACGGTAACCTAGTCTACGACTTCTTCAAACAATCCAAAGGCTATGATGCACCTCACACCAAAGAGGTTGAGTACGCCCTAAAACACCTGTATCAGCTACGTTGCTGCGATGGCATGACCTCACTTCCGAACCAGAAACGGAAAGAGAGTGTCAAGCTTACCAAATGTATGGAACTGATTACCGGAGAGCTAGGTGCTGAGAAGATCATCGTCTTCTCTCGCTTTCATCAGCCACTCAATGATGTCGCAGACCGTCTCGATGAGTATGGCATCTCATGGGCTCGCATTGATGGCAACCACGACGAACTGGAAAACACTAGGGCAAGACTCGAATTCGAGCGTAAGGATGGACCTCGCATCCTACTCATTACTAGCAAGGCTGGATACGCACTAAACCTGCAGACCGCCCACTATGGCATCGCGTTTAACACCCTCTACAACCCCAAGAAGGTCGAGCAACTATGGGGACGTAACCGCCGCCGGCAGAAAGGTGTTCCAACCCACGAACAAACTACCGTCATCTGGTACCACCTGCTCTGCAAAATGACCGTCGAGGAGGCACAATGGCACGTCCTCAGGGAACGAGCGGAAGAATCTGCAGATATCTTCGGTGACGAGGAGGATTTCTTCAAAATACTCACCCCCGAAGAGCAGGAAGCACTGACCCACTACGGATATGGATCCCATGACTACGCCCTCGTTGGTTAGAACCCACTCCCCAGTCAGGTAGGACACCCATGGACTCTGACAGCCTATTCTTCTCCGTGTGCGTCGCTTGCTTTACCCTCGTGATCTGCGTTGCTATGATCACTGGCACATCCTTTGACGACGTTTTCGGCAGTGACTCAGACAAGGACTCGGCTCCCGCACTGACCCAGGCTGAGCTAGAAGACTTCCGTGCGAATGCAAAGCAGGCAGCCAAAGAACTACCCGTGGCATCGCCAGGGCTCTTCGTCTCACTCTGCAAGATGCTTCGTGAAAACGGGTATACCACGAGAGCTCAGCAACTCTTCGCCGAGCGGATCAAAGTGGAAGTAATCCCTGCTCTCGTCGCTCGCACGACCATTCAAGAGCTTTATTTACAAGTGCGCATCCAGTGCAACAAGCGATACCTTGAGTAAGAGATTCATATGGAGGTCCAGAAGATTAGAAACATTCAGATCTCAACTCAGGGTGGTCGAGTTTGGGTTGAGGAGATTGAGGCAGCATGGGGCGAGGAGGCGTATTTGGAGGGTTACACTCCTGCCGAGGCTCGCGAGTTGGCTACTTCTCTTAACAACGCTGCTAATATCGCCACAGATGAACGTGGGGCAGATACTTCGTGACTATTCCGACTGACCTACAATCTCTCCACGTCAACCCGGAGCTAGACCTCCCACCTTCTCGCTTCGACGTTGACGATGCAGTGATCCAAGAGATGCGGTCCACGATGCGCATTTTCTCTTCTACCATCAGGAAACTAGACCCAGTATACCCGTCTGGGTTGTGCGTCCTCTCGCATGCACTCTTGATGGCTTACCTGAAGTGGTCCTCAACACCCAAATGCCACTTCCACCTCTTCTCGGGAGCATTCAAGAACGACGACTCCGAAGTTTGGCCTCATCACTTCATCACGTCCTTCTCGCTAACCCATATCTTTGACCTCACAGCTGGGCAGTTTAAGAGCGTTGGCCTTGGAACTCCCTATCGAGTATTCACCTCAGAGGATCCGGAGTTTCAGTGCTACCACGCTATCGAACTCCTCGACTCGTCGTACCGTGAACTTCCAGACCCTGAGGAGTAGGAAGGCCATGCATCCAGATCATAGGAAGCGGGCGCTAGATCCAGCAATTCGCCCAGACGTTGAGCGCTGCATTGTCATCTCTGTAGCCTCCGTCTTCGTTGTCATCTTCGTGGCCTTGCTTCTCTCAACCATTCTCTGCCCTGCTTACTGAGTATGGACGTCGCCATCTTCTTCGCCATATTGTCTCTACCCTGGACCTACTTCGCTATCAGGTTGCATCTTGGCGCGGTGTCCAAACTTGGCACCAACCCAAGAGACCACCAGGTTATCTACTTTGTTGCAGTGTCTATAACATGTCTTGCGTTCGGACAGGCACTAAGGTCGTACACATGAGACTGTACCTCACCGCTGGAATACTGATGGTAATAATCTGTGTGCTCACCGCAGGTGGTCTGATTTCCTTGTGGTTCCTGTGTCCTGCCATTCTCCTATTCATTTTGGCGTTTAACAGAGCGCTAAGGAAGAGTGGGTTATGACCCAGGAAGCAGGGAACTTCTGCCAGATCACACGGCACGGACTTTGTCCTGGCTATGGTTACATTTGGGACGACGCAGACAAGAGAATCAAAGTGATGTGTATCTGTAGCTGCCACAGGAAGAGAGCATGAACAAGGACCCCCGACACGACGCGCGCGCCATTGTCAAGGCGGCAAAGTACCTTGAGCGTATGGTCGACCGCCTCCCTCAGCTGATCGAGAAACTGCCTCCTCAGTCCCGCAAGGAGGTCAATAAACGCCTGAAGTCTCTGACGGAGAAGCTACTAGCCCGTTACCATCACGTCATCCAAGATGCGTGCTCTCACAATTTCGTAAAGATTGAGGATACTCCTTCCGTCCAAGGCAACGGATACTCAGTGTGCACCCATTGTGGTAAGCTCAAGCCTCCCGATGCCTCTTAACCTAACGTGGAAATGCCACGTCTGCGGTGCTGAGCGCGATGACGCTGACATCTCCGTTTACTCGGTCAAGTCCGCTGATAGCAAGTTCATCACTGCAAACGTCCGTTATTGCAACGACAAACCGGAGTGCAGAGAAGGGGCGCCAGTAGTTGGTCTCGCCTGGACGTCTCACACCAATCGCACTGAGTAATGGCGACCACTAAACCTGAAAGGAAGAGAGTTAACTCTGCTCCTTTCCTAATCGGCGAGCTCCTTTTGAGCGAAGACCAGAAGGTAGGGTTGAGGATGGCTCTACTATCGTTCATGCGGTCTCAGCTTACGGATGAGAACATGAAGGGAAAGCCGTTGTTCTGGGCTAACCATGCGGCCGATGTGTTCGAAGAGGCTTGCAAGGGCGTTCCTGGTGCTGATAGATGGTTTGGCGGCACAGTTGCAGCAGTAAGGGAACGAAGAACGTGACCACTCTCACATTCACTGCTTGTGTCAAACCCGATATAAGTAGTGAAAGAGAGGAGGTGAACCATGCCCACCATCACACTACATGAGTTTGAGATCAGCACGAAGACCGACGGTGGAAGTGTCACGGTCCGAAAGGACCTAGACGTGATCTCCCCGTTCTTCCGTGTGGCCGTCTTCGGTGAGACTCCAGAGCAGGCCCGCGCGAAGCTGGACAAGATGCTGGAGTTGATGCAGATAAGTGGGGACCTAGACATCAAGATGTATTACTAGGGTGGATCCCCGCCCAGGCTACACTGGCACAGCCTCTAACATGCATCTCTGCGACCGCTGTAAAGGATCACAAGACCTTCCCATGCAGTACGCAACGGCGAACACGAAATGTGAGAAGTGTGGAACGCCATTGAGAGGCCACCGGCAATAATGCAGCTTCGCTGGTACAGCTATCTCTACGCGAAGGCCAACGGCTACTTCTGGCTTCCGTGTCCCGTCTGCGGCAACATGTTCGGAGGCCATGAGATGGGCGGTGGACGCCTCAGACTTGGTGGAATCCGTGGCAAGATGACTTGTCCCAATTGTCCGGGGGAGTATATAGAGACACTCGACGGTAGGATAGTCAAGGTAAACCCCCGACATACGGTTGGTCCAGAACATGTCTGATTCCACTATAACGCTCATCAAGTGTCGTGCTAACATTTACCCTGGTTGTCTCCATGGTAAACCTGCATCGGAGCACGAACCGCCGGCAGGGGATGGCACCTATGATCCCAGCACTGACACGATCGTCTGCAACAACTGCTACGCTGCGATCATGCCCTTCTCACCTTCTGGTGCTGCTCTAACCCATGAGATAGGGGCGGCCATCGAGAACTACAAGATCAACTTTGCGTGGTGTCAAGGACATGCCAACCCAGAGGAGCTAGTGATCGAGGCCGAACGGAACCGAGACAAGGCTCGACCTGACTCTGCAATGCACCGCTCTTCCCAAGCTTGCGTTGACATGGCGAAGGCAGAGATAAAGAGACGCGAGGAAGACGATAAATGACTGCTCTCCCAGACCGCGACAAACTGGTCGAAGACCTTGCTCGTGCCTTCCATGATGAGTATGAGGTGCAAGCCGCGCAAGAGGGTTGGGAGACGCAGAAGGCAAGCCGAATCACCTTCGAGGAGCTGCCAGCAGAGAACCGTGAGACGATGCTCTCAACCGTGCGCAACCTTCTCAGCCGTGGGCTTATAACTTCCCCGTCCGCCCTCCTCTCAGATGAGGCGTGTCGAGCTGGCGCCCTCGCCCTGTCAGAGACGTGCTCTGAAGGGGACATTGTCGAGGTTCGTCACGAGATTGAGGCTGCACTAAAAGCGGTGAAGCAATGACCGTTCTGCCTGAGAAGATATCGATTGATGATGCTATTCATGCCGTCGAGGTGTGGATGCAGCTGGAGAAGATCGACCTTGGATTGCAGTGGGAGTTCACTGTTAAGCTCACAAAGACAAATCCTTGGCTTATAATCAATGTCAAACCTTCCGTCCCTTACGTGATTGGTGAGGCACCTGACCATCTGGAGTTCGTGGTCTGGGCGGAGACTGGTGCTCTTCATAGAGTGATTCTCGGAGAAGTACAAGACCCACCAATCGGATTGATCATACCCAAGGTGGCTACATGACCGCGATCGTCATCGACTGTAGGCGGTATCCAGGAGACAACTACTTCGGAAACCGTGTCGTCAGAACGGACGAGGAGGTTGAGGACCTCGGAACTTATTGGTTCGAGTCCAGAGCACTGAACATCGCCCACAGACATTCCCCTACAATACCGAGTTACCACCTCAAAGTAGAACGTCTCCCCGGCTTCTGGCCCCGTTATTCTGTCAAGGCGTATCAGAACAGGCTAGAACCCGACGACCAAGTACCACCGTCTGACTGATGCTCACAGACAATGACATACAAGAGATCCTTGATGAGATCGAGTACAAGGACTGGGCCATCGTCCTCCGCCTCGACACGACCGGTCTACCAGTTCTGCAGGTTCAGTTCACAGCTCCTGACTCTGACACTGGAGTGTGGGGAAAACAGCATGGCCGCAAGTGGCTACTGTCTCGTCATATGGTCAAGAGTGAGATCGTCTCTACAGCGCTCAAGGCAGTTCTCACTGCGATTGAGCATGAGGCCCGAGAGGATTTCAAATATCGGGGTGTCGCTGTCTACAATTCTCACACAGACGTGGACGCTCTCCTAGAGATTGCCGACCGCCAGGACGTGAGGGTCTGATGGTACTTGCACTAAATGTGGTTTGTCCTAGTTGCCGCGGCAACGACACCCGAAAGGCGACGTTGTATTGGCAATGCCTAACTTGTGGTCATGAATGGATTGCAAAGTGATGGGACTAGTTCTCACCCTAGACTTATGATCGTACCAGCTAAGCTCGATTGGCTCTTCAACCTTGTCCCACAATGGTTCAGGACACGATTTCCTCTGAAGGCGTTTTACTGGCAGAAAGAGGAGATCGAAGAGATGAAACGCCTTGGCAAAGAGATGGCCAAGACTTTCGGGTTGGAGAAATGAGAGGCTGGGGCCTCCGCATCCAGATCGGCCGCACCACTATCGAGCCCTCCCTGTCCTGGCCTCGCGATTGGCACATAACTAGCTCGATCATGAACCCTAAGCTCTTTGGCGTTGGCATTTGGCTCACAAAGGACCTATGGCATGATGCCGAGTAGATGGAGACCTGACATTGACTGGAAGTGGCTCAAGTGGACCTTTGGCTTCTGGTCGGATCCGTCAAACCGGACGCTCTTCGGCATCGACATTGGCCCTCTAGAGATAGTCTGGCGACTCCCAGGTTATAGACCATGAGCCAGCCACACGAACACGCTGCTGAGTTGCTTGCCAACCCTGACCTGTTTGAGGAGGCGTTCCAACGTGGCCGGCAGATGAGCTGGGAACTTGGACGCCCGGAAGAAGACGAAGATGAGGCACGGCGTCACTACAGAAATGCTCTAGAAGAAATGAGGGATGGTGACCTAACAGTGGAGGTCTTCTCAATATCAGAGCCTGTCCTCCGTGATTCGTTGAATTTGAATGGCGCGTACAACCCTCACTGTCCTCTTAGAGACGCGTTCAGGCTTGGTGGATTTCGCGGTTTCTTCGGCGTACTGAATGCAAGGCGGTCATGAGCCGATTCTTCGCTTATGGCGTATTGGTGATTGTCGGGTTGCTTATGTGGGGCGTCTTGGCATTGCCTATAATCTATGGAGTCTGGTATGTAGACCTGGTTGTTCTAGGAGTACCACTTGCATGGGTAATTCACTGGGCGATAAGGAAAGTGGTGAGCAATGAGCACCACGACCGATCGGTGGCGAACCAAAAAGATAATTGAGCAGGAGCTAGAGCTTGCTAAGCTGGGCCGTAAACGCACCCTGACTTGCAACAAGGTGCTTTACAACGATAGAATCAAACGTCTTGAACGAGAGCTTAAAGAAGTGACCGACTAATGCTGCGCTACACTTGCCAAGCCTGTCAGCGAGGAATGCATGACCTCTGCGCGGGCAAGCAGCTCCCACCTCCTGGAATGCTTGGTGGATCCGAATGTGACTGCGACGGCAATTGCTCTGCCCGCAAGGGCGAATCGAAGACTGAAGCGACCTTTGACCATTTGAATGAGAACACATGAGACTACTTGAGTGGATCGACTCACTTCCACCTTACAAGCACGACGCGGCCTTGATCGTGCTCAAGATGGGGATTATCCTCGCCTTCTCTGGCGTTGCCTTTCTCCTCAATGTGATCGCTAGGTTTGTCGGCTTCCCCTGGGCTTACCTATTCTATGGCATGTCTCTCGTTGTGATTGGAGCCACGCTTGGCCTAATCGGATACATTCTCTGGAATGAACTTAGGAATGCCAGATCCAAGGACTGGATATGAGTGACGAATCCTGGAAGATCCGTGAGAAAGCGGAAAAGGGACGTTTCGTCCTACTTTGTTGCAAGACCAGACGTGGTCGAGATAGAAGAACGACCTTCGAGTTCTACTTCCAGAAGCCCGACGACGGAAACGGCCCATTGTCCACCACGAGTGTCACTTATGCCATGCAGTTCCCCGACCGACTTGCAGCCTCTGACTACATTCGCAACCACCTGATTGCTCGAGATTGGGAACCCGTCCGCCGATGACTGACCTAATCTTTGAGCCTGGCACCCTTACTGATGCTCTGAACCGTGCTATAGAGATTGGCATCGTCGAAGGTGATGACGTGATGGATCTAGAATCAATCATTGAGCTCATTGCAGAGCGCTTTGGGTTCAACCGTGATGAGTTGCTGGGGACTATTAATCAGACGGCTGAGAGCTCTGACGAGGCGTTTAGTGTATCTCTTGACCAGATTGGCATTCCACCGAGTAGCTCTGCCGGACTCACACTGAGGAAAGTGGTTGTCTCTATATTAGTGGCAACCAACACTAAGCTCTTCCTTGCTGCCATGCTTCTGATGAAGGACAAACTGGATGAGCAGTCGTGACCGGCGTCACCGACAAGCATGGAGAGATTCACGAATGCCGCACGTGTGGGTATAAGACTAATCTTCCCCTCCCTGACCACTGTCCCGGCTGCAAGTTTATGGGCCGCTGGAAGCTTTTCCGAAAAGGATCTTAATGACTTGGGATCCTGATCGTGAGGTTGCTGACCTCCGTTCTATGCTTCTACAGAGGTACGGCTCTGATTTCAACTCGTCAGACGATGAACTGAGAGCTGTTCTGGAAAAGGCTAAAGCAAGAGTAGAGCGCTCTGGCCGCCGCTGGAGCAGGAAGGTTTTGGCAGCAGAAGACCTGAAAAGAGCACACGATGGTCCGTAGACTATGAATCTAGAAGATGCCCTCGAACAGATCATTGAGATGGGCCTCCGCTCTGTCGTCAAAGACTTCAAGGAGGGCTCCGACAAGCTTGAGGGGTCCATTGATGGCTTCAACGCCTGTCGTGGTCTCACAGCTATGGGCCTACGAGAACTACTGGCTGCTGAACATGACGCAACTAAGGAAGCGAAAGAATCAGATGGCTACTGGAAGCAGCGCTACCGTGAGATCCAGGTCGAATGGGTCTGCAATGTAGCCTCTGCCATCCTCCACAATGAGGGCTTCCCTGTCATCATACCGCCTACAGCTCGTGGTATGATTGCAGCAGCCAAGGTCATAGGGATACAAAGTTCATGAACGTAATCACCCCAGAACAGCAAGGCCAGGTGGCGCGTGAGTCCGTGTTTCTAGCCGGCGGAATCACCGACTGCCCTGACTGGCAAGCTGATGTCATTGCTGCACTCAAGGACGAAGATGATGACCTAACCATCGCGAACCCACGACGCGATCACTTCGATGTCAGAGATCCTAGCATGTCAGTTGAGCAGATTGAATGGGAGTTCAGGTGGCTCCATCGTTGTGACGTGATATCTTTCTGGTTCCCGAAGGAGACGTTGTGCCCGATCACTCTATACGAGCTTGGCATGTGGCAAAATTCAGGCAAGCTAATTCTCATTGGCGTCCATCCTGATTATAAACGTCGAGTCGACGTTGAGATCCAGACCCGTCTTGTGATGCCATCCCGGACCATTGTATATGATTTGATGGAGCTAGCCTCAATGCTTCGTCCTTACACAAAGACTGCTTTGCTTAGTGGCTGACAAGACCCCCAAACTCTACATCTTCCGAGTCCAAGGTAGCCAGAAGGGCAAGGTTAACCTACCTTCTAATGAAGTACCCGGTATCATCACCATCCCTTGGTTAACCCTTGGTGTTTGTGATACGGGTCCAATACGGGCCAAACGGGCAGTTCGTTCTGCTGCAACCGCGATGGGACTCTATAAGCACAACCGCACCCTGACCTTTACCCCACTAAAGTCCTTGTAATGGAGACCGATAGTACTCTTACAAGGAAAGGTCACTGGAACCCTGATCAACGAGCCTCCTCCGGCTCATCCGGTCCCCTCACCTCACTCCTCCAAAGCAAGAAACAGAGCCCCTGAAAGATGGGGCTCTTTTCGTGATGGATTCTGCACTTCGCACACGTTACCTGTGGCTCCTCTCCGAAGCGATGGCATCTGACAACACAATAGAGATGATGAGCAAGGGGCCAGAAATGTGGCGACGCGTGAAGTACTGGTGGCAGACTGGAGCTTGGAAGCCCCTCGGGTATACAGGACAATGACGCTCAACTTCCAGCTTGGAAGAGGTGGTCTCTCGAATTGGATCGAGGGGAAGATACTTGATCACATTCTGGCTGAGAAACAGGATGAGCATGACAAGAAACTGCCGCCTCCAAAGCCTGATCCAACGCATTTGCTGGAGGCTATAAGAGATGCGGATGAGGCTCTCCAGGCTGTAGAGACAGAGATTGGCAACTATCGGAGTGGCTATGCTCGATATCGCCGAGGCCTGGAAGAATATCTACATTCGTCATGAATATGCCTAAGATAAAATTCCTTGAGGACAGCGAACTAAACGACGCTCAGTTGATTACTAAGCTGCGTGTTGAGACTTTGGGACTGCATTTTGTTGGACCCATGATAGTAGTTGGTGGTAGAGAGGACCAACCACTGGTTTGCTCAATCAAGAACTCATATTCTCTGAAGAGTTCTGATTGGATTTTGACTGAAGATGGTTCGCTCATTCCAGCGAGATGGGGCGAGCGAGACACATACCTACCTTACAATGCACGAAAGGAAGATAACGATGACCCTTGAGGAGATGGAAAAGGTACGTGAGATGGTTGCAGTGGGCCTCCGCTCCGCTGGCTTTGAGAATGTTACCGTGATCGATTTCGAGCCAGGTGAACCGTTGCCAATTGGTGCCTCAAAAGATGACGACGATTTTGTCATCACTGTTGACGTAGCCTAGGTACAGGAATCTATACCATGAAGTAATTCCTTTGTGGAGGGATTACTAGCATGAGATTCCCCTTCTGGTCAACAAAGAAGCCTAAGCGGAAGCTTAGGAATGCTGCTTATCCGGTGCATGGGCGAACCCTTGGCTATCTAGATACTGCACGTGAACCTTATACCTGGTTCATCTGCAACAATGGCCACACTGAGATGGGAAATCCGTGGGAACTTCCTAATCGAGACTGTTCACGCTGTGCTCTAGGAGAAGCTGTTGATACCACAGAGGGGTGGAAACAACTTGATTTCACTGGTTGGGAGGTGGCGGATACGTTGCGGGCGCACCGAGCAACCTTGAATGCCGTAGACACAGTGGACCCAACTGCAAGAGCTAGGCTGTACGCGAGGACTCAGGAACCATGAGCCTTTGCTTCGTAGATCCAATCGAGGCTCTCCTAGTAATCTCGGCTTCGCTTACCCGAGAGGGACGAAGCCAGCTGTACCATGAGGCCCTTACCACCTGGGTCGACACGATCCCCGACGAGTCCTTGGAGGCTTACTATGGGAATGCCATTCAGGAGCTTGACGAACATGACCTAGCCATGCTAGCATCCTGGCATGGCGCGTACCACGCTGGCCCCGCTGTACCAAACGTTGAGTTTCTCGCGGGCGCCTTCCCTGCTCTAGGTGATAACCGCCGTGCTGCTGTAAAGATAGTCGTTGGTTTCTTTGCTGATGACCTTCCAGAAGCTGAGACTGAGGCAGGCCTGAAGGAAACTGTAGTGGAGCTTTCGAAGGACTCAATGATCGTACTTCTAAAAGAGGCTGTTGATATCTACATCTGGGATCGCCTTGGAACAGAGAACTAAACCGGCGTCTTCCATCCACACTTTGCTTGATCGTTGGATGGGTCTAATGAACGCCTGGCCTGTCGATGGTTGGGACGGGGCTGCAGAGGCTATTGCTCGACACACGAAGAAGGTAATTGCCGCTGAGAAAGAGATGGACGATGTTGACATAGACTGGCGTGATCGGAAACTCGTTCATAGACCTCGCTCGTCTGACCCTCGACTTCCTGAAAGACTTGAGAACGGCTGTCGCTTACTCCATTCTTTGATCCTCTTGGTTTGGCCCTCCATTCGCGGTTGGCAGGTACAAGTGTCGCACTACGACTTCTCTGGTGGCTTCGTTGTCGAGGTAAAGAGCCCTCGTGAGATTGTCAGGAACGACCCAAAACAAATGATTTTCTCAACTGACCGTGTCCTGAGTGGCTCAACCACGGATGTCGCTTCTATCAAGAACGACCTTCATGAGCTACTTGAGGATGCAACAGTTGACAAGACCTAAGTCCTGGTACCACCCAGCTCCAAAGCGAAAGGACCCTTGTCCTTCATGCGGTGGTTGGGGTAGCGAATGGAGACGCCGACGAGATGGGATGCTGGATCTTCGGTACCAGTTTCCCATTGGACCCTGCCCTGACTGTGAAGGAACTGGAGAGAAACGTGACTGATCTAAACTTCCTTGCCCTACAGATTCATCAGACAGCAAAGGAAAAGGGGTTTTGGGATGAGATCCTTCTAGATCCTGAGTCGGGACTACTTCGCGTACCGCCTCCTACGCCAAAAGAGGTTGGTGCCTTTATCAGCGAGAAACTGTGCCTGATCCACTCTGAGGTCAGCGAGGCCTTGGAGGATCATCGCCGCGACCAACATGACCATATGGCTGAGGAGCTGGCCGATGTTCTCATCCGCGTGCTTGATTTGTCAGCCTTCATGAATTATAACATTGCTGCAGCCGTATCTGATAAGATGGAGAAGAACCAACAACGGGAGCGCATGCATGGCAAGTCCCGATGAAACCACGATTAAAGATTTATCTGACCAGCTTGAGCAGTTTTGCAAGGAACGACAATGGGACCGATTCCACACTCCACAAAACCTAGCTGTGTCGGTGGCAGTAGAGGCTGGTGAGTTGCTAGAGCATTTCCAATGGCCTGACCCTGAGGCAACTAGTGAGCACGTCGCCGAGCATTTTACTGGAATAAAGGAAGAGGTTGCCGATGTAGGGATCTACTTGTTCGAGCTAGCCCGAGTTCTAGGCATTGACCTGGGGCAAGTAATGAGCGACAAGATAGAGCAGAACCGCACACGTTACCCGTTGGATGCTAGGAACACCAAGGATGGATTGCCTATCCATGAGAGGTAGGACTAATATGGCCGACGAGCAAAGAGATGAGATGTTGATGAGAATGGACGCCGAACTCGGAGGAGCGACTGGCACCATCAGAACTGCGATCACTCATGGGATCCAGGAACTGACTCTGGACACGGAGTCTATAGAGTCACACATGAGGGATGGCTCAACGATGTTCCATATGACTGTTGCCAAGCAAGATGCTCCAGCTCATGGCGCCCATATAGCTGTCATTGATCATGACGCATGGCGTCTCGAGGTTGAGATAGTTGATCGAAAACTCATTGGTGCCCACAACGAGGACATCCAATTGCTCCTCAAGCCCAAGGTTATCGACGGCTGGAAAGGTGCAATCAAGGGACGTTGGGTCATCGGTTACGGCGAGTACGAACGAGATGTTGAGAAGCCGGGCGACTATAACGATCCTCACGCCGCTGCTCTTGGTGGAAGAGCACCAACAAAGGCTCGCTGGGAGCCACCTCGGGAGTAACCCTGTTGTAGCATGCGCTATTCGATGTCGGGAACTACGGGCCTTCGCGAAGACCACCTTCCAGAGGTTGAGGCTAGACTGGAATCTCTTGATAATCCGACAGAGATTACTACTGGAGGAGCAGAAGGCGTAGACACTTTCTGCATGGTTCGGCTCCTTAATCTGTTCCCCTCGAAGAAACGAGGAGGCAAGGTTCATCACCGACTAGTTGTCCCTGCGGCACCGCACGACCACAGCTGGGAACGGATCCAGCAATTCATGGATGAGATCATCCACATGCCGAACGGACGCCACCCTTACCGCGAACGGAACCACCTGCTAGTATATCACGGCGATGTCCTAGAGGCGTTCCCTCTCAAACCCGAGAACCAATCCCCTCGCTCAGGAACTTGGATGACGATCAGGCTTGGCCGAAAGAAGCCCATGGACCAAGTGAACGTGACCATTCTTGAGTAATGATGTACGATGGCCCAAAGCTTTATAAATGGCTCGTTGATACTTATGGCGAGACCCATCCTGGCGTTCAGCGCAAATGGCTTGGTATAGAGGATGCAGGCGTTCAACATACAATTTATGAGTGGCGGACAGGGAGGAATGCTACTCAAGCTACAGTAGATCGCCTAGTAAAACTTCTGGACCTTGATCCTGAGTTTGTACGGTGCTTTAGATTGTCGTACCAAGGAAAACGTAAGCTAAGGCAGAAGAGGCGTGGCATCACTAAGATGGTTTGCGAAGACTGTGGACGCGAACCTGAGATCGGTGAGATGTATCTGTTTGGGACTCATGACACAACCAGGCGTAAATCATACGGAGTCTTATGCCGAACATGCATTCCTCCTGAGGACTTTGCCAAGTACTACGAGAAGTACGTGCAGGCAGGGGCTTGAAGGACTGGTTTGCTGGCAGTAATAAAGACTATGACTTCGATTCGACAGAAGGCCGAAGAGGCGTACACGCTATCAATTGCCAAGGAAAATGAGGAGCGTGTACGCAATGAAGAGCAACGTGAGGAACGCGTAAGGATTTCCAGTATTGAGGTTCGTGCACTTGTTGAGCGCCTTCTGCATGTTCGTCTTACACCGGACAAGTTGGTCTGCGAGAAAGTGGAGACGATAGAAGGAAAGAATAACTGGGCGTGGACTTTTGAGGTTGAGGGTATACCACTGATCGCTCGTTTCACAAGAGACAGGACGGGAGAAGGAGATTCTTTTTGGACTCTCCACCAGAGACTATCTGATGATGATTTTCGGGGTCTCGGATCCTCAGTGCGGACTCTTGCTGACCTAGGTGCCCTTCTGAAAGTACCAGAAGGGACTCATGTCATCGACTGACCCTGATAGAGAGGCACGAACCGAGCTTTATCGGGCAACTCAATCAGCCAAGGTCTCGAAGGAGTCGCTCCTCCAACTGCTCAAGCGCAAAGACCTCCCGGAGGATATTCGCGCAGAGGCGACCCAACTCAGACAACTAGTCCAGATTGTATCTGAGCGTGGCACCGTTCTGAGTATGAAGTTTGAGGGGCGAGATGTTTCATTTGATGATCTAGCAGAGGAACTACGTCTCAAGTTCCCTTCGGAGGATTCTGGCCTTGGGCAGTGATGTCCAGCGTTCTTCTCTGACCCCGATCGATGGTGTCACTCTCAACACATCGTCAGACCAAGCTCTCTTGGATCTTTGGAGGAATGATGATCCGGTATGCCGTTGGTGCGGCGTACCTGTCCATGCTGAGTCCTTCCAGTACGTTGGGTACAATGGCGGCGTACTCAGTACCCCTATTCCTTCATCACACCCGCGCTACCCGGAGTGCTGTGAGGCGCCCGGCCCTCAACCTCACATCTACTGCGGTTGTGGCAATGCTTGTCTTGCGCGTGACCTGTCTCTAGGTCTTGCGCACCTAAAGAACCTTGGCGTAATAGAGTCCGATGACGGATACGCCGGCACAGACTGAGCAGGAGCGTGTCTACTCCATTGACGAGTTGCAACATTATGTTGTTGCAGCCTGTCTGGTAGACTCCGACCTACTCGAACAGGTAGTCGTCAAGTACTCGACACGACTTAGGGGTGAGCTAGCGTCCCTATTCTCAGCTGCTTCGGCGTACTACAATGTCGCTCGTGGCTGCCTTACCCGACAGGCGCTAGCCTCGATCCTCCAGCAGAATGAGCCAGATGTATCGAAGCATGATCGTTATCTGTCCCTGTTCGACTCCCTAACCCAACCGCCTTACTCGACTCCTGACGAAGCAGAACGTCGTTGGTTCCTTCACCAATTTGATCTAGCTTGGCAACAGGCTTGGACTGGGCAGGTTCTAGCTAGGGCTGCCGAGTCGATGCGTGACGGATTCAGCAACAATGGCAAGAACATGACTGGAGCTGAGGCAGCGTGGACTGTAATTGCTCAGGCACGACTTGAGTTCGATCAGCTGACTTCGGGTGGGACTCTTCATGATGCGGAGATCACTGGTTCCACAGACCAGGCTCTCCTTGATTATATGACTGCCAAACAGGCTGAGTACAGGGGTGTCCCTCTGTCAATGCCTGATGCCATGGCCGTCCTGAGTGGAATCCGCGCCGGCGAGCTATACTTGGTCACAGCATACGCACATGAGGGCAAGAGCTTCTTGATGCTTAACGATGGTTACGAAGCTTGGCGGAAAGGCCACAATGTGGCAGTTGCTACTGGTGAGATGGATTATACTGACTATCGCAACCGGATGGTGGCTCTGCACTCCTGTGACCCTAAGTTTCCTCATCCGTTGGAGACGACCAAAATAGACTCTGGAGAACTAGACGAGGACGATGAAAAGCTGTACAAAGAGGTACTTCGTGATATAGCTACAAACCCTGAGTACGGGAAGTTCTTCGTGTTCAAGTTTCCACGACGAGCAACCCCTGACATGATATTCAACAAATTTGCCGCCTACGACCAGATAGTACCCCTTGACTTTGGGATCATTGATTATCTGGGTCTCATGGGATCGACACGACCACGTGTCAACCGTCGAGAAGAACTTGACGACTTGTTGCGTGACGTCAAGGGGCATGCCATGGACTTTGGGGATGGTCGAGGATTGTCCGTTGAGGCGGGTTATCAGGTCAACCGAACGTCCTACCACGAGGCCTTGAGGGAGGGCTTCTATACTCTCGCATGCTTTGCTGAGTCATCTGAGGCTGAGAAGTCTGCTGACAAGGCCATCTGGCTACTACGCGTGCCTCAGAACCCTGATGAGATCAAGATGGGTGTTCTAAAGAATAGGAATGGAGAACTTGGAGAGCATTTCTATGCGAGGGAGAACTTTAGACACGGACAGATAGCTTCTCTGAAACGGTCGGTCGCTGATCCACAGACTACACAGACCGCTTCTGCAGCACTACTGGATATGTGAGAATATTATGGAGTCATCAACTGGAGAGCTTGCAGATCTAGAGAGGGATCGCCTCAAGGGAATCATTTCCCTTGTGTTCGAAGGTGATTCTCACTATGATCCTGCTTGTACCTGCAAAGAATGTCAGGGGATACGCAAGGATCTATCCCCTGAGGACCGGGACTTTGTGGACCACATCGCCCGCACGGTAGGAAATCCTAATGCCTGAGAATGATGAGAAAGAGGGCGTCGTTGGCCTTGCCAACAGACAGCTGACTAACCCATCTGATATTCCTGAGCTTGCAGCTAAGTACCCATTGGGTTGTTTCTTCGCCTTCGTGACTGACGAAGATGCCCACTCACCTCTCATGTTGCCCGTGTACGACGAACTGGTAACGGAGTTCGAGGATCAGATACCACTGTTCGTAGTGCAGGTGGCTTTGGATGCAACTGACCAACACAGCATGCCACGGAACCGATTCTTGGTGTATTCAGTTCCGACGCTGGTTTGGTACAACGTCAAAGTAGACCCTGGGAAGACATACTCCTCTGACAGTAAGCCACCTGAATTTGTCTACCTGAGGACCATCGGAACAGTACTCCTTGGCAAGCTCATCAAAGAGGTCAACGACAAGATAGACGAGATCCTTGGCGAGTAAATACGAAGTTGTAGAACAAATTGTTCGGGAAAAGATCCGGACCTACAAGGACTGGCCTAAAGAGGGAATCAACTTTATAGATGCGTCCCTGGTATACGCTGATGCTGGCGCTCTCCAAGCTGCTTGTCGCCTCTTGGAATGGACTGGAGTAGAGGCCTTTCGAGATTCTGATGTTGACGCGAAGTACCTTCTGGTACCGGAGGCCCGAGGTTTGCTCCTCGGCTCCGCCATAGCCCTTGGTGGTGATATGGGCCTCGTCCTTGTACGGAAGCCAGGCAAGGTCCCCGGACCTATTTATGATGTCAAGTATGAGCTGGAGTACGGAGAAGATGGCCTAGAGATCCCTCAAGAAGCCATCCCACCAGGTTCCTCTGTTCTTATCCATGATGATCTGCTAGCTACAGGTGGAACTGCTGCCGCTACAGCCCGGCTAGCCACTGCAGCTGGTGCCAAAGTCGAGGGTTTCATCTTCCTAATGGAGTTGAGCTTTCTCAATGGCCGGCAGGTTCTCGAACATGAGTTCGATGTACCCGTTGGCTCGGCTCTCACGTTCTCTGAGTAGGAACTCCTGCTAAAAGTTGTATTCTCGTTGAGCGCGATGCCTGCTGTCGAGGATCAATTTAGGCATGGGCGTCCCTCCCCAAATGACACCCGAGCTACGGGCGAAGATCTCGGAGTCGAAGAAACGTACGGCAAGGGAGAGACGCGAACGAGAGCTCAGTGATGATGGAGCTCCCGACGTCCTCCGAAAGAAGTGCAACGGTCCTTGCGACCGCTGGCTTCCTGTGGCTGGGAACTTCGTGCTGAAAAAGCACTGTTTAGCTGATGGGGAAATAAAGTATTACCCCTCTTCCAAGTGTAAGGACTGCGAAAGAGACCGGCGCAGAGCTTGGCAAGAGGGAATGACTCCAGAACAATGGGAGCGGAAAAGAGAGAAGTATAGGATCAATGAAAAGTTGCGTGAGGGTTATGATGACTCAATCGCTTCACGTCTGAAAGAGAAACTCCCTGCCGGTCCTCTGATCGCTTACGTTGATGAGCTTATCCGAGCACACGGCTCTTCTGCAACTGGGACTGCCCTGCAGATTGATGAGTCACGCATCCGCCGCATCGCGGGTGGGATCACTGAGGACGGACGACAGTTGAAACACGTGACGCTGACTTTGCTGGACAAAATCGCTATCAACTCAGGCCGTCCTGAGTTGATCCATGAGTTGTACGGATCTACTGTCGCTAAGTCAGTGTCGAATAAAGGGAAGAAATATCTGAGTGGGTGAGATTTCAACCCTGCTGTTGATAAGGCGCTGGTCTGTTACGTATCATAGTTGTGAGGAACCCAACTCTTCTAACATCTGCGTTACTTGGCGCCTCTCCTCTTTACGCGCTGCTCCCCTCGACTGTGTCGAGCTCACTGAAAAATCAGGGTAGCGTAACAGTTGCAGATGCCTCGCTGAAAGGTGACGCCGCTCTTGACGTTGGGATTACCCCTGGACTGGCCACTGCTGCTTTTGATGGTGACAGCGATTATATTGATACCGCTTGGAGCACGCGAACCAATCTTGTTACGAATCCCACAGCTGCCAATGACACGACTGGTTGGACGGGGAGTGGTCTAGAATCCGGACCAACGAAAGTTGCTCCAGAAGGTGTGCTCCCCGCTGAATTGGCTGGTGTGGTGACAGCGATTCAAGCATCTGGAAATGGTAACCCTGACCGCGTGATGTTCGCACTGCCTATTGGTGGTGAGGGTCTCGTTGTTGGTAGGACTTACACGGCCTCTGTGTTTGTTCGGCTTACGGCCTCAACCGGAGCGGGTGCCCGATTGGTTATTAGGAAATCAACCAATGGTGAAGTTCAGGCTGCAAGTGTGAATGCAACCACAGTTGGAGAATGGAAACGCCTGAATGTAACCTGGACGGCGGCTAACCTCGAAGCTCAGCGCTTATGCATTGAACAGACTGGAGCGACTACGGTTACCTTCCAGTTCACCGGGGTGATGTTCGAGAGAGCCTCGACCCTCGGAACTTATTTCCCTAATCCAAGTCAGCTAGCTTCTGGAGAGTCAGGTTGGTCTGGCGCCTCTAATGCTTCTAATTCTGATACTGGACCATGTGCCCGAGGCACAACTCGAACGTTCTGCGGCGTAGCTCAGGCTTCTACTCTTACCCCATTTGAAATCAGGTCCATCTTCTCTGGAGCGACTGCTACGAGAGAAAGTCTGTTCTTCGCCATAGATGAATTCGAAGGGTTGCAGTTTACACCTGATGAATACACGACTGTGGCGACTTGGGAACTTGGTGGCGCCTTGTCCACAGACCCCTTCTTTTATGCTTTGGTCTGGACAGTTGGGTCAAAAATAAGATTGTATACAATGTCTCAGGCTTTAGGATGGAAAGACTGGGGATCACAGAACATTGCTGCTGTCTTGCCTGAACCGACCCCTCTATTCATCAGCCACTGGAGTTGGGCCTCCTTCTTGGGCAGTATACTACCGTTTGCGGTGTATCCAGCAGCCCTGGCAGAAGCGCTTCTGAGGGAATTTGCGGACTTGATGTTGTGGCCTCTAGATGACTTAGGTGCCGATGCGGCATCACACCTAATGCTTGCTGATTATACGTCTTTGACTGCTGCTGAGGTTGCCTCCAAGCTATCTTCTAGACGGGATTACATCGGTAGGATTAGGGCTTCCAAGTTTGCTAGCCTTCGGTCTTTTGAGGAAGAGCATAGTGACAGACAGTCGGTAAATGAAGTGTTTGATGACTTCGAAGCTAACAGGGGAACCAAGGTAGGAGTTTAGAGACTAAAGTTCTTTGTGGTGCTGTCGATAATGTACTTGAGAACGGAGACCAAGGAAGTTCCTCAAGACTGAACTTCCCACCGTAGAGACGATCCAAGTCAAAGTTCTCCCGGCATTAAGCGTCGAGAGGTCCCACGCTTCGGCGTATCGAGACTTCCTGCATCGTGCCGGATGGGCCAGTGCCCTCCGTCCATGGGATTACCTGTGAGTCGCATTGGAGCTGGCCCAACATGCCAGTTACGCTGGATTGCAGCGAACCGGAGAGAATGCCGGGCGCTCCACTGTCACGCCGAGGGCCAACCTCACCAGGCGGTTAGACAGATGGTGACGACGGAACTCTGAGGGGAACTGACCGGGGTTCGAGTCCCTGGACTGGCACTTCACGAGGTTCCCCAATTGGCTGCGGGGATGAAATGGACGGCCACCCACTAACATCATTTTAGTCCAGCCTCAATTCTTCCCTAGACGGAAGAGGTTGCCAGAGGACAGCCTGGCCCCTGCTTAGTAATGAGTGGTGTTATAATAGGCCCACCACATCCTCTATTTTTCAAATTAAACTGACCTGGAGTTTCAGGTACGGATACTTACAGCATGAAACACTTGTATTGTCATAAGACGGAATCGGCCTCCAAGCCAAATTGGGCGAGGATTAGTCGAGTCCTGTCCTTTGATCAGGAGCCAGGACAAATGACGAGTTAGGGAGCCCTTCCCAACGTAGCTGGACCGGGCTCCCAAAGAAGGGAGCCTTTTTATTGGCTCGGTACAAGCCGGATTAGCTCACGTTGGTAGAGCAGCGCTCTTGTAAAGCGAAGGCCGCGGGTTCGATTCCTGTATCCGGCTCCTAAAAACTACATGGGTCCAGGTTGGGCGTCCAACCGTAGGCTAACCGGTCTGTTCATGATGTGACCGGGAGCGGGTTCGAATCCCGCTGGCCCTCTTCACATATGCTCTCGTAACTCAGCTGGTAGAGTAGCGGACTCTTAATCCGACGGTCCCAGGTTCGAACCCTGGCGGGAGCACTTCCCACTCAAGTTACCTGAAGTGGGGCCGATAGAATAGTAACAACTGAATAGCCCGAATGGCGGAACTGGTAGACGCGCCGGACTCAAAACCCGGTGTCCCCGAAAGGGGCGTGTAGGTTCGACTCCTACTTTGGGCACTACTGGCCTCCCGGAGCCAGACATATTCAATCCGGGGATGGAAGGGTACCAACCTCTCTTCATCAGCGGTAACCATACCGTGCTAGCCGGTCGTAGGGATCGGTGATGTTGACTCTCTGTAGAGGCGGCGACCAGGGAGAGGGCCTTCCACTCAAAACTTCGCCATGGGTCTGGGGAGCGTCCCAGAGGTAACAGTAGCCCGAACGAACTACTCCCATGTGCACTTGGCCAACCAGGTGGCCTCCCGTGGCTCGGCTCATGCTGAACGATGAGCGATACGCTGCCCAGCGAAAGTCCTAGACCCTGGAATCTTCGCCTGTCTAGCCCAATCGGTAGAGGCACCGGACTTAAAATCCGGGCAGTCCTGGTTCGATCCCAGGGACAGGCATACCGAACGACACAACTGTGCTGGAAACGGTTCGGTGAGGAGGTCAATGCACATTGGCTTCCCAAGATCTCATCGTAAGCTCATGTAGAGCAGCCCGGGAACGGAGAAGGTGCGGGTTAGAACCGCAGCGATGATCCCTTGCCTCTGTGGTGGAATTAGGCAGACACGCTAGGCTTAGGCCCTAGTGCGCCGAAAGGCGTGTACAGGTTCGATTCCTGTCGGAGGCACTGTACCAGGGCGCTTGCCACGGCCCATAGTAGTCCCCGGAGGCCTCTCAACCCGTTTAAGGGTCGACCAGGTAGTACGGGAATAACGCTAGAGGGTGGCGACAAGACCGTGCGGGAAGGGATTCCCACAGCGGAGAATAAGACTGGCTGGTGCGGACTATCCATCCGCAGCCAGAAGGCGGCGTCCACCACTTCGATCCGCCGGTAGTCGACTCGGGCGAAAGTATGCATGGTGACATGCAGCAACCCGTGAAAGCCGCAGGTAACCACATGAGACCTGAAAAGCGACATGTCAGTGGGGCGTTGTGGCGTCCACGACTGATCCTGCTGCTCGGTAAGCAGGTTAAACCACGGGCCAACTTCGCAAGAAGGCCGATCTACGCCGGTCAGCATTGCCCAGGGAGCTAGATTCTGCTGGGCTGTGGAGATACCACTCAAAAACACATACCTTCCTGATGAAGGGCATATCGAGCTGGCTATGGTCAGGCTAGGCCAGCACGTGTCGGGCCGGTGGTTACTCCACTGCTCGGAGGTAGATAGGGTGCTGATCCGCACCGGAGGCCACTACCCGACACAACTTGCCCGTCTAGCTCAATTGGGAGAGCAACGGTTTTACAAGCCGTAGGTTCGGGGTTCGAGTCCCTGGATGGGTACTAGTGATCAGTGAGATGATACAGTAGTACACTGGGATCGCTTTGATTGCGAGGGGTAATAAGGCTAGCATGGTCGGACATCCGGATACTGCCCTCCTTAGCCCCGACCACTTGATTAACCACAAGCCACGTGGAGCAAGCTCCTCGTGTCCTGGTTTGTGCGGTCGCGACAATCGGACCGGGTGGTTCCCAGTTACCGGATCTGGGAGAGCAAAACCGGCGTTCTCGGCGTGTAGTGTAGCCTGGTAACACCCATGGTTTGGGACCATGTAATCGTAGGTTCGAATCCTACCACGCCGACTGTACATGCAGCACGTATTGGTTAGAGGGCCTGGCGTCAGCTTTGCTGGCGAGGTGAGTCTCACCAGGGACGGGAAGGGGTAACCCGTAAACATGGGGGCGAAATTGGCTTCGACATGGTCAATGGAGACCCATCAGTGCAGCGGTATGAGCAGACCTAAAGGCTCAAGCCTATACAAGGCGATGCATACGTTGCGGACGGGCTGGCAGAGGCTGAGGCCTTCGCCAACTCGGGCGCACTCGCAGTAGCCTAACAGCTGCTGCGCCGTCTCCTCACACGGGGCAACAGAAGTGGGGAACCGATTGAGGTACATGTACGTCTGCCCCCGGACGTAATAACGGGGTGGTGCACCTGTGCGTAGTAAGCCAGGGCAGAGAGGGTAGTCACCGTAGCCCTCCTGGTTCTGATCCCACGATGACAAGCTGCTAGAACTCTGATGGCAATCCGGTCCGTGCACGTGGGTTCGACTCCCACCGCCTCCACTCTGGCCCTGATCCTCCCTAGATTGGGCCAGTTCTTAACGGTGGACCCTTCGCGTGGTCGCGGTAAGGGATAAGTTCATTTCATCAAACAGACCCGACCATAAGGGCGTCCACTGAAAACTTGTGGGATGTAAGCAGGTTGGAACCTGTAGCCTGGCTGTAAACCAGGTCCTTCGGGGAGTGGTTCGAGTCCATCATCCCACACTGCGTCGGATACGCGTTTGAGAATCGTACTCGGTACCCGTGAAATCCGCGTACAAGCGGGGTGGTGGGATATTAACTCATCTCCGAGCGTGGACGATCTTGATCGTAGTGTATTGCCTACCTAGAAACGGACAATACTGACGCAAACATTTGCCTTCATGGTGGAATTGGTAGACACCCTGGTCTGAGGGACCAGTGCTCGAAAGAGCGTACAGGTTCGACTCCTGTTGAAGGCACTCTGGGCGGCTCCAGTGAACGGCCACAGGTTGGCACTGCTGGTGATGCGTTCATGCAGCTAGGACAGAGGTACTGACTCGTTTGCCAGCGGCTCCAATGGCCTCCTCCGTGCCCAGAACATTGCACACTAGCACAACGGCAGTGCAGCTCCCTGTTAAGGAGACGGTTCCAGGTTCGAATCCTGGGTGTGCAGCTTTAGGGACTGGCGGATTCTAGATACGCCCTCCTTGAAATCCTGGGGAACAGCCTCGACTGTTGCCGGTTCGAGCCCGGCCACGCCGGCCAAGGTGATCGCCTACACGGCGTGTAGCTCAATGGTAGAGCGGGGGCCTAGTACCTAGGATAGCTCTTCTTATCAGTGCAGATAGTAAGTCTGCCCCGGCGAACGGATGCTCCTAGGGAACCCTTACCCCTAGGCTGATGAGGTAGATCCTGCGTCTCAAGTAGGAACCAAGGGATATCCCACGGAGCCCGAACGGACGCAGGTGCACGGATGGATGGCAGAGAGGCCGAATGCAGCGGGTTGCTAACTCGCCGATCCTTTGTTGGATCCGTAGGTTCGAATCCTACTCCATCCGCTTGGCCAAAGCCCTAACTGCCTTAGCGGGCGACACGTTGCAACGTGGTACGGGCGTGGGAAGCGGTGTTCGTTGGTAGCATACCCGCCTTGCATAAGGCAATGGGTGGCTCGGGTTCGATTCCCGACTCCCACAAACTTCACGGAAGGTCCAGAGCAGGTTGGTCTGCTCTCCGGTCTTGAAAACCGGTCACCGGCGATCGCCGGTGGGGGTTCGACTCCTCGGCCTTCCGCCTCAACGACTTCGGAGGTCGTGGGTTCGAATCCCACTAGCAGCCAACGTAGCTGCTGTAGCTCAGCTGGCTAGAGCGCCGAAACTCCGGAGATGCAGGTTCAAGTCCTGTCGATGCTTCGGCATCGTAGTTTAATTGGTAAAACACCGGTTAATGGGGGAGTAGCTCAATCGGAAGAGCACCTGCCTTGCAAGCAGGAGGTTGACGGTTCGATCCCGTCCTTCTCCACTAAGCTTCTTGTGACGGAGGTCGATAAAGAAGCATGTTCACACTAATTCTCAAAACTGAGTCCGGAAAGACGATTATCAACGTCAAAGGCGTCCCGGCTAAGGCAGCTGCTGCTGTAGCCGATGCAGTCGGGCTGGACATCGTTGCGGATAAGATCCGTGATGGTAGTCATAAATAAGCCCTGAGACCACGACGTGAGTGCTGCCCTAGGCTAATGCTCACGGTCAAAAGTGCCCCGCTGGGTAGCTACCTCGAGGAGTCCAGTGGCAGAGCCCCAAATATGGCTGACTCAGGCAAGCTCGTCCATTGTGACGGTGCAGAAAATGTCATTAGAGTGGGCCTCGCGGTTTCATCTTGCTTCTCTAGCTCCAACGGTAGAGCGGATCCCTGAAAAGGATCGCGGTCCAGGTTCGAATCCTGGGAGAAGCATTTGCTGGATGTGGTCTCGGCTTAATCCTGCGAGAAAAGCCCTGGTGGCTACTGTAGAGTAGTGAGATCTAGCAGGTGTCCAGCAAAAAAGACGGAATCCCCGGGTGAAGGTGGCTATATTCCAGCTATCACGTGGCCTTCACCCGAATTTGGTGCCTGAGCACGGCAGGTGTGTGCATCCCTCTGATAAGGGGAAGGTCCTTGGTTCGATCCCAAGAGGCACCACTGGACAGCGACAACTGGCTGCCCCATGATCAGGGTGGACTGGGCTGAAGTGACCGCCGAATCAGGCGAAATGTGGGCGACTGTACCACGATGTCACCAAGCTAGCTGTCCTTCAACTTGGCCCCTTCGTCTAGTCAGGCCTAGGACAGGCGGTTCTCAGCCGTCAAGCGTGGGTTCAAATCCCGCAGGGGCTACTGGGGCGTTGCCCTGGAGTGGCAGTTGGTGAAACCCAGCCGGAGTACAAAAACACGCTTTCGGGCGCACGATGCGGAAACGGCGGATCAAAGGTGAATCTGGCGGTCAGGCCCGGGCTATCCTGTTTGACGCAAAGAACCCGAACCGGTGTGATCCACCTTAGTATGCTAACTGCGTGTCCTGGTAGGTTAATCCAACGTCCCTTCATTGCTCTCTAGTCTAACGGTAGGACGCATGGTTCTGGACCATGAAGGTCGGGGTTCGAATCCCTGGGGAGCAGCTCGTCTGTAGTGTAAAGCGGCCGGTGCGGAAAGCCTTACCCGCTCTACGGGCACTGTGGTCTGCAGACCACTCGCCAAAGCACACCACCTGCGATTGGATGGCTCCTTTCGCACTGAATGGTGGAGGAGCAGATCAGTTACATCAGAACCTGACTTGATATCACCCACTAGGGTGCGCTGTCAAGAACCCGTAATCTGCCAGACGAACTTACCTCCGTAACTCAGCAGGACAGAGTGCCGGTCTACGAAACCGGATGTCGCTGGTTCGAATCCAGCCGGAGGTGCTGCCCAGGACCCGAGCTAAAGCGGAGTGTTGCGGAGGGTCACCAAGTAGCTGCACCGCACCCCGGATAAGGGAGTGCAGTGAAAGGGGTTAGGGTAGGAGCCGGGACTTTACGGCAGGCACTCCGCGTCGTGGTCCCGGCCCCGTATTAAGCCTCTGTAACTCAGTGGACAGAGTGTGACCTTCCGAAGGTCATGGTCGGTGGTTCGAATCCACCCAGAGGCTCTGGAGAGTAGGGACCTGGATTGAGGCTGTCGTGGCTGAGCTGGGATGCCCACACGGCTGCTCTCCACCTGCCTCCGTAGCTCAGTCTGGATAGAGCGGTGGGTTTCTACCCCACTGGCCGCGGGTTCAAATCCTGCCGGAGGCTCTAAAAGATCCTGAACGAGATCTTCTACTGTGGGACTCATATCGGTATTACTCTAACGGGCTGGATCAAGCAGCTTACTGGGTCCCTCTCCTCCCCGACTCAGTGAGTTCTTCCTCGACCCTGGGCACCGTTGGAGAAACCGAAGGATCCAGTAGAGGTCTCCAAACTTCATGCACCGGTAGCACAATGGATAGTGCAGGTGGCTTCCAACCATCAGATGAGGGTTCAATTCCCTTTCGGTGCTCCTAGCCCGATGCCGACCGGACGACGGATCGGGCGAAGAGTCAATTCAGGTCGTTGTTCCCTTGTAACATGTCAACTCGACGTGGGAGAAACGCAGTCCGGGCGTTAGAGGGAAGGACGGAACTAAGGTAGGAGTTCCTGAGTTGCCCTACCATCCTGTTGCACAGGTCTGCTGTTTCCCATGGGGTTCATGTTCAGCAGATCTCTGGCCGGCGATAGCCCCGTTCGACCGGCCATCCATGCGGCGGTAGCTCAGCTGGACAGAGCGCCACGTTGCCAACGTGGAGGTCGAGGGATCGTAGCCCTCTCGCCGCTCTCGTCGGGTGATCACAGGTGGCCTTAATTTGTGAAGCCTGCAGAGCCCGACGTCCATGGTGTCTGTGGCAGACAGGTAATGCTCATGGTTGTGGACCATGCTCATGTGGGTTCGAATCCCATCAGACACCCCTCAAATTTACGCCGCGGTGTAGGGAAGTCAGGCCATCCCGCTGGGCTCATAACCCTGAGATCGTCGGTTCGAATCCGACCACCGCTATTCATGCGCCTATAGTCCAGGAGCCAACGAGGGATCTGTCACTAATGCATTGGTGCCAGGGGAACTGAGAACTGGACCTTTGGCCAGAGAAGGGAGATAGCTACCTGACTCTGAGTCCATTGAGCGGAAGTTTGGGTGTCTTTCTAGGCGCACCCCTTGCGCATGTAGCTCAGTGGTAAACGGAGTACTAAAACTGCTCCAAAGAGCGCTGGTTTTTCACACCAGTGGTCGGGGGTTCGATTCCCTCCATGCGCACCTTGGGCGTAGTCGCCCTGGTCCACGAGATACGAGAAGAGGGTATTGGCCATCGCCAGGAGGGTTGGGTGGAAGTGTGGATATCACCCATAACAGACTTTGGAGAGTCGTCTAACGGTAGGACGGGTGTTTTTGGGGCACCTTATCGGGGTTCGAATCCCTGCTCTCCAGTTGGCGTCACCGCTTGGCCTTTGCTCAGTCTGCCAGTGGCCTTTGACGAGCTAGCCTTGGTGGCGCCGCTCGGGGCATAGTGTAGGATGTACCAGCCGGTCTCCAAAACCGTGTTGCGAAGGTTCGAATCCTTCATGCCTCGCTGTCACCAGTGTTGATGCGCGACTGAGTTGCATCTGCCCCGTGCGCCCAGGGGTTCGCCAGATGCCGGAGGCCGTTCCGCGACCCACTGGTGACAACCTTCCTCCGAACAAAGGATAGACATGCGTCGTCTAGCATTCCTTGTGCTTCTCGCATCCTTGATTCTCCTTGCGGCCCCTGTCGCAGCTGGAACTGTTGTAACTAGTTCACAGCCAGTGACGGTGGTGAGAGTTGTGGATGGTGACACAGTACAGGTCACCGCAGGCATCAAACCCTTCTACGTAAGAATCATCGGAATTGACACTCCTGAGGAGTTTAGGCCTGGTGTCCCGATTGAGTGCGGGGCGATCAAAGCTGCTGAATCTCTACGCGAACTGGCCCCTCATGGTTCCACGGTCCGCATACAAAAGGATCCGACGCAAGACAGTGTTGACCGATATGGGCGCGTCCTTGGGTACCTCTTGAAGGGCCGTAGTACGGACCTCGGACGAACACAGATCAACCGAGGATGGGCTAGGATTTATGTCTACAACCGAAAACCTTTCATGAAGCTTCCTGGTTACGAAGCAGCTTCTGCATCAGCCAAGGAGCACAACCGAGGAGTCTACAAACTCTGCAACGGAGACTTTCACTCGGGCTGAGTATTGAGTACTACTTTCATGCGGCATTAGCATAGCAGGTCTAATGCGCCGGACTGTCTATCCGGAGACCGTGGGTTCGAATCCCACATGCCGCGCTACATGCTGGTCTTGGAGGTCAGGGCGATATCCCTGATGGTGGGCTCGGTTCCTGCTGCCGGCGATTCTATCAACGCGGACCGGTACATGAGAGGTAGAGAGGAACATACCGGAGTGCCATCTCCTACCCGCTACGATACTTTGCTGTAAGTACCTGGGGTGAATCTTTCTCCACCTTTGGGAAAGCAGGGTTCGGAGGCGACGAGCGCGACCGGACAGATGTAGGGGCTCTGGTAAAGACAAAGCCAGAGAGTGCACCGAACTACATCAGGAGTCCGAGGGTAAATTAGGCAACCGAGCCTGTACCCCTCGGGCGATCCTCCTTCTCTTGCACATCAGGCGTTCCGATCGGTGCTGAGCTGATAGCTCCTGATGTGGGACCCAGGCACTGCGGCAGCACGAGTGGCCTGGGCACTTACCCTCGTAGCTCAGTCGGACAGAGCGCTCGCCTCCTAAGCGGGACGTCGGTGGTTCGAATCCACCCGAGGGTGCTTTGTCTTGCCAGGGTGTGAAGCCATGTGTGATCCCGACCCTGGGGCTCGCTGAGTCTGGTGGCTGGGCGTCAGCGTTTTATCGAGGGGAACCCGTTGATGGTAGGCGGTCACCCTCGCTTCTAGTAATGGGGAGACCAGTGGACTGGTAACTGCTGAGCGCTCAGTAGGGCCGGGTTCGATCCCCGTTGTCTCCACTGAATCTTGGAGGAAACCATGGCTTGCAAGTGTGGGTCAAACAAAACCAGCGTCTTTCGACATCCTAGGGCGTGTCCTGCTAGGAAGCAGGAAGAAAAGGATGTCAAACGTCTTCTAGGACCTGAGGGTCTAAAATTGATGAGAGCTTCTGCACCATTTAACTAAGGGACTGTGTATCCGGTTGATGCAGCGTGTCTTATACGCATGCGACTCAGGTTCAACTCCTGACAGTCCCACCACGTGAAGGGAGAAGGTGATGAAATACAAACGCATGGGTTGTATCCGAATATCAACCCTGCAGCGTTAGCTCAACCTGGTAGAGCGTTGGACTTTTAATCCGAAAGATGCGGGTTCGATTCCCGTGCGCTGCATTGACTGCATCCGCTTTGCGACTAGCAGATCCATCAGGGTTGTATAGTGATGGAAGGAGCTAGTAGGCGACTTGAGCGCCGAGGATGCAGTCACTAGTGGATCCCACTAAAGTACTTGTGACCCTCTGTCGATAGTGGTTGTGTAAGCAACTACTACCCAGGAGGGTAACAATGAAGGTCCGAGTATACACCAACGACCTCGAGCTGGAGCGTCTCAAGCAGGCCTCCGTCGAGGGCGACGAGAACCGCGTCGCCAAGATCAAGAACCGGATCGCTCGTGCGAAGGCGCCGAAGCTG